TCGTGGTGGTTGCCGGCAAGAAAAGCAGCGAGGATAAGAAGCGCAACCCACTAACCGCTCAAGAGCGGATCTCGTACATGACAGGATCTGGGCTGGCTGATGGTATCAAGTTCATGACGGCCACGTCTGCCTTCGACGCGTTCGAGCAGGTGAACGATCAGTACGACATCGGCGCGGTGGCAGCTGGATCTGATCGCGCTGACGCGTACATGAAGATGCTCAAAAGTGAGTTTGGGCTTGAACCCGTACCGATCAAGATCGGGCGCGAGACCTCGAAGGAGGCGATCGACAAGGACGCCCAGATCGCTGACATCCTGAAGTACCTTGACGAGGACCTACCGATCTCGATGGTTTCAGGCTCACTTGCTCGACGAGCCGCCATGTCTGGCGACCTCAGAAAGTTCTCAATCATCACCGGGCTGACGCGTAAGGAAGACCTCGCAAGGAAGCTCATGGACAAGCTACGACGCGCAATGGGAGGCACCAATGAGCCTGAGTAAGTTCTTTGAAAGCTCCCTGCCAAAGGTCACGAGCAACATCCAGACAACTATCTCCAACGCCGTTGGGGATAAGGTTTCTGGCGCCATCAAGAACTTCTCGTTGGCCGATGCCAAGACCATGATCAACGAGAGCTACAACAAGATCAAGGAGAGCTTCAGCCCAAACCCGTTCTCGAAGATCACGGGTGCCGCAGAGACCTTTGCAAAGCAGGGCGCCGATGCGCTCGCTGGTAAGGTTGGCAAGGCTGACTTCAGCCTCGTGGCAGCTGGTGAAAAGGTCAAGCTCGGTGGCGACATCGCCGCCAAGTCGAGCCCGGTGTCAGCTGGTGAAATCAACCAGGCCACCGGTGGAACTGAAACCGTCAGCAACACGTACCACATGGTCAAGCTGACCTCAACGTACGAGCTTGATGAGGTCAAGGAGGTCCCGTTCGTGGTGATGCCAGAGGTCACCGAGGTTCGATCGGTTGAATACGAACCTCTCGCACCGCCACAGCTGCCTGGTGAATTTCAAAAGTACAAGGGCACTAAGAGCACGCAGTGGACCATCACGGCACAGCTCACAGCTCGCACGCGTGAAGAGGCCGCTCGGAACTTCTCGTACATGAACGCCCTGCGCGGCTGGACCATGCCGTTCTTCGGTGAGAAACAGCTGAACACGACCAATGGTCGCCTTGGCGCGCCTCCACCTGTGCTGCTGTTCTCTGGCTGGCGTGGTGTCGTTGGCCAGGTGCCCGTGGTGATCACGAACCTGAGCTGGACCTGGCCAAGAGATGTGGACTGGCTGCCAACTGGGATCTTTGACGAGCTCAACCGCCAAGAGGTGCCGTTCCCATCGGTCATGACGGTGACGATCAACATCGTTGAGTCCTTCTCTGCCGAGAACTTCAACAACTTCGATCTGATCGAGTTCAAGGCCGGCCGAATGATCGGGGCGTTCTCATCGAGCGCACGAGAGCTCATGGGGCCACCACAGATCTCTGAACCAGTTGGGGGCTTGCAAGGCATCGCGAACGGCGTCCCAGTTCCTGGGGGCTCTGGCGGTCTGAACGCGGTGACCTCGGCAATCAGCAACGCCGAGGCTAAGGCGAACTCGCTCAGCACGTCAAGCTTTTCGCTTAGCAGCGCGACGGATGTTGCGTCCTTCAAGAGCCAGCTTGGTGAGGCTAAGACGCAGGCCACGAACTCACTCGGATCGCTGACCAGCGGTGGACTGCCAAGGCTTGGCGGAGGAGGCTAAATGGAAAAGAGCTCAGTGCTCGTCAAGAACTCGCGGTACGTTTCAGGCGGCACCAGTGAGGTGAATGCCCGAGCGATTGAATGGTGGGAACGCACGGTCTTGACACCAGATGCCAGCGACATCATCTACGTCGTAGAACGGCGGTGGGAAGGGCGCATTGATTTGATCGCGAACGCGCTGCTCGGAGACAGTCGACTCTGGTGGCTGATTGCACAGTACAACGCGGTGCTGGATCCAGTGAACGAGATTCGAGAAGGTCGCGTTCTGCGTGTTCCACTGAAAGACCGTGCGCAAGCCTTCTTGAATGGGCGCATTGGAGGCGTCGACAGCCTTCGTGAAGTGCCAACAAACAACATCACCCCTATCGTATGAAGCTCAAGAACAGGTTGGACCAGTTCAGGTCGCACTCCGTGCATTACGTGGTCATCGCGGCCAGGTCGACTGAGGATGTGCGTGCTTTCACTGATGGTTCAGCTGACGCCCAAACCAGAACCCTTCAGGCCATCGAGGCCGCTAAGCAGCTTGGTGATGAGATCGTGCTCCCTGGCAAGTCGAGCTCAAACGTCGCGTTCTTGATGCTTGACACACGCCGGTTTTCGCAGTTCACGATCGACAACTTCAGCCTGGAGACCGTGATCGATGGTTTCAGGGTCCCAGGCAGCACGTCGCCGCACGTCACTGGCACGAACATGACGTTCACGGTGACAGACAACGTTGGGATCTCGTTTGCCAATTTCTTGCAGTACTTGATGGACCAGAAGCTGCAGGTTTCGTACGACGGCATGACCTTGTTGGTGAGGTTGTTGTTCATCGGGCACCTGAGCGACGGCAGCAGTCAAGTGGTTCAGAGTGTCACGGTGCCAGCGATCTTCAACAAGATCGAGCTTGAGCTCACTGACACCAAGGGCGTGTACAACTGCACGCTTTTCCCGCTGATTGGGATGAGCTCAACGCGAAACATGAATGCCCGATGGACCAGCATTGGAAACGCGGTCACGTACTTCACTGGCAAGGGCGCCAACACCCTTGGGGCCATGGTCGCATCATTCGAGAAAAGCCTGAACAAGGAATCACTGAAGCGGTACGCGCAGTTGAACGCGCAGACACAGCAGCCCGGCAAGGGTGCCAAACAGGGTACTCGATACGGCCGCCCAGTGCAATACATGATCACCATCCCAAAGACCTGGGAAACGTATCGATTCTCTGGCCCCGCACAGGGCTCGGCCGTTGAGATCAACTTTGCGGAGCTGCTCAAGGAAGAAGAGGCCCGCCGGCAGAACCAAGCGAACCAGAGCCAGCAGAAGAACGCGCCAAACGCTTCAGCCCCTGCCAGAGACACTTATCTTTCAGTCGATCCCGATTGGACCATCACTGATGTGTTAGACAAGATGTTCGCGCAGACTGGAGAGGTATCAAAGCTTGCGAACTTCTCAACGGTCTCAGCCAACACGCCTTCCATCAAGTTCTACAAGCAGCTGGTCAGTGTGACCAGCGACAACGAGGCCTTCACGGTGCACGTTGACGTGGTGGAGTTCGAGATTCCGAACGTTGAGCTGGCAACGAAAACCACGACGGTGTCGCAGCAAGATGAGTTCATGTACCAGGTTGTGCAGGAACCAGGACGGGCGCCACGCAAGGAGCCTCGGAACTTCATCGAGCTGGATTACATCTTCTCCGGCAAGAACATGGACGTGCTGTCGCTTGACCTGAAGATCGAGAACCTGAACATCATGCTGATGCAGGGCGTCAAGATCGGATCTGGTGAGCTTGAAGACGCCACCATCCGTGGGCAAGATCAGCCGAACGGTGAAGGAGTTGGCGCGGACCGTCGCACCGTTCAGGGCATGCGTCAAAAGGATCCGTTGCTGATGCCTCAGATGACGGCACTGCAACGAAACAACTTCTCAGACATTGGGACGCGTGCAAGGGACGAGTCGAACTTGACACCACAGGAGGTGAACCAGCAGTACGTTCGGAACCTGTCGGCGTTCTACAACGCCGGACCTGTGACGGCCAAGCTCGTGCTGCGTGGCAACCCTGACATCATGGCTGGTGTCACGCTGCAGGACATCCAGCAGCACGTGACCGCGGTTACGGTCACGGCCGCTACAGGTGAGATTAGCAGCACAAACACCTCCGTCAAGGCCAAGTACCGTGCTGATCTTGAGAAGAGCTTGCTTGGTCCTGGCATCACTCGCGCAAGCTCTGGCGCCTTCAGGGTCTCAAACCCGCTAAGTGGCCCGAGCCCCATGACCAGCCCAGTGTTTGTCAAGGTCAATGTGTTCGGCCCGAACGTGAACTTCGTCACGAACGCCCCGATCGCAGGACAGGACTTTGCACAGCAGCTGTTCTACCAGAACTTCTACTTCTTGCAGAAGCTGACCAGCAAGATCGAAGGCTCGAAGTTCACGCAGGAACTTGATCTGTTGTCGTACAGCGTGTATGGGTACACAGGTTGGACAGCCCAGGGCCCACAAGCCAACGTTCGTCCACAGGAGGCAAAATGAGCTTGATGGAAGGCATTGTTGTTGACAACAACGACCCTCAACAAGCTGGTCGCGTCAAGATCTGGGTACCATCACTTGATGGTGACCTGTACGACATCGAGCTGCTGCAGTGGTCGGTCTGTGTCACGCCATTTGCTGGGCAAACAAGGGACTACCCAGCTGGACCAAATGGAGCTAAGACCTCCGGACTCATGTCATACGGTTTTTGGGCGGTGCCAAAGATTGGCTCACTGGTGATCGTTGGATTCTTGCACGGCGATCCAAACCGCAGGATGTACCTTGGGTCGTACTTTCGTGATCAAGGCAATCGGTCGCTTGGAACCGGGCGCATGCGCAAGGACCTGGCGCCGACCCCGTTGTCTGACACCTTTGAGCCAGTTGAACCAGCCAGCACAAACCTCAAGGAACAGTTCAAAGGCAACCTAGAGGCCAGTGAAGCGCAGACACGTGGTGTGTACGAGCGCATGGTGGCTCAGGACAAAACCGACAAGGATGGCACAGAGGGGTATCAGCAGAGCCTGAGCACACCAACTGATGAACAAGGCAATCCGGTACTCGACCCCCAAACGTACCTGTTGTCGACTCCTGGCCGACACACGCTGATCTTCCAGGACAACCCAACAACCGGCCGCATCAGGTTGAAGACCGCGGCCGGTCATCAGATCATCCTTGACGACGCAAATGAACGCATCTACGTCAGCACGGCCAAGGGCAAGACCTGGCTTGAACTGGATCAAGACGGGCGTGTGCACCTGTTTGGAACCGACAGCATCAGCATCACAACTGGCGCGGACTTCAACATCACAGCCGTTGGGAACCTGAATTTCGATGTTGGCGGCGACGTGAACATCCAAGCTGGCGGCGCGATGCGTCTTGCAGGATGCAAGCTTACCAGCTTGTCAGGTGATGGGCTGAACCTTGAATCCGGCGCGAACTTGAATCTTAAGGCCGCAGCCCAGATCCTACAGACAGGCAGCCAGATTCACCTAAACGGTCCTGGCGCCGCGGCTGCCGAGTGCCCCGTGAAGCCCAGCACCGTTCCTGAACATGAACCATGGACTCGTGCCGCCACCAAGGGCAGCCGTGGTCCGAACTGGAAGGCGTAACCATGGCAACAAGACTTCCAACCTACCGTGGCTTCAGCACCGCGAACTTCCTTCGTACTGGATCGTTCTTGAACACGAACGTGGACACGGTCAAGCAGGACCTGCTGAACCACATCTACACCGTGCCAGGAGAACGCGTTCATATGCCAGACTTCGGCACACGCATTCCACTTCTGGCGTTTGAGCCGATGGACGAGACCACGGTGACGATCATTCGGGAGGACCTGCAGAAGGTCTTCGCGTACGATCCACGTGTGCAGCTCATTGACATGGCGATCACCCCTATTCCTGACAACAACTTCATCGCGGTCTTTGTTGACCTGCTGTACGTGGAGTTCAACATCAAGGAAACACTGAAGCTCGAGTTCGGAGTTGGTTCGTGAAGCTGAGAGAACTGCTTATGGAAGAGAAAATCCTCAAGACGCCGGACGGCGAGCTATGGTACGGCTGGCGCAAGGACCTGGAGGAAGAAGAGGAAGAGGGGTACATCCCTGACGGGTACAGCAAGCGTGTGCTCGAGCTGAGTCTCCTCAAGGTCAAGAAACCTGGGCAGGGCTTTGGTGATGAGCTCATGAAGGCATTCCTTGACACGCCGGAAGCCAAGAAAGCTGAGCTGATCTTTCTTGACCCAAACCCAGGCATTGGGGTGAACTTCAAGAGCAAGCAGAGTGAGGAAGAACAGGTCGCTCGGCTGGTCAAGTTCTACCAACGGTACGGTTTTCGTCACAATCCTAGGTCGGCCACAAAGCGCATGTGGTTGGTCAGAAAGGGTTCAATCCCGGATCACGAGCTCCCAACGTGATCAAGTAAGAAGGCGTAGTGTCCAGCGCCAAAGATCCGAAACCACCCGTTCGCTTCCATGTTCTGAACCTCTGTAAGCTCAGGATCGAATTTCTCCAAAAGATTAGGCAACTTGTGTTTTTGGCAGGCAAGGCGATTGACACGCTTCATCTCTTTTGGGTGCACGTAAAAGTAGTCTACTGGTGTGAGATGTGTTTCAACAAATCCATTGGTGCTGTACACATTACCAATTCCAAGTCGGGCGTCTGCATATGTGATGATAGAGCCAACTGGCCTTCTCTTGAGAAGCTTGCTGAAGGCGCCCACAACGGCCATATCTCGCCGTGAGCAGAACCTGATAAGTTCCCAATCAGCGTGTTTAGAAAATCGCGGGCGCCCAAAGGTCATCAGTGCCAGTAATTTGTCTCCGTCATACAGACCGATTCGGATTGAAGCGCGGTCCGGGCCTTGGAGATGGTTCGCCAACAGAAATGATGATGCCTCTTTAGGAGGCACGTCCCCGACAGTAAGTTTTCTGGCGTAAACGCGTTGGCACAGTCCAAGATTTGATCTAATGATACTATGCACCAGTTCATGGTTCTGCACGTACTCATCCTCAAAAATCTGGATGAGCTTTATCCCAGCCTCCCGAGCCGCTAGATGCTTCTTTTGGTGGTACTGATTGTCTCCCAATCTCTTGGTGCTGTGCCAATAGATTCCATGGAACTCTACTGCCAGCCGGTGTTCTGGGAAATAGAAGTCTAGCTCATACCCCTGCAGCACTTTTCTGTTCCGCGTTTCGTACTTCACGCCAAGACCGTCAAGAAACGCTGAGATTTGAAGCTCAGGCCGAGACTGGCGGGCAGGTCTGCATTTCCTACAACCAAGCCAAATGCTAGATAGGGTTGTCGAGAAAACCCTATCATGCTCCACACAGCGCCACTTTAGAACGTCAGCCTTTTGCGCATCAAGTGCCGCATCACAGGCTTCAAATCCTGATTGCTTGGCCCTCTTCAGCAGGAGCTTTCTGGTGGTGATCGCTCTTCGTTGCTGAACTCCTGGAATCTTTGATGGGTGATCAACCCCATATTTTGTTAGCAGATGCTTTTGCCGAACTTTGGAGCTCAACGGGTGTTCCCCAAACCTCTCCAAGACAGTATTCCTGACTTTCGTTTTGACAGCTTCAACTTGGCTTACGTTAACAACACCGTACCGAGAAGCCACAGTGTTTTTGACACGGTCTTTGATCTCGCTAGATTTTCCCTTGCACCTCAGAGAGCACCAGCCGGCCTTATAGCCGATAGCGAACGACAAAAAGGTTTTCAGGGCGGCACCGCACTCTTTGCACCTCTCAGGATAATCATACAGGTCGTGGTAGTACCAGTACAGCAGTTCATCGTTTGGAAGTGCTGGCCTGCTCTCCTGCATCACCTGAAGCCACTTCGGGCTCATGAACGTCCAGCTCGTGATCTGATCGTCTCGCACAAGCAGCGCCATGATCTGCTCTTTCGAAGGCGATTCGAAAAACAGCCTGTCACTCTTACGGTACTGACCTCTAGATGAGGTTAAAACACCTAGGGCTCTGAGCTTGCGGATGGTGTTCAACTTCAGCCCAGACAAGCTCACGAGTTCTGACAGCCCACCCTCCAGTGGATCATCTTGCTGACTAAATACCTGAACTTCAGGTCTCGGGTTCATATGGCTTTCCGGAACACAAACAGCGCAGAATCGTGGGATAAGATCTACGAGGCATTCACTCAAGTGAACTTTACCTCGTTTGACTTTGACACGATCAAGGCTTCGCTGGTCGATTACCTACGTATTTACTACTCTGAGATATTTAACGATCTCATCCAATCATCAGAGTTGATTGCGTTGCTTGAGATGTTCGCGTACGTCGCCGAGCAGCTCGCGTACCGCGTGGACATGGTGTCGCATGAGAACTTCATCACGACCGCTCAGCGCAAGCAGAGCATCCTGCGGCTGGCGAAGCTGATCTCGTACAAGGCCACGCGGAACATCCCAGTTCGCGGGCTGGTAAAGATCACAAGTATCAGCACGACTGAGCAGATCATTGACAGCCGCGGTGTTGACATCTCTGGGCTTGTCATCAACTGGAATGATCCAAACAACCCGAACTGGAAAGAGCAGTTCCTGCTGATCATGAACCGCGTCCTGAGCACGCAGTTCGGTCAGCCGCAGAAGTCCTTCCAGGTCGGTGACGTGCTGATGGACCTGTACTCCGTGAACGCGGCAGAGGGTTCGTTCACGAACGGGGTGTTCCCATACACGGCCACCACCGGTCTCGATAGCTTCCCAATGGAGATCGTGCCGGCTGACATCGACGAGAACGGCCCGTTCGAGCGTGAGCCTGATCTGTCAGCGGCCATGTCGATCGTGTACTCCAACGACGGCATTGGTGATGGCTCAGACTACACTGGGTTCTTGGCGTACACCAAGCAAGGCACCCTAGCCCGTATCGACTACAACATCAGCGAACGGCTGCCGAACCGCCGACTGGAGTTCCTGCCAGACAACGTGAATCACACCGACGTTTGGGTGCAGAAGCTTGCAGGTGACGGCACAATCAGTGAGCGTTGGAAGCAAGTTGAGACCATCAGCGAGCAGAATCTGATCTTCAACGAGGACCGCAGCACGCGAAAGAAGTACGAGGTCGACACCCTTGAGAACGACCAGATCGCGGTGGTGTTCGGGGATGGTGACTTCGCTGAGGCCCCAGTCGGCCTGTACCGGTTCTGGATGCGGCAGTCCGCGAACCAGGCGATCGTGATCGCCAAGAACAAGGTCGTGAACGCACCGCTGACGTTCACGTACATCTCGAGCACCGGCAACACCGAGACGTGCTCGATGACCTTCAGCCTGACGACCACGCTGCAGAACGGCGCGGCGTCCGAGACCATTGAGCACGTTCGACAGGCAGCCCCTGCCACGTACTACGCCCAGAACCGCATGGTGAACGGGCAGGACTACAACACGTACATGCTCAAGGATCCTTCGATCCTTCGGTTGAAGACCGTGAACCGCACCTTTGCAGGGCAGCCAAAGTACATTGACTGGAATGACGCGTCAGGGTCATACGAGAACGTCAAGCTCTTCGGTGATGACCTGGCGATGCGGTACGACCTGTCACTGAACTCACTGAGCACCTCGCTGTCTGGTCAGGCACTGATCGACCGCGTGATTGAGCCGCTGCTCTCAGACAGCGGTGTGGTCACAGCCATGGTGCACGTGTCGGCAACGCACCCACCAACCAAGGACGTGGTGTCGTCTCCTCGTCGCACGTTCATTGAGGACAACCGAGCGAACCTGTTCAACAGCACGAACGGCACCGCGGTCTCACTGATCTCTGGCTCGACACCAGATGGCTCGCTCAAGGAAAAGACTGCCATGCAGGCGCTCATCGACCGGCACTGGTACGGTGAGCCCATCGAGTTCGTGGAAGCTCCAGGCAACCAGGTCTGGGCGCGCATTCCAGACCCAAGCCTGTTCCCGAAGGATGACTCGCGGATCTACGCGGCAAACGTACCTCGCACGATCGACGGCGTGAACCGCTTCCCACCAGGCGACATTGGTTCGGGACTGCAGCCCATCGCCGAGCAGGATTACTTCGCGCTGCGGTACAACCGCACGATGGCCGGCATCGGGAACGGCTCGATCACGTTCAGCTTGCCGTCAGCATATAAGCGCGCTGGCGAGGTCTGGACCATTGAGGTCGCCGCGAACGGCACAACGCTGTACGTGCGCTCAAACCTACGTGGCACGTTCCCGAGTGGCACGGTTGGGGAGCCATACGAGATCACACCGCCAGATCAGGTGTCGCCGGCGCCGTTCTTCACGGTGACGCAGGGCAGCACGCCGTTCGAGCCAGGTGACGCGTTCATCATCCAGACAGGTGTGGCTCCGGGGTTGACGCTGACGCAGCGCACGAACGCATCAGGCTCTGGTTGGACGTACTTCAACAGCGCCGGTGTCATCAACCTGAACGGCTGGTGGCAGATTCTTGGCACCCCTGAGCTTGGTGCCGAGTACGCCAACGGACCAGTCAGCACCGCGCCGTACTACCACGACCAAGCGTTCGCCATGAACGGCCCGCTCAAGAACTCGTGGCTGATCTTGGTTCGCAAGATCAAGCCGGCGGGGGTGGTCATTGGGTACGAGGTCTACTACCGCGACCTGAAGCTGACGGTGGAGTCACCAACTACCAAGTTTTGGTTCAACGAGGTTGATCAGATCCTTGACAACGAGACCAAGAAAAGGGTGTACGACAACATCAAGATCCTGCGCTCGAACAACGACTACACAGGTGTGCAGCTCAAGAGCACGCAGCTCTATGATGTGGTCGGCCCAATCAAGAACGAGCTCGGGGAGATTGACTTCAACCAGCTGCAGGTGGTGCCAACTGACCTGCTGCAGGAGGACGAGAGCGGCAACCTTGAACCAGATCGTCTGCTGCAGTTCGTGACGTTTGCCGGGTTTGATGAGCTTGACAGCTTCGAGTACTTCCGTCTTGACAACCCAAGTGCTGCCCTGACACCTGGTGAGCTCTCGGCAGCGGTAGCGGCCTTTGGAACACTGAACGATGACAGCGCCTTTGCCGTCCAGGCTGGCGGCATCTGGTACGGCCGCAAGCAGGTTGCCAAAAACCAATCAGACCCTGAAGCCAAGGGCCTGGACTTCATGTGGCAGCACTTTGCGCCTTACACCAACATCATCGATCCTTCGGTGACGAACATCCATGATGCGTACGTGATCACACAAGGGTACTATGATTCGGTGGTCGCGTACCTACGCGGGCTGTCCAGCACCGCACCGACCCCGCCAACGCCGCTCGACCTGCGGAACTCTTACTCGTACCTGCTCAAGAACAAGATGCTCAGCGACACTGTGGTGCTGCATCCAGGTCGCATGCGCTTGCTCTTCGGTTCACTGGCTGAACCTCAGCTTCGCGCAAAGTTCAAGGTTGTGCGTGCTCCTCAAGGCACCCTAACCAATGAGCGCGTCAAGGAAGAGCTGTTGAACGTGATCAACACGTACTTCGACATCCGGAACTGGGACTTCGGTGAGACGTTCTACGCCACCGAGCTGATCGCCTTGATGCACCAACGCCTGCCAACTGAGATTGCCTCGGTGGTCCTGGTACCGCTGTACAGCGCGAACTCGTTCGGTGATCTGTTCACGGTCGAAAGCGGTTTCGATGAGATCCTGCAATCAGCCGCGCAGCTCAGCGACATTGAGGTCGTCGAGGCGCTTACTCCAACTACCATCCGACAGGTACGCTAATGAAGCTTCAAGAAATTACCTTAAAGAACGATTTTCCAAAGAAGGACGTCACCATTGAGAACGTCTTGGACACGCTTCCAGCGTCCCCAGGTGACATTTTCTGGAAGCTTGGGCGTGTTGAGGACTATCAAGATCGAGCCAAAAGCGCGGCGTTGCGAGGCATGCTAGACAAGCTCGTTGCTGAAAAGAAGGTGCGCGCAAAGCACCGCACCGCAGACGATCCAGTGTACTATAAGGTCTGAAGCCCGAGCTATGAAACTCAATGAACTCAAGCTTGGGCACGTTGTTGGTGACGTCATCGGGGTGGCAAAAGCCGGCAAGAAGCTTGTTGGCAAAGAAGACCCAAAGGAACAGAGCAAGCTCAAGAAGTCAATTGCACTCGGCGAAGGCCTGGGCGATCTGCACGCGAAGTTCCAAGGTTGGCTCGACCAAAACAAGCTCCCAGGTGACGAGCTCCAGCGGCTGTTGAAGGACCTAGAGGTTGAGGCTAAGAGCCGCGGATCGCTTCACACCATGATCGATGACCTGATGAGCCCCCTGACCGTGAAGCAGCTCAAGACCCTGATGAAGATCGGCCCCGCTGACCTGAAGCTGGCTGCCAAGGAAGAGTACGCGCACCGGAACCAATCATGATCCTGCAAGAGATCTTCGACAGCACGTACGAGTACGAGGTCAAGCTTGATCATCGTGGTATCTACCTGGTCGAGTTCCGAGATAAGGACGGGCGGTACATTGAGGTTGAGTTCTCAAAATCCAAAGATCAAGACATCTGGCTGATTGAGTTCACCCGCGATGGTTCCGTTGTCGCGACTGGTGAAGGCGATGCGCCAAAAATCCTGAGCACCGTAGCGGCCATTACTCAAGAATTCATCGACAAGAAAACACCTGCGTTCCTGGTATTCTCGGCTTCAAAGCACGACCGAGCTCGCGCTAGCGTGTACCGTCGCATGATCATGCGCAAGGTGCTGCCGTATTACGTTGAGCTCAAGTACCCGCAGTACCGTTTCAAAGTCCCCTTTGGAGAGACCTTCGACGAGCTCTGGCGCTTGTACCGTCGGTCTGGAGGTGAGGACACGACCTTCATGGTGATTGCTCACCAGGATGAGCTTAAGGAAGCGCTCATGACCGAGGTGTTTGATGCCAAGGTCGAGTACGAGGTCACACGCCAAACCGCCAAGCACTTCCAGACCAAGGCTGAGATCGGAGGTCGAACGATTGTGTTCACCGCGCTGCTCGATGATGGACCGAACGGTGCGTACTGGGACGTGGCGTTCGAGGAGTACGATGGTCATCTTGGGACCTTCAAGGCCACCGGCAAAGGCAAGGCCTTCGAGGTCCTGTCCATGGTCAAGGCCAGCCTGACCGAGCTCAGGGACAGGTACCAGCCCGAGATCGTGTACTTCACCGCCGACTCGACCAACGGCGCCGCGCGGGCCAACATCTACCGTCGGATGGTTGGCGACGTCTTCAACGGCTACGAGCTCGAGGAGACGAAGTCGGAAGGTGATCACGTCTTCATCTTCCGCCGTCCATAGACCGGCGACACCAGGCGACACCCAGAGGCTTCAAAGCCTCTGGTCTGTTAGGTACTACAGTCACGCCTTCGAGGTGCCCGATCGTCGCCTTCCGTTACATGGGGGCACTTTTTGGCACTCTGACAGGGTCCTAAATACCACGCACTCGCGTGAGATCCTATGGCCAAAGACTACAACCTTCCTCGCCTTGACCTGATCAACCTGGTTCCTCAGGAACTCAGGAACGTTGCTTCTCGGTCCTTGCTCGACAACCTGTTCAACAGGTTCTTGACCAAAGACGAGGCGGTGCCGTTCTACGGGTTTGTTGGCCGTAAGCCGTCTGGCGTCGAGGACAAGACGCCAAAGATCCCACAGCCAACCGTCGAGCGTGACATCAACGCCCTGGTGCCAGTGTACTCGTTCAAGCTCGGCGCCGAGACGTACTCATTCACGCCGCACGACATCATCCGCAAGATGAGCGTTCTTGGTGGGTCCGACGATCAGGAGAACTGGTTGTACTCGCAGGGGAACAACTACGCCCCACCAATCGATCTCGATCGGTTCACAAATTTCTTCAACTATTACTGGGTGGCTGGTGCTCTCGAGAATCCTCCGAGCATGCCTTGGAACCCGGAGCTGCGTCCAGAGTACTACACCATCCAGCGACCGCCAATCGATGACATCGACAAGCTGAACGTTCGGGTGGCCAGCACCGCGAACATCATTCTCACCGGTTCTGGGTACTTTGACCAGACTTGGGAGGTCACGTTCACGTCGCCAACGACGTTCACGATCACCGCCACTGGCCCACTGACGGGCATCACCACCGCGGTTCAGGGCCCATTCACGCTCGGTGCCACCCCGTTGGCACCGCCGTACACCGCCATTGACCAGAACTTCACGTTCTACAACAACACCGCAATCCCTCTGGCCAGCCGCCTAACGCTGTTGACCTTCACGATTCGCCGTGAAGCCGTGTACGACGGTGTCGGTGCGTTCGTGTCGTATGAGTCCTTTGCCGCCGGCGACAAGTTCACAATCACCGCGCCGTTCATCTCATCAGTCAGCAACGTGGTCTTCGTCGGCAGCTCGGGCGTCAAGGGCAAGATCCTGAACGTGAACTCACGCGACATCTACCAGACCGTTGACGGGGTGGTCCTCAAGAACGGTGATCGAGTGCTGGTCAAGAACAACACCGCTGCAGAGAACGGGATCTACACCGTTCGTCCGGGTGCATGGGAGCGCGCACCCGACTCAGCGGTCGGCATTCAAGCCGTCGGTGACCGAGTCTTCGTCCTGCAGGGAACGGTGAACGCAAACCGCCTTTACAGCGCAACCGCGTCAGGAGCCGGTTTCACGTACAACCTCGTTGCCACGAACACGGTCTCGAACACCAACACCTGGCAAGAGCACAATTACTGGGTTCACCGTGACGAGCTCGGTTCGTACGACACGTCAAAGGTCTTCCAGGCCACTCGCCCGATCATCGAGTTCCAGGCTGGCCTGCGGCTGAACCAGTTCATCGGCACCGATGGGCGCCCATCAGACATCGGCACCTCGTACCAGCAGGTCAAGCACGAGTTCAACCAGCTGCCACTGTTCGATCTGTACCGGTACGATGGCACGCACGCAAGGGTGGCGTCTGGCCTATTCTACTACGTCGAGGATCCAACGGCTGACATTGATGTGCCGTTGCAGCGCCGTGTGGCGCGTGTGAACAACGTGTCACGTGATTTCTTGTTCGAACACGGCATGCTAGAGCAGCCCAACACCTTGCTGTTCTACAAGGACCGTGCTGGTACCTTGAAAACCGTGTGGCACCCTGGGTACTCTGCAGCGCAGTATGTTGACCAGGAGTTTGAGGGCGACGGTGACGGCACACTGACCGTTAACCTGTCTGGCGGCACCCCGTTCACCGCACAGCAGATCTGGCAGCTCGTCGCTGACGAGGATCCATCGCGATTCAAGGTCGTTGGCTCCAAGCTCAAGGTTTTGCCGGAAACCATGGAGTTCGTGTACGTTGGTGTGCCGTACTTCAACGGTCACTTCAACGCCTTGATCACCGCTGGCAGCACGCCATTTTCCCCGGGCGACACCTTCACCTTCCGTGTTGGCAACCTCGAAACCACGCGGTACGTTTACCGAGACGCCAACGATCAGATCTATGATCTGTACGGTGGTGCGCCTGCTGACGATGAAGGCATCGGCTCATGGCAGATCCCAAGGATGTTCTACAACAACATAGAAGCCAGCTCAGGGGAACCAATCTCGGAGGGCACACTGTACTCTCACTTCCGTGGGATCTTGGCGAACCAACTGAAGACCGGTGTTGAGGACAAGGCCTTTGGAGGCTCAATCAAGCTCTGGTCAGAGCAGGTGAACTTGCTCTCGTCGCTGATGATGCAGCGCGACAACACGCCACCGTCCATTGTTGACTTCGCGCAACGGCAGCATGAGAGCGCGTTGAACTCCATCGTTGACCTGTTCGTCAAGAACGCGCGGGCGTACGTGACGTCAAACGGTGCGGTGGACACCAATGCTGAGCTGGATGCCTTCGTTGACATGCTGCTCTCCATGCATGCTCAGACGGAGCAAGCTCGAAAGGTGCTGTACGACAGCACCTCACCGATCCCTGGTTTCCCAGCGACCCTGCCGCTGCTTGGTGTTCTGCCTCTGTCGGTTCCAGGTGCGGTGTTTGAGAACGAGCTGAACACCGTGCTGTTCAGGCGGCATGATGGGAGCTTGGCACCGTTTTACACGAACACAGTGCAGTTCCTGGATCAACTTGGTCCTGTTGGCAGCACGTACCCGCAGGACATGGCGATGCTGCTCAACGACGTGCTGCTCACAATTGAGCAACGGCTGTTCGACGGCATCTCCGAGCTGCACCGCACGTACTTCACCGAGGAAGAGGTCAAGAACGCCATCCAATCAAATCTTGGACCACAGCTTGAACGTGAGCTGGCATCATGGGCCATTGGCAATGGCTTTGATCCGACGGCGCCGGACTATGTTCCTTCTGACGCCCTGACGTGGAACTATCGCGACGCGATCGTGTTCGCGCCTGTTGACACCACAGAGGTCCCAGCGCGTTGGTACAACGCGCTGCAAGCACACCAGCGCACGGTGCCCGGCGTGCTGCCAACATCGCGACCTGATCTGGAGCCATGGCGCCTTGTTGGCTTCCCTGAAGATCCTGGTGCCAGCTGGGACGTGTACCGCGCGCCGGTGACGCCAGATGATCTGGCCGCGGGTGGCTTCATTGATGGCGGCACCGCAAGGCTCGTGATTGGCGGCCCCGGTTCATCGAACACTATTCGCTCTGGTCTCCCAGTGATTGATGGGCGAACGGCGGCGGCTGGTGACGTTGTCTTGTTGGCGAACGAGATGGCGCCGCAGTTCAACGGCCTGTGGGTCGTCAGCACCGGTCTTTGGGTTCGGTCGAGTGTGCCGCTGACCGCTGGCACAGTGGTGCAGATCACCGACGGTCAAGAGTACGAGGACTCATCATGGGTCTTCATGAACACGCCCGCTTCACCCGGTGTCAACCCGCTGCAGGTTGAGCTGGTCCGTCGCTGGACCGACCAGATGTGGGACGACATTCAAGCTGCTCGCCCGACGTTGAAGCTCAGCGTGAACACGCTCCGTGATCAGCTGTTGCCACCGTACGTGTCAAGCTTGTTGTCGTACAGCGTGCACGCGCTGACGAACACGATTCCATCTGGCGTTGATCAATCGTACTTCTTTGGTGAAGGTTCACCAGTTGAGACGGTCTGGTTGCGAACACTGGAGTACCGGTACTCGCTTGCACGTGCTCTGTTTAGGCAGGATCCACTGGCATTCCTCGGACATCTCTGGGGCTTCGAATGGCTCGAGGTTGATCGCGTGCTGTACGACGCGTTCGAGGTCGCGGTGCCGGCAAAGGACTCGAAGCTGCACGGCGAGAGCATCAGCTCGGTTCAGCGAACCGCGCCCATCAGCTTGACCCTTGCCACGGGACCGGCCCCGTTCACGATCACCATCACCCGTGATGCATTCACCTCATCGCGTCAGCAGGCTTGGAGCATTCGAGCACAAGACGGCATGTTCATTGAGTACGCGCTCGAAGGGGTGACATACCCCACGATCAGCGCCGCAGGGTACACGTTGACGAACCTTAGGATTGAGGACGAGGGCAAGCCGTTCCGCGTTGGTGACAAGTTCACGATCAGCGCCAACGCTGATGGCTCAGGCTCTCTCGTGACCTTCGAAGGCGCCTCATATCGTCGGTACAACGGGTTCGCACAGCTGTTCGCGCAGTCCTTGCGCGAAGCCAGCATTGACACCACGCAAGGGTACGCGATCAAGGCCTTCCGTGAATGGGACGTCAACCTCGGCTACCGAGCTGCCGGTCTGGTCAGCACCGACGACCTGCAGGTCTTCTCTGATCGTGTCGAGATCCCTGAGAACTCGTACGAGCTGCGGTTCAAGCGCTCACCATACGCCGGTGACCTTTGGCTACAGGCCTTGCGCGTCACGCCAGTGGTCATTGGTGCCAGCCTGCCTGGCAGCACTGGGGCACCAGCCGCAACAACTGATGCCTCAGACTGGGTGTTCCGAGTTGAGGGCTACAATGGTCGGTACCTCGGCATTGAGTACTACACCCTGAATACGAGTGGTCCGTTCGTGACCTTCAACGCGCTGAACGGTGCGACGACAACACGCGAGTTCAAGCAGTACACCGAGACATCGGGCATCGTGAACGCGCAGCTGCCGTTGACCATCCGTGGTCTACAGAACGTCGTTGACTTCATGTTCGGGTACACCCGCCGGCTCGAAGATCTTGGCTGGAGCTTCGAGGACCAGCTGAATCCAAACATTGACGTGGTCACTGGCCGCGTTCGGAACTGGCAGCTTGAGATTGAGAAGCTGATTGACGTCGTGTACAAGGGCATCGAGCTCGGTCAAGGCCACATCTTGAACCCATTCATCGATCGTGTCTGGGTTACGCAGCAGACTGGTCTGCTGTCGCCGTTCTATGACAGCGCGCTCTTTGACGTCTCGGCAGACCCTGGGGTCTTTGACACCTTGGGCGCGAAGATCTCCACCTCTGATCTGCTGGTCTTGCGGCAGCTGAATCGTTCGCAGATCAGCTCTGTGGTGCCAATGTTCTCAGTGCACGCCCAAGTTGACGAGTTTGAGCACCTGTTCGTGTTCAGCAAGTACATTGAGCCCAGCACCGAGAGCGGGCTGATCTACGACCCGTTCAGCGCTGCACGCATCACCTCATTGAAGTTCAACGGTCGACGTCAAGGCACGTACACCCTGCGTCCTGAGCTTGGTGGACATTACCTTGTGAATGGCAAGGTCCGCATGAACATGCAGGCCAGCACCGACAAGGTCGCACAGTACTATGACGCGGATCACGTCTTCGAGGACAACCTGAGCACGAGGCACGCGCTGGCGCTGCTTGGGTTCTCGCCAAAGGAGTACATGGACTCGCTTGACCTGACAAACCGGTCGCAGTTCAACTTCTGGCGTGGCCTGATCCAGATGAAGGGCACGAACCTGTCAGTCGACGCGTTCTTGAACAACGACCGCTTTGAGGACGCTAAGATCGATGAGTTCTGGGCGTACAAGGTCGCCGAGTACGGTGACAACCGCATGCGCATGTTCCCTGAGCTCAAGCTCACCGTGGCTGACACCGTGCAGCAGTTCACGAAGCTGCAGTTCGACCAAACCAGCGGTGAATTGACGGACTTCACTCAGATCCAGGCCGATGATGAAGCCCGTTGGTTCAGCATCGAGGACTTGAATGGTGAAACGCGCTTCCAGGCGCAGCTCGTTGGCACGTATAACAAGAGCACCACGGCTGGTGAGATCATCACCCTGCCATTCATCGCTGACGTGCTTGAGATCACTGGAGCTACGCAGCTGAACGCGAACACGTTGGTCGCCACTGGTACCAACGTATCAGTTCGTGGCTTCGGGCCGGCCACGCCAAAGTTCAACCCAATCAAGCTCCTGAACTACGTTGACAACCAGCTCGTTGAAGAGATTCCGATCTGGCACCCAGTCATTGGACAGCACACGCCAGTGGCACTGGAATCGATCAACATCATCAGCACCCGTGATCCAGCTCGGTACAACGTGTCGACACAGGTCGTCGGGAACGCGAACTTCGACCCGCTGCGGGCCTGGGGTTCCAAGGAACTCGGTCGTGTCTGGTGGGACACCACCAACCTGGAGTACGTACCGTACTACGACGAGCAGATTTTCCCCGATCTCGAGGCCCGCCTGAATCGCTGGGGGACCTTGACCGACTTCAGCACGATCGACGTTGTGGAATGGGTTGAGTCATCCGTACCGCCCGCCGAGTACGACGAGCAGGCAGCCATTGATGCAGGCAACGCGGACCTGGATCCGATGACGCGTGCCGACGGTCAGGTGTACGGTGCAAAGACCTACAGCCGTGAGCGCTCGTGGGGCATTCGTCCGATCGCTTGGAGTCGTGCTGGTAAGCCAGCTGAAGGTGCGCACATTGGAGGTGTTATCGGTTCGCGAGGTTCATTCAGCGCGGACTTCGATGCGGCCTTGCACCTGACAGAGCAAGGCCTCGCGATTCTAGATGGTCGTACATTCAGTGATATGGGCATCATTGCTGGCATGCGATTTGGCGCTTTCGAGGACAGCATTGTGGCACTCCGTGCTCGCTCAGAAAATGTGATCTCCTCGTTCACAAAGTCCATCAGGACTGGTGTTGGGGCCGGCAGTATCGGCGTTGCGCACACACCTGAGATCGGCACAGCAAGCACCCTGTCAGCTCAGGTCACCATTCAGGTCACTGAGCCAACCTTGGTCATTGGCCAGCTGCTGTTCACCCGTCGCGAAAATGAGGTCCAGATCTTTGACGCTGATGGTGTGCCAACGGGCGAATCAGACTTTCAGTCCTTCTTGAGAGTGCGCGTGCCAGGCACCGACTTCGACGAGGAGGTCCTGGTGCGTGCTGAACGTGGCAATACTGGGGCTCCGACAAGTGCAACCTTTGACGCTCAGGCCAATCAGTTGATTTTGGTCGACTTGCCGAGCTTTGGGCTGCGGCTGCGGCTGCTTGTTCAGGCTACCGCGTTGGGAGTTCGGTACGATCGTGTTGCTGAGCTGATTGTCAACACCCTGAACACCAAGATCTGGGTGTACGACGCCGCGCTGTACGAGTCAGTTTGCGACTACGAGGAAATTGGGGATGGCTACCCGGCCAGCCTCTCCGTGCTGATCAACGATTTCACACTCGTTTCACCGGCTTCTGGGCTCTTGTATGATGATGCCGATCCAGCAAAGGGCGGTCTTGGCTGGCGTGCTTGGGAGGTTCCAACTCAGGCACAGCTCAACGCTGACAGCCGGTACCCGAACAGCGAGTGGTACCCGATGGTCGGCCCACTGCTGCCACTTGACCCAACGATCACGCAGATCCAGGAGGCGGCTGAGGGCGCATCGTTCCTGTTGAACAACGGCGTCACCATCCAGCGGTACGGCACGAGCTGGGGTGAGTGGACTGAACTGGAGACGCGCAAGCTTCGCCAGGTCGCCACCAGCACCGGAGACCTGTCGTTCGAGCTCGGGGAAGCCGTGAGCCCGGACCGTCTGTCCGTGTACGTGAACGGGGTGGCTCAGCTCACCGGAACCTTCGGGCTAGATGGTACCACACTGACCGTGTTCGGGGTGCCCTCGGGCCACCTGGTGGTCGCCGTCGTACGTCCGTACAGCCCAACTCCTGAGGAGCTGGAGTTCGATCCAGAGATTGAAGACGACCTGCTGGTCCAGCGTCAGTACAAGGTCGACTACCAGTACGTTGAGCTTCCGATCCGAGACGCTGGCGGCGCGATCATCAGCACCAAGTACTTCTTCTGGGTCAAGAACCGGTCAAGCGTCGCTCGTCGCAAAAAGCTCTCAGTCAAGGCCATCGCGCAGCAGCTCACGACCGGCCCAGCACAGTACATGACCTTCCAGAACATCCAGGAGTCAAGCCCGAGCGCTGGTGATTGGTTCTACGACGCCATCACGGTCAGTGGCCTGTCGTACGTGGTGACAAAAGACGACACCTTCAAGCTCCGGTTCACACGGAACTTCACGCTACGTGACGATCCAAATGAGCTTGACCTGAAGAATGTGCACGCTGAGTGGGCGCTGATCCGTCCAGGACAGCGCGTCAGGATCCCTGAGGACCTTTGGAACAAGCTTGTGAACGCCGCATGCGGGCAAGACCCCGCTGGGAACCCGCTACCGTCACCTCGTCGCGTGTCGTACGACGAGCGGAATGGACGGAGCACTCAGTTCGGCTTCGGGCCAGAACAGATCTTGGCACCCTCTGACTTGGTGAAGTCGACACTCCAGTACACGATCCTAAATACCACATTGATCGATGATGGTGGTGCCGTTCCAGTCCCTGACTACATGTTGTTCCTTGACTTCAACCAGAGCGATCAATGGTTTAGCACACCTGAAAATGCACGTGCGACCATGACAAAGATCTGGAATGAGGGCAAGGTTGCTCAGATCAACGAGCTGTTCTTCGCCGTTCTCAACGAGATCGCCGCCGCGCAGTACGAGATGACGGATCTGTTCAAGACATCAAGGCTGAGCGCGTACTCCATCAAGATTGTGCAGAACAATCCTGTGGAACCGACGTACGAATAACATGGCGGCAAAGTACCTGAACTCATTGGTGTCCTACATCCTGGACACCAAGCCCTACCACAGCAAGCTCTCTGAGGTTGTTGAGGAGTACCTGTTCGAAGAGTCGATGACGGTCAACATCGTAGAACGTTTGTTCTCGAACACGACCATCAAGGCCGCCTGGCCGTACACATTCTTCTCCGGCGGCCCGAGCTCGGGCCGCACGATGCCCCTCAAGCGTGTGCTGCACAACTCAGTGCGTGGCCCTTGGGCCAACAACCAGACCCTGAGCCGTGGGGCGTTCAAGGCTTTTCGTGATGAGATCGCTGAGCTGCCTGGTGTCGGCTTCACGTTTGACCCAACGTCGATCCAGGGCATCGGCATCAAGGACGTTGTCCTGCAACGAACTGGCAACACCAGTCGTGTCGAACCTATGCTGGAAGGACATGATTTCTTCCTGAGCCATGGTGCGTACACCTTCCAGATCCTGAAAACCAGGGCATCAAACGTCATCGGCACGTTCATTCGACTTTACGAGGATGATGACGGTCCGTTCCCGATCACCGTGACCATGCCGTTCATGGCGCCAGGAATGGAGGTCTTTGGGCCAGCGGTGCAGGTCACAAGCAACCAGATCTCGGTCACCGCTGCCGGCTGGGTCAGGGTCTTTGGTGTCCAAGAAGGTCCACGGTACGCCCCAGAGTTCATTGAGCTACGTGACAAGACCGTGATCTCGGACATCACGGCTTTCACCCAGCAGCGCGCACTTGATTTTACCCAACCGGGTTCATCATTGAACCTGATCACCGAGCTCCTCGATCAGATCGAGACAGAGCTGCCTTCACGCTCAAACATCACCCCAACGCTTCTGACACAGGCAAACGCTGAGATCGCGAAGCTGCGAGCCGTGCTGGCGGACGATCGCCTGCCCAGCACGTACGAGGCCCTGCTTCGACCACTGCACGTCGCCAACGTTGGGCGACCAAGTGGCTTCAACACCTGGTACGCCGAGATCGGTGTTGATGGCTCTCCTGACGTTGGGTTGAAGTTCGCCGAGCTCACCCCTGGGTTGTACTTCAACGCATACACCGACGTCGCCATGCGTCGGAACGGGGCGCTGCGATATGACGACGTTCGTCTGCCAGATCTGAGCATCACGAACATCGTGGCTGACCCCGAGCGCGCCACGTACGAGGAGTTCACCCTCACCGCGGTCACTGACACATTCTTCACCGTCACTGGCTCGGCATCTGGTCTCGTTGGGTCCTTCACGATCGGTGAGATGTTCAGCTCACCGTACCTATCATTCAGCACCTCTGGTACGAACTTCACACCAGGGGCATCAGTACTGTTGACGCCCGCTGAGCAGATCACGGTGCACGCCAAAGCGCCGCTTGAGCAGTGGAGCCTGATCAAGGTGAACCCACTGGCTTACAGCCGACCGATGTTCAACTCAACGCGTGTTGGGTACCTGCAGTCAGCAACTAACCAGATCGGTCGCGTGACGATCTTGGACAGCACGTTCCCTGACGGTACACTGGTCATTCGAATGACCAGCTCGACCGCGTACACGGTGAGAACCACCGGAGATCCGCTGTACGCTGGATCTGGCACCGTCGGTACGCTGTACAACGATGGGCGCGTGTCCTTCCGCGTCATGGCCGGTTCCGCGTACACGTACGCCGTGAACGACGTGTTCTACGTCGAGATCACCAACCCTGTCGCAACGCCAGTTGATCTGGATTTGGTGTGGGGCTATGACGTCGAACCTTACAGCGACGACACCTTGCAGTACACCAGCCCGCTGTTTCCAGCTTATCTGGAGACGCTGGACTTTGGCTTCAACGGCCGTTTCATTGGATACGACTTTGACGCACTTGGGCTGACGCTGACGCAAACCGTCTCAAGTGGTGGCGCATGGCGCATTCGCGCGCTACCCGACACCAGCGCCCCAATCACACCGCTTGGTCTTGATCCCTCGATCCAGCTGTGGTACGCCAATCGATTCGCACTCGAACGCCACAATGGCAACGACTGGATTGTGCTGGATTCGAACGTGCCGATCGGTACACCGTACAACAACAGCACGTACGGAATTGCCTTCACGATCGTTCCAGCAGCCAAGCCCTTCATCGCTTCTCGAGTCACGTACAGCAACGGCACCGATGGTCCGTTCACGGCCGAGGGCGGTGATGCTTTCACCTTCACTGTCGACAATGATGGCGCATTCCAGCAAGATCCAGCCGGTCTGACCTCAGGTCGCGTACCACGTCTTGTGATGCACGGTGACAGCTATCAAACTGCCACCCCGGCCTCTTGGACGCTGACCTTCACCAGCACTAGTGCTTACACCCTGCAAGGTGTCTACACCGCAGGACCAAACACCGGCGCTTCGGTCTTTACCACACCAGTTTCATTGCTCTTTGGAAACGGGCGGTCATATCAGAACGCTGAACATGGCTTGCATTGGACCGTGTTGTCTGGCTCGTCGATTGGTCACGCAGCTGGCGATACGTACACGTTCGAAACCTACCAAAGCAAGCCATCTTACCTGGTTCATGGCTCGGTCAGTGGTTGGCAAGCACCAGCTGAGCTTGACAAGTGGTACTGGAATGGCAAGATCGGCTTCAAGCTCAAGAAGCCAACTGTCAAGTTCATCAACCCAGCAGTTGATTTTGCGCCGACGCCAGCGCTGCAGCGTCAGGGTGACAGCCCATTCGCGGTCACGGTCCCTGTGACTGGCACCCTGACGCTGAATTCAGTTCGACCTGACACTAAGGATCATGTGTATGTGGCACGCTCGAACGCCACAAACCGTTGGACCTTGTACCGCGATGGCACGGTCGTTGGCACCGGTAGCACGACTGTGGCTGATCAGTTCATCTCGGTCACCCTGCCCAACGCCCCCATTGACACTGAGTTCAGGATCTGGGTTGAGAACCATGAACCTGATCTGTTCATGGGGAATGACCTGGCGATCATCAAGGCCAGCCCAGGACGCATGCCGACGAGCGCGGACTTCATTGTCATCGAGCGCACGCGCTCGGACGACGTTGGCATCGCCATTCGATCGATTTCCAGCACGCATGAGACCACCCTACAGCAGCTTGAACCGCTGACCATCGACGTTCGGTACGTTGACTTGAACGCCAACTCTGGCGTTCCACTGTCATCAACCTCCCCAGAGGTCACGGTGCTGAGTGGCTGGCTGCCAATGATCGTGGAAGACCAGGACACCAGTGCTGGATCGACAGCAGTCTTCAGCGATGCTAGCACTCGCACTAGGCTGCTTTCGGCGAGCACCGGTGAGGTCATCGGCACGATCGCCAGCACGAGCACGAACCCTAATTCACCGGTGTTCCTGACCTGGGACACCGCGTTCTACAACAAGTACCTGCCGTTGAATGCAGAGGCCAACGTCGTGACGTACGGCTCAGGCACCAATGAGAATGTGCATGTCACCATCACGGAAGGCATTCGGTTCTTGCTGAGCGGTGGCAGCCAAACCGAGAGCGCCCTGTTCAGTGACGAGCTCAAGGTCAACTTCCGTGAAAACACGAACTGGTTGATCCGCAGCACGTACGACCAGGCCCTGACGGTTCAGATCAAGGACAGCCCGTTTGGCGGCTTCTTGCCTGGCTATGACAACACAGGCTATGACTTTGAAACCGGAATTGGAGATGTCAGCGGGCTGACAGGTGGTTCATACGACATGGGCTTCCCGCTGCAGTCGTGGTTTGAGCGCGCGAAGTTCTTGAGCGTCCAAAGCACGTTGACGCCGCAGGAACAGGATGAGCTGAACACCCTGATCACGATGCTGAATGGCTCGCTGGTGGATGGGCAGATTGAGGCCACGACGCTTGATGACTTCATCAAGAACACGACACCAGCTATTACGGTTCGTGCTGCAACAACCGCGAACATCACGCTTTCAGGCTTGCAGACGATAGACGGTATTTCTCTGGTTGCTGGAGATCTGGTGTTGGTGAAAAGCCAGACAACAACAAGCCAGAACGGCGTGTACATCGTGGCTTCAGGCGCTTGGACACGCCACCCTGACTACAACATCGCGGCCGAGCTGAACAACACCAGGTTCATTGCCGTAAGTCAAGGTACCGTGAATGGTGACAGCTGGTGGTGGCGCGTGCAGCCATTCGTGTCGTACACCTACCAAGTGGCGTACAGCACCAGGAACGTTGGCTTTGGTTTGCCTCAGGTCGGCATGGCCATGTCGATCGAGCAGCGGCATGAGAAGACCGGCTGTGAGCTCATTGATTTGACCCGCGCAGGTTTCTCGGTGCTGAGTGGCAACGGGGCGCTGTTCACGAACGGAACTTCGGAGTTCGGTCCTACCATTGCGATCGCTTCGCAGAACACCAGCACGATTGCGACCATTGAGAAGAACCTCATTGATCAGAAGCTGCTGCAGCTCCGTGTCAAGGTCAAACTCGACGCCTTGAATGCTGACGACGGTGGAACTATCGCGCTGTCGTACGGTGCGAACGGGCTCTTGGTGCTCAACCCGGCGCGTGAAGCAACGTTTGACGCTGCGCGTCGTCCTTACGTGTCGTACCGCCCATCTACATCTCTTTCGTATACCAACACCGTGGTCTTCCCGACTGCCTTGGTTGTTGGGCGCTGGTACCAATTTGAGTTCTACCGAGACGGATCTAACTTCGTATGTCGAGTGACGGATCTCGACACAAGTGTACATGTCGTCACGACCGTTGGATCATTCAACTCAAGCTTCCAAGGACCACTCTTTACATCGACTTCTGCTGGTGGATCGGCTGGTTTTGTAGGTGGCCCTAGCACCTTTGGGGGCGGGGTGTTCGTTGCGATCAACAACGGCTCTGGAGGTTTTGCCACAAGCAGCACTTTCAAGCGTTCAGCTGACTTCGGGCAAACCTGGCAAACTATTACCACAGGTTTGACAGCACTTCAAAACTGGGACATTCGATACGCTGCGGGTGCATTTGTTGTGGTGACAGGCGTTGCGAGTGCTGACCGTGGGGTCTACCGGAGCATCGACGGCGGTCTGACATGGACGCTGAACACCACCGCGCTACCGGCCAGCGGGTTTTGGTACGCATACGGTTCGAATGGCTCACGATTGCTGGCGGCACGGTGGGGTAGCAACCAACTGGCGGTGAGCGACAATGGTGGAGCTTCATGGACCACACGTACGCTACCAGCTTCATTGAACTGGTATGGCATGATCTTTGTGAATGGGCGCTGGCTGCTGTCATCACGCTCAAACCGTTCCATCTACAGATCAGATGACAATGGCGAAACTTGGAGCCTACTGAGCACGGTTCCGGGGTCTGGCACACTTGCGCAGCTGATCACATCAAATGGCAAGGCCTTCATTCGAAATCTTGGTAGCCCAGACGCCAACATGTGGGTCAGTGATGATGGCAGCAGTTGGACAACGGTAACCCTTCCATTCAGCTCTGGAGGCTCTCCCGGTGCTCAGTACTTTGAACCTGGTGGATACTGGTACCTGTTCCGCGGGAACAGCACTGGCTTGGTGGCAATAAGCACCGACACCGTGAACTGGCAACTTGCCACGAACACCGTGCCGTTCAGCACTGCTTTTAGCAGCAGCTACGGTGGTGGCACCATCGTGGTGCACGACTTCCCGAATAACCAGACCGCTCGTGCGGTCCTAGACAACTTCAGCGTGCTTGAAGAGCCGCTTGTGAACAGGCTCTCGTTCACCGCGGACTCTAACGGTGTCACCACAGCGGTTAGCTACAGCGATGTCGTGCTGTGTTCCGAAGAAGACAGCACGGCGGCCGTTGGGGTCGATGAAGGTATTACGGTGATTGCGAACGACCTTGGATACGCTTTCGCAACCGACGGCTTTGATGTTGGTGAGCTGGACGCGCGGCAAGAGATCTACGCCACCGTGATCAGCGTGGCACCCACACCGCTCCCAAGCGCCGGTCTTCCACCAGGTGGAACGTTGTACGAGAACTTCCAGACACCGTTGTACGTCAGCATGCCCGCACGAATCATTGACCTGTCATTTAACGTGCCGCTAGGTGGCACGCCAACCGTCTATTACTGGGCTCCAGGAACTCCTGCCCCTATTCAGGTCTCTCTGCTGGAGACCCTAACACCAAATCGCGTGTTCAGGTTCACCGTTCCGTCGCCCACTGAGATGAAGATCATCGCGGTCTGACGCACTAAATATCCGCAATCCAACAAAGGAACTGCTATGCAGGAAACCCTCAAGACAACCGTCACTACCAATGTTCTTATCAAGGATGATCTTGGGAACGTGCTGGTTGACAAAGCTAACGCCATTCACCCCGGGAACATGGCCACGGCCATTGCTCGGGGCCTGTCGAACTCGCCGAACTTCCAGATCTTCAAGATCAAGCTTGGCAACCAGGGCACGTACGTTGACAGCTCGCTGCAGGTTGTGTTCCGACCGCCAAACACCACTGGGACGACAGCTGATCTGTACAACCCAACATATGTCGAGGTTGTCGACGACGCCAACTCCGGAGTTGGCGTCGGTAACAGCGTGACGTTCACAAACATCCCTTCCAGCACCTCAACTCGTGTGATCGTGACGTGCATCATCTCGGCTAATGAGGCGGTGAACCGGCCGACTGATGAGGCCGATTCAAGCACGACCAACGGTCTCGATGGTGTTGATGACGCGCCGGCCGAAGGCGAGTTCTACTTCGACGAGCTCGGTCTCTTCACCTCAGGTCTTGGCACACCATCGCTTCTGGATGAAAGCGAAGAGTTGATGCTGACGCACCTGATCTTTTCGCCGATTGAGCACACAGGCAACCGTGAGCTCACCATCGTGTACACCTTGACCATCACGGTGACCTGATAGTTTCTAAATACAGCGACCAACACGGGAAGCACAGTGAAGCTCAATTTTCGTCAAGGCCTAGCTCGGTATCAGCGTGACAGCTCAGGAAACCCGACGTTCCTACAGAAATCGTCGGACGGTCTGCATGTCAACCTAGTTGTTGCCCCCACCACGACACTGATCGTGTTCGCGCACCGTGACGCCACGTACTTGGTCGAGGAACCAAAGACAGTGCTCAGCGCGTGGGGTCCACTGCCAGGCATCAACACCAAACACCTGTACTGGGATGTGAATGCGCTCACAGGTCAGCTGACCCGCGGGTTCACCACCATCACTCCACTGTACACCTCGACGGCACCGAACTCCCCTGTCTTCGATCAGCATTGGTTCAGCACCGTTGATCAGGTGATGTACGTCTGGAACGGCAGGACATGGGTCGAGAAGATCCGCTGCTTTGCCGGTACCTTCACCACGAATGTCACGCCAGCACCTCTTGGATCGCAGGCTGGCATCAATGGTGATTTTGAAGCTGGACACATCCTGCTTGATTCGTACGGCCAGCCGCTGCGGCAGCGAAACCCAGCTGATCCACCTCATGTGCTTGCTCGGTTCGTCACGTCAGTCTCGTGGCTGAACGTCGTCAACAACTCGAACACGCAAACTCGGGTCGAGTCCAAGCTCATGTCCGGCATGGCCTCGGAAGAGATCGGCGAGAACAGCTGCGTCATCCTGCAGCCAGGACGCCGCATCGCCCTAGCACGCAGCACTGATTACACGACTCGTGTCGCTGGCATCGTGCTCGAGGGTTTGAACGAGAGCGAGATCGGCACGATTATTGAAAGTGGCGTCGTCAAGTCTGACACATGGAACTGGCCGGATACTGCCGTCAACCGCCCACTGTTCTGTGGCGCAACTGGGCAGCTCACGCTGACACCGCCTGGCGTCGGCGTTAGTCAGCAAGTCGGCTTTGTGCTAGATCCAAACTCGATCTTTGTGCGGATCCAATCGCCCATTGTTTTGGAGGATCCTGGCACCATCCCTATCGGGCCGCCGCCAACCAGCGCGCCAACTGCGAACTTCACGCTGACTCCAGCGACGGGCACGGCACCGCTCACAGTGAACTTCACGAGCACAAGCGAGATTGGCGACACGTACGAGTGGGACTTCGAGAACAACGGCTTTTGGGATGGTACCGGCCCCGTTATCTCGCACACGTACTCCACGCCTGGGAGCTACACAGTTCGGCACCGCGTTGCCAACACTGTCGGCGACGACACCGAGATCAAACCGAACGTCGTCACGGTTCTCCCAAGTGTCACTGATCCGATCAACACGAACCTTGAGATCATCTTTGGCGCGCCGCCAGAGGTCTTTGGTGGTTCAGCATTTGGTGTTCAGGTCATCTCTCGCAATGACGGCTTGCTCAGCGCGTCAGCTGCCTCGAGGATCGTGATCATCAGGACGAGCACTGGCGCACCCGTCGAGATCTTGAACAATGGTGGCGCAACGGTCACGAGCACAGGTGCTGGCACTTCTGGTTCTCCGACACTGACAACCTTGACCTTCCCATTGATCGGCCTGCCGTCAGGCGATTCAGCGGTATCAACCATCACACTAAGAGCGCCGGCCGGCTCAATGAGAGTTCTGCTGCAAGCCTCCATCAGTTCACCTGAGGTAGACGCTAATCTCGGCGACAACACCTCAACGACCGAGATTCGGGTGCGCACATGAGCTACAAAGTCCTTTACTACAACACCCAGACAGGCGAGTGGGGTCGCCTTCCAGACAACTCGCTCATCAACGCGGGCGGTGTCGAAGGGCCGTACTTCACGGTCGGTGGCCGCGCACTCATGTTCGCGGACGGCACAAGCACCAGTCCAACTGGCGGTGGTGTCACGCTGCAGAGCGTGTACGAGAATTCCCCATCAGGAAATCTTGACCTAGTCACCGGCAAACACCTGTCGTTTACGGCCGGGAACAACTCGTACTTTGCGGTCAACGCCGATACCGGCAAGGTCACGATCAGCGGCGACCTTGAGGTTCTTGGCAGCTCCACGGTCATTGAAGGCGTCATCGCTAACACCGACCAGGTCTTTATCCGCCCACCATCTGGTGCCGCGAGCGCGCTGATCATTGAGCCGATGACCGCGGTCGCGATGGCTGCCCCGCTGATATCGATTCGGCACAGCAACGGCGGGCCGATCGACCTGCAGCTTGATCCGAACGGCAACACATACATTCGGAACCTGAGCGTTGGCTCAAACATGACAGTTGTTGGCACGATCAACGGTGTTGATCTTGTCACTCTGTTCAACAGCTTTACAAACCACACTGACGGGTCTGCTTCAACCAAGCACCGTGCTGATCAGGTCTCAGTAGACGAAACGAATCTTGATGTTCTTGAGGGCAATGATGTCCAGGAGATCATCGAGGACTTGGATCAAAAGCTGGTCCGCACATTCCGTCATAACCAATTGACTGCAGGTTCAGTCTGGACAGTTACCCACAACCGCGCGTCAAACAGCCCGACGGTGACCGTGTACGACAGTACCGGCGAGCAAGTCTGGCCGGACCGCATCCAGATCGTATCACCGAACCAAGTACAGATTCACTTCAACACGCCAATCGCTGGATCAGCCGTCATGCTGTTCTTTTGATGGTCCCTGAAGAGAATCTCGTAAATAGGTTCGGAAAAGAACAGCTAAGATGAAGCAAGACGTAGAAACCAGCGATATTGTTCTGGCGGCGACCTTGAAAGTCAAGGGTTTTCGTTTGGACCGTATTGAAAAAGATGGTCGAAGAGGAGTCTTTTGCTTCGCAGATGTCGACACGAAGGTGTTGGACGAATTCAATCTTGGACAGGCGTTGGTGGAGCCTGTTGCCTTGAACAACGCCGTTAAGGCACTGACCACCGCGACAAAGAGGATCCTTTAAGGAGAAATCATGAAGATCAATGGCTCACTCGTATTTGACGCGTCATCCGCGTCAGAGATTCAAAACCTTCGCATTCAGAAGGTCACTGGCACCAATCCGACTCACACCGAAGCGGACCGCGGTCGCCTGATTTACAACACGACCGACAACAAGGTCTACGTTGGTGGCGCTTCCGCATGGGTTGCAATCGCTACTGGCGGTGACGCTGCGGCGCTTGCCGCTCGTGTTGACAACCTGGTCACGACCCTCGGGCTGACTGACTCGGAAGGCGTGTTCAACGCTTCCGCTGTCAACACCGCGCTGGCAAACGCCGACGGTGCAACGAACCTGTTCGAAGTCCTGCAAGACCTTGACGCTGCTATCACGGCAGCTGCTGGTGTTGACACCCTCGACGAGCTGGCTGACGTCACGCTGAACACGAACGTCGCTGGGCAGGTTCTGCGCTACACCGGCACGGTTTGGGCGAACCACACTCCAGTGTTGGCTGACATCACTGATGTTACTGCCACCGCCGCTGAAGTGAACTTGGCTCTGGACGGCATCACCGCATCGGCAGCTGAGCTGAACATCCTAGACGGCGTCATCGGCACGAGTGCTGCTGACATCTCGTCGATTGCTGGCTATGCTGCTCAAGGCGTTTCCGCTACAGAGTTTGGTTACGTCAACAACGTCACATCGCCAATCCAAACGCAACTGGACAGCAAGCAGTCCGGTGATGCAACGTTGACCGCCTTGGCCGCGTTGAACAGCGATGCTGGACTCGTCGTCCAGACTGGCGCTGATACCTTCACCAAGCGTTCACTGGTCCAGCCTTCTGCTGGCATCACGATCGCCAATGCCGACGGCCAAGCTGGCAACCCAACGTTTGCTCTGGCAAACGATCTGGCGGCCCTTGAAGGTCTTGCAACGACGGGCTATGTTGTTCGTACAGGCGATGGCACCATGGCCACGCGTACGATCGACGGCAATGCTGGACGCATCGTTGTTTCGGACGCAGGTGGCGTTGCCACCAACACCAACATCGATCTGGCAACCCTGACCGACGCTGGCACTGGCACGTTCCTGAAGTTGACTCGCGACACCTACGGTCGCGTTTCAGGCACGACGGCTGTTGTTCAATCAGACATCACCGGTCTGGTTGACAGCGTGTACGTCAAAATTTCCGGCGACGCCATGACCGGCTCCCTGGACATGGGTGGAAACTCGGTCACCAACCTGGCAAGCCCAGTTGGCGCCACCGATGCAGCTACCAAGGGGTACGTTGACGCTGTTGCTTCTGGCTTGGCCGCTAAGCCAGCCGTTGAAGTTGCTGCCGTTGGTTCAGCTGGCCTGACGTCTCTTGGTTCGTTCACGTACAACAACGGCACCGCTGGTGTTGGTGCTACGCTGACTGCCACCGCAAACGGCGCGTTCCCAACTGTTGACGGATACACGCTGAACAGCACGACCCCGGGTCTGAACGGTGTCCTGATTGCCTTCCCGAACGGTACTGCTGACGCGGTGTACAACGGTCGGTACAACCTTACACAGCTCGGTAACGGCTCAACCCCTTGGGTACTGACTCGTTGCGGCCTGTGCGATGAGAGCACCGAGATCGAAGGTGCATACGTCTTCGTCAAGCAAGGTACGAACTACCAAGGTACTGGTTGGGTTCAAGTTCACAACCCAAGCGATCCAGACAGCACGATCACGGTCGGCACCGATCAGATCTGGGTGTACCAGTTCTCGTCAGCTGGTACGGTCCAAGCTGGTACTGGTCTGTCGCAGTCTGGTACGGTCATCAACGTCAACCTTGGCGCTGGTATCTTTGAAGGTCCAGCTGACGCAGTTGGTATCGATCTGTTCACGCCAACTGCTGGCGCGCTGATCCTGACGACAAACGGCACGACTCGTGAGAGCCCAATTTCACTGCTTGGCCAGCTGCACCTGTTGCTTGCCTCTGGTGGTGGTCTGACGCAGGACTCAACTGGTCTGTACATCCCAGCTTCTGGTGTGACGAACGCCATGCTGGCGAACAACACGATCACGATCAACGCTGATGCCGGTGGCACTGACAACGTGGCGCTGGGCGAAACGATCCTGTTCGCTGGCAGCTCGGTTCAGGGTATCTCCACCAACCGCTCTGGCGACAACACGATCACCATCGCTGGTATCGATGCCTCGGCCACGCAGAAGGGTGTTGCAAGCTTCAACGCGACCGAGTTCTCGGTCACTGCTGGCGCCGTGTCTCTTGGTACCCTACCAGTTGCGAAGATCGCTACCCCGACAATCGGCTTCGTTGGTACGAACGCCTCGTCGGACACCGTAACACTGGGTGAGTCCTTCACCTTCGTCGACGGCGGTTCGCTGGCGCAAGCTGCTCTGGTATCGGTCGTCATCGGCACGAACAGTGGAACGATCGCACTGCGTCAAGCAACAACCACCGCAGCTGGCGTGGCAAGCTTCAGCGATCAGCACTTCAGCGTCACGGCTGGTGCAGTCAGCCTGAACGCAACGATCGGTGATCTGACGAACGTTGCAGCCGGTGCTGATGCAGCTTCAGCTAATGACGTTCTGTCGTTTGTTGGTGGTGAGTGGACGAACGTTACTCGCGCTGCAGTCGTTGGATCTGCCAACCTTGGTGACCTGGCTGACGTTGGTACCGCAACGCCAACTGACGGCCACCTGCTGGTCGGCAACGGCACATCATGGAACAACCAGAAGGCTTACCACCTGCACGACCAAACCGCACCGGACACGACGTGGACCGTGGTGCACAACCTTGGCCAGCAGTTCTGCGTCGTCACCGTGATCGACAGCACAAATGAAGTGGTCATTCCACAGTCGATCGTCTTCGGTGGCGTTTCGGAACTGACCGTGACCTTCAACACTGCCATCACCGGCAAGGTTGCTGTCATGGGTATCGCGTAATCCAAGTCATTGGATCTTCAAGGCGGCTTCGGCCGCCTTTTTAGTTTCCGGAAGCATTGATCTTTTAGTTTCCGGAAGCATTGATCCCATAAATAGGATGACGAACTAAGGATCCAGCATGAAGTTCTACGGGCACGCAAATCTCCAACAAAATGAGCTGCAGAACGCAGCTCTTTCGACTGTCACCGCTTTTCCACCCGACGCAAAGGTTGGTCAAGTTGCTTTCGTCAACAAGCGCGTGTACATCTGCGTGCAGGTTGATCCTGCGCCACCAATCTGGGTGCCGCTCACTCAGGAGATCACCGCGCACAAACATACCCAGGAAACCTCGGCATTGACATGGACGGTGACACACAATTTGAACACCACGGCGGTTTCTGTGCAGGCCTTTGGCACCGACAACCGTGTCCTGATTCCCGACGAGATCGACGCGGTCAGTAACAACGTTGTGTCTATCTCGTTCAACACACCGTTGTCAGGTCGCGCAACGGTGTTGTCTGGCCACGAGACTGGCGAAGCAAAGCCAACGTACGCGTTGACGTACTACCAGAACACCGCCAGCACCACATGGACCATCGTGCACAACCTTGGGTACAACCCAATCTTGCGCGTGTTCATTGGTCTCAATGAGGTGCAGCCCAACACGATTGCCCACCCAGATACGAACACCACGGTCATCACCTTTAGCACCGCCCAGGTTGGTTACGCGCGCTTGATCTGAGGACAATCATGTTGACCAAGAAGATCGCCACAACTTATCGGCACGTTCAGTCAACCGCCTCGACAATCTGGTCATTGGGGCACAACCTAGACATGCATCCAATCATTGAGGCCTATGTGACCGAAGGTGGACAGCTGCTCAAAGTGATTCCGCAGCGGATTACATACGTAGACCCTAATAACGCTGAGCTTGAGTTCAGTTATCCAATCACTGGCTTTGCCACGGTGGTCTGATGAATGCAATAACCTTCACGCAACTCAATCCGGCAACCACATGGACCATCAACCACGGCTTTGGGCACAAGCCAGCGGTTGACGTGATCATCGACACTGGGCAGGGTCGGGTCAAGATCATGCCACAAGAGGTTCGCCATGTATCTGACACGCAGCTCATGATCACGTTTGCAAACCCAGAGTCTGGGGTTGCCAGGCTCGCATAACCAGATGAAAGATCTCCCATGTTCAGCACGAAACTTGTTGCGATCGCGGCAGCGGCCGTTTTGATTCCAACCCTGGCCTTTTCTGGCTGGACATACATCAAGCTCAAGAACGCTGAGGCTGACAAAGCTGAAGCGATCTCTCAGCGTGATGCGATGGCAACACAGCTTGATCTGGCGGTGCAGGCTAACCAAACCAGCCAGGCCACGATCGATCAGCTCAAGGCCGAGAAGCAAGACATTGAGGCCGCGCTGGCCAGCCTTGAGGCCCTACGTCGGAGGGACCGCGCCACCATCGCCGGTCTGTCTAAGGCCATCACTGAACAAGCCAACAACCCTGAAAACCAGGTCAAGCTTAGTCCCGTGCTGCAGCAGATCGTTGATCAGATCCAGCAACAGCGTAGCTCTCGAGGTGTCAAATGAGAAGCTTACTACTCATCCCCGTTCTGTTGGCCCTTGTCGGCTGCGAGACGTTCGTGAAGCGTGAAACGGTCGTTGAGACGCGGTACGTGGTGCGCACCGCCGTCGAGGACCAGAAGCGACTGCCACCGTACCCACCACCCATTGACGTCAAGACCGCCTCTCAGCTGGAGCTTGCACAGTGGATCCTAGCCAGTGAAGAGCGCCAATGGCGGCTCGAGGCGATCATCGCCGAGCTCATCAAGTTCTATGAGAAGCCGGTGACGAAGGAAGAGCAAGACAAGGTCAAGGACGAAAAGAAAGATCCTCCTAAGGAGAACTGATGGGAACATGCTGCCCACCAGCACCAACACCTGAGACCATTGGCGCCGCCGGTGCCGAGGCAGGAGGACCAGAGAGCGACATCAGGCCAGGTGAGAGCGTTGAGTGCTACATGGCTCGAGGTGGCAACACCTCCGGGTTGCATGACGACGCCACCTCAAACGTGCTGAACAAGATTGAGAACTCGTCGATTCCAATCAGCCAAAATCCGGTGCGCTTTGACGGCATCCAGTTCACCTTGACAGATGGCAGCACCAGGATTCCAACGTCATGGGGTTGGGTGAACGATGGAGGGGAGCCACTGGCGACTTTGGGTGGAGTCACTCTATCCAGCACCGGTGTGTTGTCTGGTAACATCCCACCGGCAGCTTTCAACAAGACCTTCAAGGTCGCTGTCACAGCATCTGACGCAACAGGTGTGATTGACCGACGAGGCTTCACCTTCTCTCCTGGCGAGGCAGGTGATGATGATCTTCGGTTGATCTCACCGCTGCCGGGAGCCACCGTGAACTCGCTGTTTGGTCCGCGGCTGCACCCAATCCAGAAAGTGATGAAGCCGCACACGGGCATTGACATGCGGTACGATGACCGCTCCGTCAAGGACGTGGTGGCGGCAGCTGACGGCACCGTCACGCTGACTGGTGGCAACCGAAGCACTGGGTACGGTTTACGTGTCTGGATCAAGCACACCACAAAGTCTGGCAAGGACCTGGCCACCACCACGTACAACCACCTTGAGAAGATCTACGTCAAAAACGGACAGAAGGTCATGGCTGGGCAGTCCATTGGTCTTGAAGGCAGCACAGGTGCCAGCACCGGACCGCACCTGCACTTCGAGTGCCGGCTACCTGATGGCAAGTTCATTGACCCGTTGCCGCTGATTCGTGGGCAGATCTTGGTGGCAAGAAGCACCGGATCTCGCGGTGAAGCGCAGAACGTATCGGCACGTTCTTCCAATGCATCGCTGTCTGCGGCTGAAGTGGCGGCAAGATCTTCAAGCTGTGCCCCGTTTGGTCCGACCTATCCTCCAGCCGATCCACCAGAAACCAACGACACCCCTCCAACACCAACTGCCACAGAGCCGTTTGAGCTGGCTTGGTTCTTCACCATGTCCCATGAGGTCGGGCCTTTCTGGAGCAACACGTTGGCTGGCACACCTGATGTTGTTGCTGGACTGATTGAGACAGCTATTCAGCGCCGGAACGTTGGGTACGTGAACACGCCGAACTTTCCTGGCGGTGAAACCAAGTTCGGCGTGGCGCAAAAACCAAATCCAAGCGTCGCCGTCAGGTCGATTGACTACGCGGCGGCGAAGAAGCTTGGGTTCAACAATTACTGGAAGAGCGCCCCGATCAGTTGCGTTGGCAAGGGATCGTACATCGCGGTCTTGCTGTTCGACCTAAATTATCTGCATGGTGGCGGCAACGCCAGAACAATCTGGCAGAATGCCATCGACGCTGGCATGAACGCCAGCGTGTCATCGAGAGACGATCAGCTGATTGCATGCGAGATCCTGACGGACGCTCGTGTGCAGTTCATTGAAGATATAACCCAACCTGCGTACCAGCGGGGTTGGCTGCGACGAGCTAACGAGACGTTGGCGTACGTGCGCTCATTACCACCTGGACTGTGAGGACCACATGAAAACGTATGACGACATCCGAGGCCAGATCAAGAACGGTGATTTGATCCATCTGTACCGGGCTGACAAGCCACTCCCAAGAACCGTGCTTCATTGGGTGATCAACTTCTTCACTGGCTCACCGATCTATCACAACGTAATCGCGCTCTGGATGAGCACTGACAGTGGTGAACGTCGGCTGATGTGCGTTGAGTCGCACATCAAAGGCGGCAAGCGCATCGTTCCACTCAGTGTGTATGCGGACGAGAAGATGGAGATCCATCCTTTGCCTGATGACGTTGACTTCACAGACATGGAACCAACGCTGATGCACCGAGTCGGCCGTCAGCGGTATGGGATCTTTGACTTCATCGCCATCGGGTTGCGCGAGTTTACTGGGATCAAGCTTGGCGATGCGGGCGGTCAGGTCTGCAGTGAGATGGCCGCTGAGGCGTGGATCTCGGCTGGTGTCCATCTGCCAGGTACCTTGCTGAGCCCGGGTCGTTTGCGTGGCGAGCTGATCAAGCTTGGAATCACCCCAACCATCAGGGCGAACATGGTATGAGCGGCAACACCGTTCGAATCGGCGACAAGGTCACCTGCGGTGACAACTCCGCTTCAGGGTCTGGCAACGTATTTGCGAACGGCATGCCAATCACTCACGCTGGGCAGAAGAACACCACAGGTCATGGATGCTTCCCCCCAACGGTGTTTGCCGGGCCGTGGTCTGCGACCGTGTTCGTGAACAATCAGCCCGTCGCGCTCAAGGGCAAGACCAAGATCACGCCGCACCGGTGCGGGAAGAGCGTGCATGATGGGATTGCAAGCAGCGCGTCCCCAGACGTCTACGTTGAAGCCTGATGCCTCTCAATCTTGCCAAGGCGTACTCGTACGTTCCTAAGGTCAGCGGACCGGTGCAGCTCGTCACGCGGTCATCTAGACGTGCCAGGTTGACAGCGGGCGGCACGTACTTCAGGTCAAAGGAGTACGGTGAGAGCGCTAACCTGATTCGGGTTCAGGTCATTGAGAACACGAGTCCAGAGGGTGCCCTGGTCGTCCAGCACGGAGCTCTCAAACCTGATGAGATGATCGCATGGACTGGGTCAAATGCTGGCGTCGAGGTCGAGCTTTTCGAAAACAACCTGGAGTGGAACCAAGAGCTACGTGTCACCATTGAGGGCTCAACCACAGTGGCGAATTTATACGGCATTAGGTGGCAAATAGCGGGCGGCGAGGACTTCATTTCAGCCGTTGGGCCTGTCGTCAGTGGGATCTTTTCAGGTGCCGGCGTCGTCATGAAGCTCAAGTTCACCACATGGCCAGCTGGTGGGGTACTGACGATCCGTGCTCGCGTCAAAAAGATTCCTTTGACCCGAATCACGGTGACAACCGACACTGGAACTGAAGATGGTTGGGCCATCCCAGCCCTGCGAACGGCCGTGAACAGCGACTCGAACCAGTGGATCTACATGCCCACGCGATCAGGGCCTGTCGAACCTCCAGCGCTCCCGGCAGCTGGAGAGGACGCGCAAGACACTGGGACCGATGCCAAGTTCCTGACGGCGTTCTCATTAACGAACCTGGCCGGTGGCGATGGTCTACCAACCTCGCCAGCCGGGCTAAACACCGGACCCGATCGAACCTTGGTGCACCTGAACTATGCCGAGAAGGAGGACGGCTCGCTGGGCGAGCTTAACGTCGTCCATGAGTGGGTCGGCGACAGCCAGCTCATCGGCAGCTGGCAGCGGTACTCTTGATGCAGAACCGGCGACACGAGGTGTCGCCGGTGGGCCTTAAATTTCTAAGATGATAGGTACTGTGTCCGGCAGACCGGGTGTCGCCGGCGTCGCCTAAAGCTCTTTGCCTGGCGTGTTGTTTCGACCGTCGGCGCTCACGAAGATCTTCTCTACCGCGCCCCGAATCAGACCACCAGCCTGCGCAAACAGGCCCTGCTTGAGCTCGTCGATGAGCTCCTTGTTCTTGTACAGGTCGCTGGAGCGCATGCCGCCGGTTAGCTTCAGGTGCACAGGAATCGGATCATCACCGAGCACGCGCTTGATCATGCGCATCCGGCCGCGGCCTTCATGGCCGGTGACCTTTGGCAGGCTCTCACCCTTCTGATCGAACCGAATGTCGAGGAACGGAATGCCAACAGCGTACCCTTGCTTGACGACGAGCTCTTCGAGCTCGTACGACGTCGGTTCCTGGTGGCCCTCATCGTCGAGGGCCAGCTTCAGGAACGTGCTCGGTTTCATGAGCGCCACAGCACCCTCGTGCCAGATGTTACCGTTCAACGGCACGGATCCTAGGCCCTTACGGGCCGAGAAGGTGATGGGGCCGATCTGGTACTCGAACTCGGCCACGGCTGGAGACCAGGCTGGAGCGTTCTCGAACTTCTCCGCGTAGATCTTGCGTGGCTCGTTCTCGGCCAGAAAGGATTTGAAGGTGATGTGCCGCATCAAGTATTTATGAGACGGGCTCTGAACTGGGCTCGGGGCCGATGCTCGTACGAGCGGTCCATGGCCTGCCAGCTCCTACAGAACGGCTTGACGACAACCTCGACAAGCGGGTCCTTCAGCAGCTCGAGCGCGTTCTGCTGGCAGATCGGGACCCAGCCGCCGGCCTTCAGCCGCAGCCTGACTCTGGCGATGGAGTCAGGCTCACGCATCAGAGCACTGGCCCGAGGGCCATGGCCAGGCCTCGCGTGGTCGGCGTGACGTTTCGCTTGTGGTGCGGCACGCGCTTCACGGCGCCATGATCTTCCAGACGATCCAGCAGCAGGTGCACGCTCGGGCCGGTGATGCCGAGCTCGGCGCCGAGCTCCTCACGAGTGGGCGAGTGTCCGTGCACGACCATGAAGGCCACGAGATGCTTCAGGCAGTTCAGCTGTTGGGGGGTGACCATCTTAGGCTCCTTCGGAGTTCAGAACTTCCATGATGTCGGGAATCTGCTCGCTGAGCTCGAACAGACCTTGCGGCAGCTCGGTCACAGGCGTGACCTGCTCTCCTTGGACGCGGAACCGATGGAGCTCGGTGCTCAGGCGGCGGGAGGGCAGCTCGACGACGTACGTGATGTAGAACTGGTGCTTGGCCGCATCGTACCACAGTCCGTCGACGTGGCCGTCCAGCGCCACGAGCGGTGAGGTGCCGATGAACTTGCCGACCTGACGCACCGCGTCTTCGGCATCGATCAGCAGCTCCTTGAGTTGCCCCATTGTGCTCTCCGTGACTAGGATGAATGGAATTCTATCCAGTCTAGAGGACAGAGTGTAACGCGTTACACTTCTGCCAGGAACCACTCCTGATACGTGCCCGGGAAGGACATGGGGTCATACGACCAAGCGGCACCCTCTGGTGTCGTGAGCTTCGTGGTCAACAGGATCTGTTCCATGGAGCCAAACATCACGTGGCTCAGTGCATGGACGAAGTGCGGCGTGGCTGGGAAGAACACCGCCATACCACGAACCGGCGTCAGGCTGAAATCGTACGCTGGGAATTCAAGCTTCGCACCGTACACCTCGAACCGTGGGTCAAGAGGTACGGATGAGTTGAAGTCCTTGAGCCAGAGGAAGCCGACCAGATCGATGTCTCGAACCTTATGCCACTTCTTTCTGGAATACATCCAGCCTTGGGCACCGATTGGTTCAGCGGGCTTCTTCGGATCTTCCCAGTACTGTTGGAACATGCCATTCCAGTCGAGCACTCGAGAACCGTACCGTTCTTCAATAGCTTGGCGATGAGGTGCGAGCGCACCTCGAATCATCGTCAGCTCGGCTGGTGGCAGCAGTCTTTCGTACTTGAGAGGACGACCGTCTTCGTCAAGACTCGGCTTCAGCAACCCAAGTTCCTTGATCAGCTGCTCGCAGCGGAGCGGGCTGATCAAGTCCTCAATTACGTGGAATGGTGAGTGCATTGGCGGTTTGGAGCTCTTCAAACACGCCGCGGTCAAGCTTCAGGAGTGGGGTCTCGCCAGCCTCTGTGACGCGCACCGTCACGAACTTTGCAAGATCGCCGAGCTGGACCTGAACGTCGTGTTCAAGGTTCTGGGTATCGCCGGGCCAGAACGAGAAGTGCGTCTCGTTTAGCGCGTACGCTGTTTTCTTACCGACCATCAGGCCGTTTGGCGTCAGTTCGTTGAGTCCCTCAGTGAGCTCGACCTTGACACGTTCGCCATCTACGACAATGAACAGCTCCTCTGAGAACTTAGACCACTCTGGGTGAGGATCATCAGCAGGGGGCGGTTCTTTCCTGATCTTGTCATCTGCCTTTGGGGCATCATCCTTCGGTGCTTCGGGCTCTTCCTTCGGAGCCTCGTCCTTTGGGGCCTCAGGCTCCTTCGGCGGTTCATCGTCTTCACCGGCAAGGGCGCCAAGAAATTCAACCAAACGGGCGGTCTTTGTGTTCAGGACCCGAACGTCAAGGCCTTCATCTTTGAAGATCTCCACTGCCTTGTTGATGGCTGGAGATTTCTCGTAGCACATGATCACGACTGGATGCATGTCAGTCCTCCATCGTCACGCGAGTGATCTTTGGGTTCGTCATCTTTGGGGCGTGCTTCACCATGAAGACGTGGCGTGCATGCGCTTTGTCCTTGACAGCCTTGATCTTTACCTGCCCAGTTGCGCGCTGTTTCATGTTGCCTTCAGGATCAGCCTTCTTAGCAGATTCGCTCTCGTCGTCGCAGCTGTACAGCACCGTTGCCGTTTTGTTTCCAGCAGATTCGGTCAGCCCAGCCATCTCACGGGCGCGGCGGGCCGCATAGAACTCATCCATCTCCTTGGCCACGACAGTTGGATCCTCTCCCTCAAGGACCTGCACAGGCGCCATGGTTTCAGCCTGCAGCGCGAGCTTGCACTTGTCCATGGCAATGCGCTTCACGATCTTGTATGTGCTCTGGGCGTATGTCACGGGGTCAGTGATGCAGACACACAACACCAAGTCCGCCATGACCATTGGGTCATTTGGTTGGGAGCTTACTGCTGGTTGGCTGTCAATCCAAACTGAGATGTGTGAACAAGATGAGGTGTCAACATCAGCTGGCACCTGCACCGCTGCAGTCAGGTCGTATGAATCGGGGTACATTGCTGCTCCTTTTTGAGGACTATTTAGACCTTTTGAAGCACCTGTGCCCAGAACCGCGCGGCGCGCTCTCGCAGCTCGGAGAACTTGCTTTCGACGTCTACAATGAACTCCAGTGGGAAGCCCTTTGCCGCAGCCATCAAGATAACACCCTGTTTGATGTCAGTTCCGAACCGCTCATTGTGTGCCATCGCATAGAACGCAAGCTGGATCTCATAATCCGCAACATCGTCGCGGTTCTTGATCCGAGCGGCGGTCTTGAAGTCAATGATCGATGGGACGCCCTTGTATTCCCCAGCACAATCAAATCGACCCGCCACTTGAACCTGGTCAGAGTACAGCGCCTTCTCTTGACCCCAGATCTCGTTGATCAGGTTCAGCTTGAGCTTCAAGGAATTGAAGGCGTTTCGATCGTCCTGAGGAATGCTCTGACCATCAACCGGTGCAAAGACCTCCTGATCTTTCAGGTACCGTTCGACCAGCGTGTGCACCATCGTGCCATGCTGGGTTGCTTCAAGGCTTTTTTGCGCGGCGCTTTTTTCGCCTAAGGATTTTCTCCACTGCTCGAGCGAACGCTTTTTCTCCGGCGCTTCGGTTATTCCCAAGACGGTGGTGATCGATGGCAGCGCGCCAATTGGTGTGCTGTACCACCGCATTCCAAGCTCATTCGTGGTCTCGTACTCGACGTACGGAAATGGGCGGTGAACTCGTTGAGCTGTACTTGACGGGGCAACCTTGTCCTTCAGCCAGTTCTTGGGGGTCATGTGTGATTCAAGCGCCGCAACCGCATTGAAGCTGACTTACGTCGAGTCAACTTTGACTTCATCGCTCGGATGAACTTCTTTCTAGTTGCTGCAATTCGGAGCTTGTTCCTCGTCTTGGCTGGAATAGGCGGCTTGAATGCGGTCTTTGGGTTAACTACGACCCGACCTTTGCGGCGCCCGCTGGTTACGCGGAATCCACGCTTGATCTTGTTGCCGACTCTCCTGAAAGCTGGTCTGATGCCCTCTTGCAGATCGTCATCAAGTTCAGAGAACGCTTCTACAGGAAGGACTATACCATGTGGGAACCTGTCGTCATTCTCTTTCTTAAGGATGACATCATTGTCATCGAGGGTTGCTGTGAACAGATCACCATGAACGTCTTTGAACTGCCCACTGCCCGAATTGAGAGCGGCCAAGAAGTCGTCGACCTTTGATCGGTCGAGCTTCATCACAAAGTCGTCGGCGCTGAGCAGCAGGCCACCCGCGAGCTCAGCAACGTTCCAGCCGTCGACAGTCTTCGGCTTAGCTGTCGAAGTGCTCGTCGTGTTCACGATACCAGACTTTCGTGAGACCGTTCAGGAACGACAAGATGTCCTTGCTCGTATCACCGATGCTGCCACAATAGATGTCATTCTTCTGACCTTGGACAACCGCCATCCACTCATTCGTCCAGGTGAAGCGAACAACATCGCCTTTTTTGGTCCGAACGTCAAGATGGTTCTTGCGGCGCTCGCTCGTAACTGACTCGATCGCCTTGTTTGCGCGAAGCTCATCTGCTGTCTTCGCAATGCGATCTTTCATCTGCCGCTGAGCAATGTACTCTCGATCGGACTGTTCAACGTCAGCAGCGCGAGCTGCCTTGGACATGCCCTGCCCAAGAACGCGCGCCTCAGATAGCTCGCTGAACTTCATCAGTTCCTCCAGCCCTTTGGGCGACCGCCAGTTTTGAGCTTGGTGGTCCTCAGCATGTTTGCGTACTCCAAGGCAGCCTTGTAGCCTTCCTTCGAGTTCTCAAAGTACCTGGAATGCAGCGCCCCGTCGAATGGACCGTCAATGCCGACACGCAAGGTCTTCATCCCCGTAGCATCAGGATCAACACCAAGTGCGAGAACTGTCTCCTCGTGCGTATCATCACCGACGTGTGTGGCCATCATGGCTGGGCCGGCCGCCGGCTCAAACATGTTCAGGTACTTCAGGTCGCTATCTGTGAGCGCTGAAAGCTCGCTGAAGGCCTCATTCAGGTTCTCGTTCTTTTGGCCTGGTTGAACGCGGGTGAAGGTACGATTTGGCTCGTTTTCCTCATTCAGGGCGGTCAGCAGATTCTTCATCTTCTGCATCACCAGTGCCTTGTTCTTGAGCGACTGGCGCTTTTCACGAAGGGACTTGATCAGATTGGCTTCTTGGAAATCCAGGTGCTTGGCTGGAATACCAAGGGCAACAAAGATAGCCTCAACCATGTTGAGGTACGGATCTGCACCAACGTTCAGGTCACCATCACCTTCAGCCAGCGGCTTACCAGCGCGCTGAAGTCCGGCCATGATTGGCTCGTTCACGTCATCAGTCTTGATGCCCATGCGTTGCGCCAGCACGATCATCGCACGGCGTAGCTCGTCATTCGTGCCGATGAGCTTGGCGGCACGCAGCAGAGCCGGAGCAGCCGGGCCTGGACCTTCAGTGCTGACGACTTCGGCTGGAAGCCCGAGCTTGATCAGGATGGTCTCGAACATCTTCTGGATCGCCGCACCGCGCTTTGGCACCGCACGCTCGGCCTCAAGGGCGTACCCCTTGACGGTGGCCATCATGTTGTAGAACTTGTTGAAGGCTGTCAGGACTGACCTCTCCTTGCGAAGCATGTCGCCGGCCGCTTGAACAGCTTCCTTGACGCCATCAACGTTCACGAAACGGCCAGGGATACCAGTCATCGCGTAGAACGCGACAAGCTTCTTGTCAATGGCACGTGGCAGCTGAGCAACCAGCGCCATGTACTGCTTGTCCATCGGGATAGCCATGCCATCCTTCACCGAGTCGCGGTCAACAACCGGAGCTTTTGCTTCCAGCACGCGCGACAGAAAGTTTGCACCAATTGTCATGTCAACTCCTTGAACACGGAACTTGATCTCGTCCGTTGATTTCTGTTCAGCCATCAGTTCAGCAGCTTGTCGGCTTGCGAACATTCCCGGCATGTATCCCAGTGCGCGACCTTCGGCAATCGCCTCAAGCACGAACTCACCTTCACCTGATTTAGCAAGCTTGGCGAGCTGGCTAAGGCCTTCTTCCGTTTGGACAGGCTCCTTCTTCTTTTTCTTCTTGATCACGTTCCCATTCTCGTCTTTCTTGGGATTTCCGTCATCATCGAGTTCGACCTCTTCGTCTTCCTCACCAGCATCGCCTTCAGCATCGCCTTCAGCATCGCCTTCAGCATCGCCTTCAGCATCGCCTTCAGCATCGCCTTCAGCATCGCCTTCAGCATCGCCTTCAGCATCGCCTTCAGCATCGCCTTCAGCATCGCCTTCAGCATCATGACTCGAACCATTTGGGGGCGCTTCATCAGCACCTGCGGCCAAATCGTTCTCGACCTCACCAGCTGTCGGCTCATCGGCTGAAGTTGTAGGTTGATCCGAAGTATCCTCTGGAGCAGGCTCGTCATCTGCAGCCAGGGCTGGTTCTGATTCCTCGTCACCAAAGAGCTCGTCAAAGTCGCTGTCGATGGTCAGATCGTCTTCAGATCCCTCTGGGTCGCTTGGCCAAACAACGTCGACGATCTCGAACTTCTGCGCAAGAGTCGCGATGGCTTCTTCTGGGTCACCTTCAATACCCAGTAGTTTCGACATTTCAGCTTCGAACTCGTCAGCCTGGTCAGCACGCACATACACCTTGATGATGTCACCTTCAGGATCGGCAGGATCTTGCAGACCGAAAAGAATGGTGTCAACCTCATCGTTGATCTCAGCTGCACGCTCAAGATAGTTGTTGATGTCAGATCCTGACAGCTTGCCGTCAGAGTTCAAGACGTTGCGCATCATCGAGAATTGCACATCAACAGGCTTCGCGGAAACGTCACCACTACCCGCGTTAGAACCATCTGAGCTCTTGAGGTCAGCTTGGAAATTGCCTTTTGACGAGATACCCGCCAGCTCTTGAATCAACTTCATGAATCTTTCCTTGGATCTGGGAACTGGAGCGACAGCCGTTGAGCCGCCTTAGATCGCTTACGCGGCACAATAACTCGGCCTCTTGCAACTGGTTTCCGAAGGATCTTTGACTCCCGGCTTGCGATGGCACTTGCTGTCGTAGAAACACCAGGAGTCGCTGCTGTTGAGGGTGCTGCAGGCGCGACAGCGGCGCCCTCATCTTCCGACAGGCGACTGATTTCTTTGAGAAGCGACCCCTCAAAGACCATTGGATCGGTGGTTGCAGGACTTGTCATGAGCAGTGTAGGTTGCAGTGCACGGAATCGAGTAAAGAGGAATGATCGTGGAATGAACTGCAAGGCGTACATGTACAGCCTGTTGGAGGCCTTGATCTGTTCGTCTTGTGTAAGTTCTGGCCATCTAACCATCCAATCAAGCAGGCTATTTAGCCGTTCACTGCGCAGCCCGGATAGATCAATAAGGCGCTGTAGCGTTTTCCGGTGATCTGCCCAGTCGATCTTGACCTGCTTGTCAAGTGAAAAGTCCATGTGCAGGAACTTCCACCAAGGCGCCGGGATGTGTCGCGTGACCTTGAACAGCTCGGCTTGCACTTGCTTCGTCATGTGTTTCTTGACGTCAGGACGGCTGTTCCGCCAGAACATGTACCCCCAGTGATTCAGCGGGCTCATGTCGGCTGACCAGCGCTTCAACATGTAGTTCTTGCGGTCGCGGAGCTTGCGTAGGGCTAGCTTGTCTTGAACATGGAACATGAACATCGTCATGAAGGCCATAGCGAAGTACCCATTGAACAGCTGGAAACTGTCCTTGCGATCAAAATCACTCAGGTCGATCTCACCAAAGCTCGCCCGACGGGTCTTGATCTTCTTGATCCTGGCTTCGAGCAGTGCCTCGTTTACCTTTTCATGTGCGGCCTTTGCGTGCACACCGTACAGCACCGCGAGCAGCTGGTCGAGCCGATCAGTTCCCTTGACCTTGTTAAACAACTCAGTTAGGTTCTTCTTGGTCTCGGCGAAGCTTGCGAGGGTCTTCTTGACCGTATCGTCAGACAGACCGAACTCACGACCGTCCTTGAGACGGAGCTTGTACTCCTCACGGGACTCTTTGAACTCCTTGAGCTTCGCCCCAAGGTCCTTGTTCGCGTTCGAGATCAGAGCCAGGATTCTAAGCCGCAGACCTTGAAAGTCATCAAGATCGGGCATACCTTTCGCCATGTTCCGAATGGTGTCAGCTGGCGTTTCACCCTTGATGCTGGCCAGCAGCTTGCGTGCGTTTGCGCTCTTTGCCAGCTCACGGTTGCCAAGCGTGTCGGCGATCTTGATCTTCAGGTCACCAACCAGGCCACCACGCGCCTCAAGCCCAGCTTCAGGATCGGTGGTGTTTATTGGTCCTTGGAGCTCTGCTCGGACTGCCTGGTTGAATCGATTCACGGCCGTGAACACGTCACGATCAACGATCTTGAGCTGGCTACCATCTTCAGCCCGAAGCACGATACCTTCAACCTCAAGGTTGTCACCGTTCTGGGCCCGCAGGGATTTGACGAGCTTGTTGATCAGCAGCTTCTTAATTGGCAGCTTATGCTCTTGGTGGAGTGCGGCTTGGAGCTCAGCACGAGCCTCTTTGGCCTTTGGGCGATCGTCCTTGGAGACTTGATTCAAATTCAGGGTGAGCAGCTCGTACTTGGTCTTGCCAGCTATCGCGCTTGGCTCCTTAAGGAACTTCTCAAGCTTCTGGATCGCTGCATCAAGGCCATCAACCTGAAGCTTTGATGGGTCAATTTCCTTGGGCTCAACGAACTCGAAGGTCGTGATCTCAGGGCGGAGCTTCAGGTTCTCGCCGTCGTCCGAGCTCACGGCGTTGAAGCGAGCATCAACACGATGTCCCTTCAATGACTTTGCTAGCGCGGCAGCGGTCTCATCTGACGTTCCTTCGACGCCACGCAGGATCGCAATCTGTGATCCGCCCGTGTTGTACGACACCGCGTTTGGTTGTTGACCGAACAACACCTCAACTTCCACGATGGAACCAGGCTGCAGGTGCTGCTTGATGATCTCCTGCTTTTGCTCCAGCGCCGAGTGCGCGGCTTTGAACTGGTTGTGCGCCGAGACGTCTGGCCAGTTTACAACCTTGAACTTTCGTTCAGCGTTTGCGTGTTTACCTTCACGTGACGTGAAGAACCGACCTTCTTCGTCAACACCAACCCACAGATTAGCGCCATCGAGCTTTTCTTGCGCTTTCATCCGAGGAAGCTCACGCAGGGCCTGAATGAACTCATCCAGGTCCAAGTCCTCGATATGCGTCACTGATTCCAAGAGTACTGGCATGCCACTATTTAGGCCCGGATACCAAAGAAGGGGCCAATGGCCCCTTCTGTTTCATCCACCTCGATCTCAGGCGGCAGCTTCAGCTTCAGCCGGCTTTTCGGCGGCCTGCTCCTCAAGCTCGCGCTTCACGGCCTCAGTGATCTGATTCGCCACCGATTGAACCGCCGCGTTGGACTTGATGACCTCGAGCTGAGCGGCCTGCAGGTCAGCTTGGAACTTGTTGTACACCGCGACAGCGGATTGAATGCCCTGGCTGAACTTCGACAGCTCGTGCTGAACACCGTCGATCGTGATGGTTGGGGTGCCTTGATCCATGTTGGATGCTCCTATACGTATGGGTTGTGGTTGGTACCGCAGGTATTTATCGTGGCCGGAGACCAATCAGCTCTTGAAGGCCGTCGCCACCATCTTTCTTTGGGACAACGGCTGATGGGCCGGACTTCAAGAGCTTCGGCCGAGTGTTCACCAACGGTAGATCGTCGGCGTCACTGATCCGCAAGCTTTCGGCATCCCAGCGCATCTCAAGCTTCTTGTTCACGGCGTTGCTGTTCCGTGACTTCAGGAACTCGAAACGGTACAGACCAGCCGCTTCCATGTCCTCGGTCTTGACCAAGGCGATCACTAGATCAGAGGTGTTGATCTTAGAGATGCCGCCCTGAATGTGCGCCTGATCAAGCGACTTCTGTTCACGGGTGGCCTCAATCGCCCCTCGGCCAAGCTGTGACGCGCTGATCATCAGGCAATCGAAGTCGAAACCGATCGCTCGAACCTCTTCGGTGACGAACTTGTCCTTCGTGAACATGTTGTCGCCGCCGTGCTTCTGCACCGACGCCATCAGGTCGATGTAGTCCACGATCACGAAGTCTGGTCTGAAGCCGTGCACCGCCTCAAGCTCACGGAGGTACGAGATGATGTGGTCAGCGGTCGTCGTTCCCTCGCGCATGCGCTTGATGAACAATCGACCATAGCCCTTCTCACGGGCCAGCTCAACCTCCTGGCCAACCTTGAGCTTGTTCGCGAAGATGTTCTTGCCGCTGATTCGGCTGATCATCGAGTCTAGGCGCTTGGCCACCACTCGATCTCGCATCTCGAGAGAGATGTACACCCCGTGCAAGCCACGCTTCAGCAGGTTGTGCCCAAGGTTCAGCATGGCAACGGACTTGCCACCACCGGAGTTCGCCGTGAACAGCACCAGCTCTTGTCGGCCAACGCCACCACCAATCAGATCGTCTACGGTGCTCCATCCGGTCGGAATCAGGATCTCGGCCGCCTCGGCCTCGGCAAGTCGTCCAGCGGGGTCGGCAAAGTAATCGATGCCCAGATCAGAGTGCAGCGCGATCTGTGAGGCCAACTTGATCTCATTGACCATCTGGCCGAAGTTGCCCTTCTCAATGTGAGCTGGAGCGCGCAGCACGGCCTCAGTGACGGCACGAATCTGGCAGAACGAGGCAATCTGCTCGGCCAAGAACTGCAGGTCGCCACGCTGCAATGACGGCACCGCATCAAGCTTGAGCTTGGTCGCCGTATGGAAGATCTCCGGTGCTGGCACTGCCCGCTGATCGTGGAAGTACTCCTTCAGGAACTTTACGCCAGGTTGGAAGTTCGTGTCAAAGTACGAGGCCTTGAGCAGGTGCTGCACACGTGCAAATAGCTCTGGGTGGCTTAGCATGCTGGCCAGATATAGCCGCTGAGCCGCGTCGTCAATCAAGTGATCACTCATCCTTGAGGCGCTCCGCTACTTCTTCAGCCACCTGAACGGTCTTGGTGCTGTGCTGCCAGATGGACTCGATCTGATCAGCTCCCAGATGAATTGGGCGCGGGCCTTCAGCGTACCGCCAAGTGCAACCACTCTTGGAGTACGAGAATGAGTACACCCAAAACCTTTGTCGCTGCCCTGACTGGTACACGACCTCAATTTCAAAAAGTGGAACGTCAACCATTTTCACCTCCTGATCAATTGTAACGATCAGGAGATTTGGCGAATCCCAAGTCAGTGACGACCGATCTTGGCAAGCTCTAGCTGGAGCTTGGATTGCAGCGAGATGCCTTCGGCGGTCTTGATTGGGCTTGGGCGCGTCCGGTTCTTCATCAACGTCCAGACGGTGTAAGGCAACCCGAAGAGCTGCACGCTCTTGTTGATGTCGCTGGCTCGAGGATCAACGAACGTGATCTCCCAGCCGTGTTTCAACGCGATCTCTCCAAGCAACCCACCATTTGAATCTCGATCAATGACCACGACTTTAGTGCGACGGCAGCGATCAAGCACCTCAAGCTTTGCATCGTTGATCTCAGAACCAAGCAGTGCGACGCCCCGCACAGGGGCCGCGTCGGTAATCCCTTCAGTCACGAACAGCGGCTGATCAAGATCCTGCCAAAGGTGATCGTACCCCCAGAGCACCGCCGCTCGAGGTGCTGTGCACGAGATGTACCGTGGTTTGGAGTCCTTCACCGTTCGTGCTTGCCAGAAGATGACCTTGCCTGCGCGCATGCAGGGGATGATCACGCGGTTCAGGAACTTAGGATCGGTGCTGAAGTGCGCGTTCAGTTCCAACGGATCAAGCCGACGACTGAACAGGTACTCGATCAAGGGGATCTGCAAGTCCTCACGGAACTCACTGCCCAGCGGATATGAACTTGGTGGAAGGTCGACATCAGGTGTGAACAACGAGACCGGCGGCTTCAGGGTTTCAAGCGTGATCTCTTTAGGCTGGTTCGCCTTGTTGAAGAACGCGGTACCAACAAGCTCGTCGAGCTTTGCACCTGGAACCCCATGTGCCTCTAGGATTCGTCGGGCGCTCTTTGAGATTGAGGTGCTGCCTTCCTCATGCAGGAACTTGGCCTTGCAGTTGAAGCAGTGAAAACCGACGGTTGAACCATCGAACTTGAACCCGGCACGCTCACTGTGGTCATTACAGACCTGACACCGAAGGGCGCGAAAGCCAGTAGCCGATTCGCGCCCTAGGTGAACGTGCTCTTCAACGAGCTCCCTAAGCGTCAGCGGTTTGACCATCTGGCCCTTGAATGTCGTACCGTCCGCCGCACTTGCCGCAGTAGAACCAGGTCCAACCAAACCCGTTGTCGTGGAACTTGCCACCGCTGTGACCTTCTTTGGCGCAGCGTTCACGGATCTCTTTCAAGGCTGGGTAGTACACGGTGCGGTCGTACTCGCCCATGGCGTGCTTCATGAACTCGCGGCGTGCGGCCTCAACTCGGCCACGATCTTCCCAGACAGTGCTCATGAGGCGTACGACATGAAGAGCAACACCAGTGCCCCTGCAAGGTATGGGCTTGGGTTGACGCTGAAGAACATCGCCCCGATCACGGCAATCAGGATCATCACCAGCCCACCGATCTTAAGGCGATCTTTGTTCATACGCCTCATTGTAACGTCAGGCGACGACAGGGCACCTCGGCTCTTGGGCTGATGAGCCAAACACAAAGGGGACCCGAAGGTCCCCTGCGTTGTTCTGGTGTCACGAGCCTAGGTCTGTTGGCTACCTGCTCGCTTCTCCTTGTAGAATGCGATCGCCGCACGCATCAGCGGCTCGGTCACCGTGAGGTGCTCGGGCATGTGTGCACGCTGGTACAGCGCGTGCCACTGCGGCTTGCCCTTGAGCTTGATCTGCGCGACTTGCCAGAAGTCCTTGCCGTCCCTGGTCTCGTGACCCTGGCGTCGGCAGAACTCGAGGAAAGCCTCGAGGTCGTTCTTATGCAGCAGGCTTCTTGACGCCACGGGCTCTCCTGTTTCCGTCTGCCCAGCACTCACGCGCCCGTTGAAGGGTTCGGTCCAGCACGCCAGCTTCGGTGCCTGTGCGGTACACACGACTGGCCTTGAACAGGCAACCTGAGCGTCCGGTGCGGGGGTTGTTGAAGACCAGCAGGACGCGAATCGCATCCGCACCGGCTGGCCGAACGTCGCCGCCGTTCAGCGGCAACGACGTGTAGATCTTGACGAACATCGTCGGGTCCAGGTCGTGCTGTCGCTGGTACACCAGCTCACCACGAGCCTCTGGATCCGGTTTGAACCCGGCCTGTTCCAGACGCGAGATGAAGCTCTCTCGGCTGACTTCGACGTAGCGTTCGCTCATGTGGGCATTCTACACCCCAAGTCAGATGAACCTGTAACGGTTACAACTAAATAGTCCAAATTCTCTCTTAGAGGCTCCACATGTCTAATCTTCTCGTATCCGTCATTGATGATCTCATCCACGATCGCCGTGAACAGGCTCAGGTTACCATCCATGACTATATCTTGGGCAGGATGCAACAGCTTGCTGGATTGACAGAAGCCAAAATCAGCCCGATGAATTTCTCGGCTCTCAAGGGTGGTGAGACGCCTGATGAAAAAACAAAAGCTGCTTTGCAGAAGATGTGCGACGCTGCCGAGAAGAAGATGCTCAAGGATGTTGTTGCAAACCCAGACAACTTTGGCATCGACACGTACGAAACTTCCAAGGCTGAGATTCGTTCAGGAACAAATGTTTGGGCGCAGTTCGTGACGGTTTATGAGAACGGGTTCAAGATTGCCTTGAACGTTGACACCGATAACATCGGTGGAGACAGCACGAACCACGAGGAACAGTACGCCGACGCCTCAGGCAAGATCGTTGCGGAGATGCCCGCATTTGGAAAATTGATCTGTTCCCTCGACGTGCAGAGCGATTTCATGCGTGATGACTGACCTGGCAAGGTGACTACACCGGCTTGAAGTCGAACGGATCGCCGCCCTGTTGCAGGAACTGCAGGAACTGTTGTCCCTCAGCGTACGTCAGTCGGGGCGGGATGCAGGCGTACGCTTCGATGTGATGCACCGGAACCCACTGTCCGTCGTTCAGGTACTCGATGCGGTACCACAGCCGGTTTGTCACGAGACGAAAGCGATCACCCAAGGTAGTACTCCAATCCGTAAGCTGACACCGGCCCGGCGTTGATGTACTTCCCATCAACGAGCTGCAGCAATCGCCAGACCTGATCGCGACCGCCGAAGTAGTACGCCGTCGCTTCCATCCAGGAACCGTGCTCGTTGCTGTACTTGCGCACCAGGTACTGGCGCACCTCTGGCGGTTCGTTGATTGCCGAGCGCCACTTTCCAGGATCGAGCGATGGCCGCCAGATTGGGTTATTCAGGAAGCTCATCTGCGGCACAGTCATCTGGGTTCATCTCGTACTCGTCGAAGTCCGTCGGGGAGTCCAACAGGTGATCGTTAGGATCTTCCCATGGCTCATTTAGCGTGACCTGGCCAGTCTCAACCAGCGCCATGATGGCGCGTTGGATCTCTTCTGGCGGCCAGGCGTAGAAGGCCCGCACACGCTCGGTCAGCTCCTCAAGGCTGCACAGCCCTTGGTTGGCCGCCTTGAGGACCAGATCTTCCAGTTCAGCGTCCACTTTGGTTCAGCTTCCAATGTGTGTTGATTCGGCGAACATGCTGCTCAACCCCAATCGCGTAATGATACGAGTCATCGACAGCCTTGACACCGCCGGGCCCGCGGTTGTACGCGTTCAACAGCTCACGGCCTTGGAAACCGTACTGGCGGGTCAACAACAGCAGGTACTTCGACGTGATCTCGATGTTGAATGCCGGATTGAGGATCAGATTCGCCTTGAGCTCGTCGTCGGTCCGAGTCTGGAACTTGTACTTCTGCCAGAGCTCCGGCCAGCGGGCCAGCACATCACGCGCCGCACCAACCTTGATCTGACCAAGCCCGTAGTACTCGTCACCTCGGTTTCCAGCCACGCGGTATGAGTCCATGCCGCCGGCCTTGGACTCCTGCAGGATGACACCCTGCACCAGCTCAGGATGACGGTGACCGTCGGCCTTCGCTTGCAGATAGGCCTTGGTGAGCACTTGGTGCTGCTCTTTCGTCAGGCCACGCGGAACCACCACGGCCGCCTGGTTTCCCATGCGCGGTCCGACGGGCTTTTCACCGATCACGGTGGTCCCAGTCGGTTGTGGCATCGTTTCGAACAGCTGTGCTGCTCCCATCGCCAGCGCGCCTAGCACCGCCAGCATCCCGATCATCACCTTGGTCATGAAGCACTCCTTAGTACTGATGGCGGGTTCACCGCCAAGATTGGTCAGAGCTCGGTCCATTGTATCAACAAAGTTCACCTGAAAACACAAAGGGCCGCTCTCGCGGCCCTTTGTTCAGGACGATGAGCCTCAGATCTTACATTCTGGGTGGTTCGCCAGCGACCACGCCACCGCGTGGGTCTGCAAACTCTGCGCCGATCATCTTGTCGTCATCGCCGCCGAGCTCGACCGAAGCCAGCCCGCCGCCGATAACAGCGCCCTTCGGGCGCTTGACCTTGACATAGTTCATGTGGAAAAAGTCAAGGGCGTTCATGCCGTTGTTCAAACGACCCTGAGACAGGAGCTCCCAAAGTGGGTACTTGTCAGCGTGAACTGACGTGATAACCGACTTCAGCCGCTTCTTGTCGATGGGGTGCAGCTTGTCAACTTCAATCCCAAAGAGCGTGCCGTCAGCTGTTTCCTTGACAATGGCGATCTCCTTCAGGAGGCCATCGTCGTTCCAATCAACCAGCCATACGTGCTTCAGGTCAGTGGGACGCTTCTCAATTTTCGTTTTTGCAGCCATGATAGACTCCTTCACGGGACATCGTGAACGATTTACCGCTTGAGCACATGCTCTCGCGAACCCTTTGTACGCCGAAGCGTAAGTCTATTTACATGGCTGGTCGTTTAGACCTTGTAGATCTTGACGCGGTACTGGTACGGCTCTCCCTTTTTCAAGGCGTGCTCTTCCTCGAGCTCGATGCAGAACCCAGCCTGCGATCTCTTCTTGAAGAACCTGAGGACCTTCGCGGCGTGAGTCCAGTTCTCAAGGACGACATGATGAACAAGCTTTGGGGCCTGCGCTAAGACCTTGTCGATCTCATCGATGAACTTTCCCTCGGCATCTGGGTCAACGACCTCGACGTCTGGAAATCGAGCATGCAGGGCGTACAGCAGCTCTTGCAGCCGGCGATGGGAATCACTCAAAGGACAGCCCTCCGATTGGTTTCGCCGCTGGCTTCTTCTCGAGCTTCACTGGTGGGGCGCTTGGCCGCGTGCCACTAAACATCGGAACAAAATCGATTGCGCGCTCGGCGATCTGTGCAAGCTTGTACTTCCCAAGGAACTTGTTGAAGTGGAAGAAGTTGAACGTGCCGTGATGCTCACTCTCGTGCTCGATCACCTCGGTGATGAGCTGGCGGATCCGTTCTGGTTGCGCCGACAGGTTCATTAGCAGGTTGTTCTCTTCGAACATCCTGGCCACGGACATCATGCGCTTGTCGCCGGTCTCAGGGTCCATGAACTCCCACTGCGACTCGAGCAGGTTTGACATCGTGAACGCGTCGGCCTTGAGTGGATCGACCTTGTTGCCGACAACGCCGTACGCCTTGTGCAGCTTGGTGGCGCGAACACGAGGAAAGGCTGGCAGCACGTTGTCGCCTGCATCACCACGCATGCACTTCTCGAACATGAAGTACCCAGCGTCGTCAACGCCGCAGACCGCCTCGACGGTGCGTTGCTTTCCGTCGTCCGGATTCAGAAGCTTGATGTTCGGGCTGCCCAGGAGCTGCACGAAGTCCTTGTCGCCAGACAAGATCACGACCTCATCACCAACCGCACTGAAGTGCTGCGCGTACCCAGCAATCAGGTCATCACCCTCAAGCTCTGGATGGACCAGGGTCACGATGTTTGTGTGCTCACGAGCTAGGTCCTCGAAGGCCCGCATGACGTCGAACAGCACGGCCATGCTCGGGTCGGCGGTGCGGTTCCCTTTGTACAGGCGCTTGCTGTAGCACTCGTCAGACTTGGTGTACTCCTTGCGCCAGTTCTTCTTGCCCTCAAAGACGATGGCCAGACGATCAGGCTGCACGTTCATCCAGTGCTTTCGCAGCGACATCAGGGACATGTGCAGCCCGAGCCCCGCGGATTCAGAGGCATCAGCCGGGCCGTACCTCTGCTGGGCGGCCACGGTTCGCCAGAACAGGTTTGAGACGTCGCAAACAAGTCGTTTCATAGCTCTTCCAAAATCTCGTCTTGACTGACGCCAAAGGTCAGTCCATCAGTTCGGTCTTCATGAGAGACCTTGAAGGGCCATTGGCCAGCATCACGGATCTCGCGAACAATCAGACGGTCACCCTTCTTCGCCAAGTACCCGCCTGGGTGACAGTCATCGGGACCTTCATACAGGTCCCTCTTCATGATCACCTTAGATCCAACTGCAATCACAGCAGGTTCCCGAGCAGCCGTTTAGTGGCCTGTACCCCTATCCGACGTTCGAACAACTCACGCGCTTCATTGAGCAGCGACTGCCAGTTCTCGAGCCGTGCTCGCTCTGAGCTCGTTGCGCGCAGCGTCGCAATGATCTCTTCATTGTACAGATGCTCGAGATCGGTGCGCACCTCATTCAAGAGCTCTTCGACGGCTTTCTTGGAAGCATCGAGCTCGGCCTGATGGTCGGATGAACGCCAAAGAACCATCATCCAAGGAACAAGCTCCTTGAGACGTGATTCAGCTAGATCGTATCCAGAGTGTGTCACTTCATGTTCATCCGGCCAGACAACGTTGGGTGCGAATCAGATTGCACTGGGTCATCACCACCTGTCAGCTCAGTAGGCTTCATCTGAGAGGCATAGAAGAACAGCTGCACGGTGTCCTCCTCGGTCTCAGCCTGAAACCCCATGCTGTTCAATCGGTCAATGAAGGCCTGGTTCCAGTTGAAGCCAACCTTGATACGACCATCGTCCTCAAAGCCAACGACCTCGAACATCGCCCAAGGCTCGTCGAGCTTCTCTTGCTGCTCAACGAACAGGGCCTTGCCGTCAATGGGCTTTGGGGCCTCATTGAACCAGTTCTTGAAGCGCTTGAGGAAGCTCACCATTTACCCGCCGTGGCCATGGCCTTGACCGATGGCATGACACGCTTCAGCTCAGGCTCAACTGTCGTACGCAGACGCTCAGCGGCCATACTCTCGATGAGCGTGTCGACGATCGCTGATACCGCTGTTGTGGGATCCGTTTGCTGCAGCGCCTGCACTGTGATCTGCGCCGTGGTGCGCTTGCCGCCGAAGGCCAGCGTGAAGCCAACGATCTGCTTGTGCGGATCAATCTCTGCGTTGCAGCGTGGCTCCCACTTCTCAGCGAGCTCTTTGTACTTCGTGAGCTCGCTCATGGCGTGCTCGAGCTGGGTTTCAAGTCGAGCAACGTACTCGCTGCGGTTCTTTTCGATGTCGTCCATGGGCGCTCCTATGAGTATTGGATCTTTGGGATGGCTAGCAGGGTGTGCTTGTGCGCCTGAAGCTTGAACTGCCCAGAGCGCATCAGCGCTGTACTTACAACGTCGTTCTGTGACGCAAGATGCTCAAGCATCCCAAGAAGCACACCGGCGTTCGTGCAATCGAAGTTGTTCACTGCTGGGTAAGGGGCCTCGATGAACTCCGCCGGCACTGAGAGCTCGGTCTCAAATCGGTCGTTGTTCTGATCCATGGCCTCAACACGAACCTGTCCATCCTTCCTGACCTGGAAGGTGACCTGCTCGGCGCCAATGGTCTTGACGGATTTCGCGATCAGGGCGATCTCTGGCTTGGTGAGCTGCACCACCGCCATCTCCTGATCGGTGTTGGTCTTTGGATACTTCAGGAGCTTCGGGTCGGTGCAGCGGAACTCGATCTTCGATGAAGCTCCGCGCAGCGTAAGCTTCTTGACCAGGTTGGTGTCAGTGAGCTCGCCTTCGATCAGGATGTTGTCGCCAAAGAGCTTCATGCGCTTTTCGAGCTCGACCAAGCGGCCGATCCCGAACGCAACACTTGGATCGATTGAGAGCTCAATCGTGCTGAAGATCGCGCCATGGTGTTGTGGGTTCAGGCCACGTACCAAGCCTTCATGGATCACCGCATCTTCCACTCCAGCGAGCTTGCAGGCGGCCAGCGCCGAGCGCAGCTTGAGAACGTCATCAGAGTTCAATTTCATGATCGAATTGTACCGTCAAAAGGTGAAAACGGATTTCAGATACGCGGTTTGAGGAGTTGGAAGCTCTTGACCCAGAGCCTCAAAGATCCCCTTGATCTTCATGTCGATCAGCTTCTGTTCAGTGACCTGCATGTCGATCTGGAAGTTCTCCTTAAACCACTCTGGCAGGTGCATCATGTCCGCCGGGAACGCGATGCTCTTGAACTGCCAGCTGTTGGGTCTCAGGTAGAAGATCACGGCCTTGTCACCAGAGCGAATGGCCTTACCACCTGGGTCAAAGGCCTCAAGGCACTCGTTGTAGTTCACCGCGGCTCGCACGTGTCCTGGAAGCCGCACCTTGCCTCTACCGATCTTCTCGGTGCGCTTCCACTCAGCGTACAGCGCATCCAGGTTGTTCACCTGCTTCGCGGTACCGAGCGCCAACAGGTCCTCGGTGCGATGAATCAGCGACCCGCGGTGAGTGTTCACAAAGCGCTCAAGCTCATCATGGTCCTTGCCACTCAGCACCAGGTCCATCAGGCCCTTCAGGAACTCCTGCACGACCTTTGGCGTGTCGGCTTTCTTGATCTCAGAGCCCATGCTCTTGAGTTTCGGCTTTGCGCGAAGGTCAGCTCCCTCAAGGTTCACCACCTTCAAGGTGTATTTTTTCTTGGCGAACAGGAACAGCCCCGCTTCTGCAACGACCTCACGGGCTGCCTGAATTAGGTTCTCGCGGCCACCAGTGCAGTTGAACTTGGAGGCCATGAACTCAGGGAAGGTGGCGTTCGTGCGAGCCGCAACCTCATCAGCTGTGGCGACGGCCTCCTCGTAGTTCGAGGCGCGCGTCATGAAGTAACACGAGTCTGTATCCCCGTAGATCACCTCATCCGTTCGAGTGTAGTACACCGCACCTTGGGTCTCGTCGTTATCACCGTCTTCCTCCCCAAAGATCATCGGGGCAGGTTCGGTTGGAAGCCTGTCGAGGGCCTCAAAGTTCTTGGTGTACCTGTTCAGCGAGTGCGAGATGCCTGGCACGTACGTGGACTTGTTCCCAGCCTCGCGCGTGTACGAGTACCGCTTCTCAATCTTGCACGGCTGTCCCGTGACCAGCTCACCAATGGTCTGCCCCATGTGGATGCTGATCTGGCGGCCAGTGCCAGTCACTGATGCACCGATCTCTCGACGACCGAAGCGGAATGCCTCGTTCAAGAGCGCGCCGTACGTTGAGTTCAGCTGGATCTTCTTGGTGAGCTGCAACAGGTCGTAGTGCTCGGCCTGCCGTTCGTACTCAGCTTTCTTTACTGGATCGGTCTCTTCCTTGGCGAGCTTGGAGTACTTCTTCTTCTCAGCTTGCAGGCGTTTTCGCTCACTGAACCAGAAGGTCAGCGTGTCAGCCACCATGCCTGGTCGCGCTTGATCGAACACCGTACCAAACGCGCTGATCGCCCAGTTCATCTCACGCAGCACGTCGTACCATTCCGCGCCAGTGCGGGTATCAGCACCCCAAGGCATGTCAAGACACCAGAGGTTGTCATCGCGGGCATTGATGCCGTTCCAGGCTTTCTCTTCCTCGGTGAACTGTCCAATGAAGGTCTCGACCGACATGTTCAGGGCGCGAATCACTGAGGGGTACAGTGACGTGATGTCGACAGATCCGATCCAACGGTGCAACCCGGCCAGCGGAGTCATAACGATGGCACCTTCGACCTTGGCGTTCTCGGTGTCTGGAATCACCTTGTCCGTGCAGATCAGGTTGTGCACCTGATGCGCGCGGTTCATGATGCCGGTTTCGACATATCGAACGGTGCCAAGAATTGCCTCGAACGGCACCGTGTTCTCGTGCGCCATCTGGTTCACGAGCTGCATGAGCTTGAACTTCTGGTCAAGCTTGACAAGCACCTCAACGTCACGTGCGTTGTACGTGATGAAGTGCACAAAGTCGCGGTTGTACAGCTGCTCTAGGGTGCCATCGTAATCGAGCTTTGGAACGTCAAGCTCCTCAGCGGCAATGTTCGCCAACGAGTACGAGACACGACCTTCGAACGTGAACTTCTTGAACAGATCAAGATAGTCGAGGTGGGTGCGGCCACGCAACGAGTACACCGTTGTCTCAGTGCCGAAGCGATTCACCTTCCTTGCACGTGGCAGCCCACCACCTGGAAAGCACAGCCTACCAGTTCCCTTGGTCCCAAAGAGCCGCTCAAGTCGCTTGATGATGTACGGCAGATCGAAGAACTCAGAGTTCCAGCCGCTGACAATGTCGGCTTCTTCGATCTCCTCGAGCATCCCCGCAAGAAGCTCACGCTCGTTCTTGCAGATGAACACATTGGGCTCGAAGCCGAGCTTGTTCTCGATCCATGACTGAACGAGCTTCTCGCGGAACTCCTTCTCGTTCAGCTTGAAGCCCTTGGGCGGCACCACGTACGTGATGTACTCGCGAGTCCAGGACTGGTAGATCGTGACCGCGTTGATCGGGGCGTACGGGTTCTCTGGCGAGCTGAAGCCGATCTTAGAGTCGTAATCGACCTCGATGTCGATGAACGCGTAGTTCACGACCGGCGTGGCGCGGCCTTGGTACACGTCCATCAGCAGACGTGCAAGTGGTTGCACGTCTGACTCGAAACGGCGGCTGAACTTCTTGATCAGCGCCTGGAACTCGTCCTTGTCATTTGCCTCGACCTTGGCGAGCTTCTCACCCGTGATCGAGGTGTACTCACCGTCCGGGCTCGGCACGTAGAAGTACCGAGGCGGTTCGTACTCACGCAGGCCGCGTGGGCCACCGGCGATTGGACGCTCCCAGACCAGGATCTTGTCGTGATCCTGGTCGTAGACCGCGCTGATGTACGTGTTACTCATCGTCACCGTACGATGAGTGATCGGGCGGCAGCAGCCCCATCACCGCGTTGATGAGTGCTTCAAGCTCCAAGACGTTGTCTTTACGCGCCGAGTAGTCGTTTGAGTACACCATCGCCACGTAGTAGTTGAAGAGCTTTGGGTTCAGATCAAGCTCGTTGCGAGCAACGTCTCGCAAGCTCTTGATGGTTTCTTGCTCGAGCTGGATCTTGGTCTTCGACCGAACGGCCTCATCAACCAGGTTTGTCAGCTTGGCCTTTGCCGCCGGGTCTTTGAGGATGTCCTCAATCGGGCGAAAACGGCGAGTGGGCGGTTCTTTGGTGATCAGGTTCAAGGCTTTCTCCTAGTACGAAGAAAGATTGTAACGAACGCGTGATGACGTAACACCCAGCCGGTGGATCAGTTCAGTGTACGTTCTTGTTGGACCTCGATCAGCTGCGCCAGGCCAAAGGCGTGAATTGCCTTACCCTCAGCTGGGTCTACATTGGAATCTACCACCCAGACCTTCGCGATCTCGTTGGCGCCCCAATCCTTCGAGATCGTTGGCTGCCCGCTGTGTTTTGGATTCACCTCACTGAGGAGCTTGAACTGCCGGGAGGTGGAGGCCTCATTCAGCGCACGCGTCAGGTCGCCAAGCACCCCATTGCATGACTCGACCGCTGCTTGCAACGTGTCAAATTTCTTCGAGCTCAAGATCAGGTCCTCGGCCCCCGGGACGATGGCCTTGAGCTTCGTTGGAATCACACCTGCTTCTGAGAGCTTGACGCTCATGGCGAACTGGTACTGCATCAATGCACCTTCAACGGTTCAAACTCGTACAGCTCCTTGAGGGGTGGCAGTGGGAACTGGTGATAGCAGACCTTGGCCTCAATGAAATCCTGGTCCTCGTGCTTGACGGTGACCTGGCTGAAGATGAAGGGGTTGTTGAAACCTGACACCGATACGATGTCACCTTCTTCGTCGAACTCGATCTTCGAGTCGTCTGGCTCGGCCGTCGGCAGGTACATCGGGTTGAACTCGGTCGAAGGTTCAAGCTTGACCTTTGACAGCTCCAAGATCGTCTCCACGGCTTTGTGAAGCTCCTTTGCAGCCTGAATGTCGGAGTCGTATGAGGTGCTTGTCACGAGCACTGTGCTGATCGCATCTTGGTTCGTGAACAGCTCAAGCAGCGAGCTTGCGGCCCGCTCATGCAAGAGCAGCGTGTAGAACGACTTTGTGGTGCTTGGAGGGGTGATCATGAGTCAGGACCTATGACAAGCTCGTGATCCAAGGAGACTGCTTCATCCGATCCTGAAAGGCCAGTTCGGATGAAGGTCGGCTCGTTGTGTCGCTGCACCACCAGCGCCGGGAAAACTTCAGCCAGGGCTGTTGCCGTGACCATCAGGGTCTTCACGGCGTCATTGAGCTTCACGACCAAGTACCCATTCACCAAGGAGCTCAGAGGTGCCCAGATTGATCGCTCGCGGTCCAGGGACGTGTATGGCGAGCGGGCAAACAGGATTGCCACATCGCTGAGTGGCGTGCCGGCGCCGGCAACTGTGACGCTCTTAACACGGAGCTTCACGTCGTTGATGGGCTGAACGATCTCGTCAAAGTCGAGATAGAACAGGTGCCACTGGTCGGTGCTGGGTAGTTTCCTGACGTAATCAATGCCTTCCCACGACCCAAGGCCAACGCGCGAGTCGTCGTCAATCACGTGCTCTAGTGTGAACAAGACCGTGCTGGTGGCCGAGGCCTTGCGCACGATAATGTCGACCTGCGTGTTTGTGCCGGTGATCTGGGTGTTGAACAGCACCGAGTTTGGCGGAACTGGCGACCCAACGGACCCGTCATACAACTGGTACTGATTTGCGCCGGTGCCGGCGGTTCGCTTGACACCGTTCACGTACACCTCAACTTGATCGGGCGTTGGGCCGGTAAGGTCGTACCTCAGCACCTTTCGGTTTACACCATCTTCGACACCGTTGATGATTGTGAACGCACCAGAGCGACGGTAGGTGTACTGCCGATAGTCCTGGGCCGTTTGATTCTCGGCCTCGAGCTCCAGTACGCACGGCCCGACGGACTTGTTACGAACAGCCAAGACGAGCTGCCCTTTAGAACCAGTGCTCGTGCTGAGAAGCTCGCTTGGTTGAATCGAGCTCGATCCCGTGATCTGCTGACCGCGCTGATACCAGTTCGTCAGGCCGGTTGGCGGCACGCCGAGGATCGACGAACCGTTCGAGAGGTATCCAACGGGTGACAGCCGACCCTCACAAAGCAGCGTGATCGTGCACCGATCAGGCTCATACCTTGTGACGTTGATCAGTTGGTCTTTGGTGCGCTGACAGACAGAGCACTTGAGTTGGACGTAGCGTTTCAGGTTGTCCCCTGCTAAATAGGCAATGACTTCTTCAGTAGCAGTTATTTACGTGGTGTACTTGACCGCCTACTCAGGCAATCTACTGCCGCCGTTCTACATTGGGTCCACGTCAATGGGCAAGATCCATGCGGGCTACAATGGATCCGTGACCTCAATCGCCTATGGTTCAATCTGGAAGAATGAGAGGAAGGACCACCGTCATCTTTTTAGGACAGTGATCATTAGCGAACACGACAGCCGTCAAGCCGCCCTTGACGCTGAACGTCGGCTGCACGAAATGCTAGATGTAGTCAACAGCCCTCTCTTCATTAACCAGGCAATCGCTGGTGTTCATCCTCGCAATAGCGGCCGCGGTAGGAAAATGTCAGACAAGACACGCGCCGCGCTAAAGGCTGCTAATACAGGCCGTAAGCAGAGCGAGGACGCCCGCGAGAAGATGAAGGTAGCTTGGGAAAGCCGACGTCAAACGCCAGTAAGCGAAGAAACACGCGGCAAGCTGTCTGCTGCTCACAAGGGGCGAAAACGCAAGCCTATGTCAGAAGAGACTAGAAAGAAAATATCGGCTTCAACGAAGCGCAGGCCGCCACCGTCCCCTGAATCGCTAGCAAAGCGATCAGCAACCCAGAAAGCTAGGTGTTCTACACCAGAAGCTAGAGCCAAACTATCGGCTGCCGGAAAGGCTAGGTGGACTTGAACTAGGGCTTTTCAACCTGCGTCCGGTACTGACGAAGCACGACACCGAGATCGTTGCAGGTGAAGGCGTGCCCGTTCTCCACGTTCACCACCGAGATGCATTGCCCAAGCTGGTCCACCTGCACGATCGGCAGCATCTCGCGCTTATACCAGATCGTGAAAGAAATCGTAAGCAGGCTGCTGATGATGCCAATCAACATCGCAAGCACGAAGAGCTGCGAGCTCGTGATGATGGAGTACTTCACATCCCACCTTTCTCTTTGATCTCGAACAACGAAGAACGGTTGACCCAGCGCTTCCAGGTCCCATCGTCTTCACGCGCTGGGGTGACCTCGACGAGCTCTTGGGTCTTACCCACCACCTGTCGGTGGGCAACCCTGCCGGTGAGCTTGACCTCGATGTCATTCAGGACGTACGTGCTCATGTGCGTTGATGAAGCATTTCCAGAGGCTATTTAGGTTCTCAAGACCCACTGGGTTTGCTGAGTGCACGTGCATCCTGATCCGCATGACCTCTTGACTAAAATGGCCATCAAGGAACCCGTTGATCAGGAACCAAAGGTACCCTGGAGCGTCAGCCCCATCACCAAGGTCATGATCCAGGCTCATCGCCAGTGGCAAGCCATAGGTCTTGGTGTGCTCTGTAGCGGCAGCAACCGACCGAGCTACCACCCATGAACCATCAGGCGGGGCGCGCAAGTCATCCAGGAAGAGCTTCCAGGTCATATGTCATTGTACCCAGACCAAGGCCCGGTGTACACTACGCCGTGGCGGTCAACCCAGCGGTGAAGATCTTCTTCGCGTTCCGTAGTACCGCGAGACAGGCCCGTGCGTCGTTAAGCGGGTTGTGCAGGCCGCGCTTGTCGATCCCGCCAAGAAGCTCGAAGACCACGTCTGACTTGTACTCGCCAATCAGGGCAAATGAGAACCCACTGGTGTCCACCAGCACGTGATGGAACTTCAGTGCGTCTTCCAACCCATGATCACGGAAGAGCTGCATCGTGAAGTCGTTGTCAAAGCTCACGTTGTGGCCGATCGACATGATCTTTGAACCAGGAGCGAAGTACCGCATGAGCAGCTCGATCAGCGCCGCAAGCGCTTCCTCCCGAGGCATGCCGTGTTCCGCCAGGTACTCACGCGTCAGCCCGTGAATCTTCTGCGCACCCTCAGTCCACTTGTACTTGGTCTCATCGAACCGTAGCTCGCAGTGCAAGCTGTCAACCTCTTCCCAGGTCTCGGTGTTGACGATCAGTGCGCCAAAGGACAAACCTTGGTGCGCGATGCTGGAGTCTCCACCGAAGTCTGACCCTGATGTCTCCCAATCGATCAGCAGCCCGTACTTTCCTGGATGTGCCTTGCTGTACCCGCGTTCCCAAGCCATGTCAGTTCCTGTTCAAAAAGTTGATCACTTGATCAGCGCGCTCAGCTGTAGTTTTCGCACTGATCTCGAAGTACGGGGTGCTTGACATCAGAACGAAGTTCACCTCGTTCTGATACACCTGCTCGGCGCTGTTTCTCCTCGCGCGATGCGGGTCATCGACGAACTGCACGTGCTCCATGAGTGGAAGCAGCAGCACTGAGCTGTAGATCCTGTTCTGGGCTTCGAGACACATGAGGGTGTACTCTCTGAGCCATGCCATGGCCGGCCCGAGTGAGATCTTCCTGGCGTCAACTAGCTCCCACGTCCAGTACTGGGTGTACGCCACGATGTCTGCAAACGTGCGCTCCACTAGGATCGGTCCCTTCAGGGCCTCGTCGTTCTCGGTCTTTCTGGTCCTCACAAGATCCTGGAACTTGCGCATGGTGTCCCAGGACTCCATCACCTGATGAAGATTAGACCAACCGAGCTCGTTCTGGACGGCGCGCGAAACCTTGTACGGGTCGACTGCCCACCCACGTGCCTTGAGCTCCTCCAACAGGGTGCTCTTCCCGGCGCCCTGTGCGCCCGTGAGACCAATGATCATCATCATCGTAATGGCAGTAGCTCCGGTAGATCACGAAAAAGCTCTTCCTTCGTGAGGTGTGCCACCGCGTCGAAGAGCTCGTCTTCCTGGTACTCAGTGAAGGTCCACTGCAGGAAATGGCCTTCATACGACATCGAGCAAGTGAACCAGCTCGGGCGCTCACGAAGCGTTTCCAAGCTGAGAGATGGGCGCTCACGCAACTCTTCGGCGCCGATCTGAGTCTTGAAGTCCGTGGCGAACTCGCGCAAGGTGACCCCACGCTTCAGCTTCTTGATTCCAGAAGCCGTTCGTGTTCCTCGAACCGAGGCATCCACCGCGGTGACCAAGACAAATCGACGGGCCATGCCTGAACTGTATCTTGGCGGGCACTCATTTCCTGCTCAATCGAGGTCAGAGGGCGATAAATAGATCCAAATTCCTGGATTCGCTATGGGTTCCTTCAAACAATTCATCCAGCTTCTTGATTCAGACCTGAATGAAGAGCAGCTCAATGAGATCTTCGGGTTGTTTAGAAACAACAAAGAGCAGAATGCTCAGAAGATCGCCGACCTGCGAAAACAACGGGCCGCCTTGGCTGGCAAGAAGAAGATGACTGACGCCGAGCTCAAGGCTGCCATGGATGCTTGGGCCGCTGGTCAGAAGAAGGTCCCCGGCAAGATCAGCCATGATGACCTGGAAGCTGCGCTCTCGGCCAACGACAGGAAAGCACTGACTCGCATGGACCGCGAGCGTGACGTGAAGAACGCCGAGCTGGCCAAGAGGCTTGGCCGAGCATAACCCGGCGACACCAGACAGCACCGAGGGGCCCTAGGGCCCCTCGTCTGTTTGGCTCAACACCTTTACGGTTTTGGTGTCACCGGTGGCACCATGTCAATCAGCTCGGCTGGCACCGTGTCGAGCTCTTGAATGTCGGCGCCGGTCGTCAGCTCGATCGAGCTGTCCATGTACGTGTATCTCTCCTCGGACTGGCGAGGTTGACGCAGCAGCGAGTTTGCCCAGGACTTGATGTCGCTCACGTCCTCTCCAGGTACCAGATCTGCACATCGATCCAGGCGATCTTGATCGCGTACCAGCGGCTCTCCAACCAGAGCCTGATGATCACCAACAGCAGGTCCATCATGCGTACTCCGAAAACTCCTCGTGCTCATGGATGAGCATGCGGTCGCGGTATCCTTCGGCTGCCGTCTCGGTCACCAGGTTGTCCGGGCTCGGCGAGTTTGTGGGGTACCGCATGGCGATTAGGGTTTCCGCCAGCCGCCAGCCGCGAACGTACTCCTCGTCGGCTTCGCCAGGGCTCAGCGCTTCAACCGGGATCAGTGCAAAGGTGCTCATGGTGGCATCATACACCGCTTACGGCTTGAACTTGTAACGCGTTACAACTCTAAATAGTTCGTCCGTCTAGGAGCCAGATCTTGACCAACGAACAACGAGCGAAGCTGCTCCACCAGGCTGGAGCAGCCGCTCTCGAGCTGAACAGGCAACTGAACCTGCTGTATGATGGGTACGATTTCTGCATCTCTCGATATCACTTTGACGGTGCGCTAGAACAGCACGAGCTCAAGGAGCTGCAGGCCTCAATCAAGGAGCTTTCAACCCTACCCAAGATGGTGGCGTTGGAGCTCAATGCTTGGAGTCAAGATCTCGAGCAGACATTCAGCCGAATCGGGTTTGAGATCCACGTGCTGAATGAGATCATGATTCACATGCACGCCGTTGCGTTTTTCCTGCAGCGGTACAAGATCGATCTTGAGCCGTTCAGCCTCAAGCTCTCGGCGGAGTCAATCGCTATCCTGAGAATGACCAACCGACTGCTCAGTACGCCTGCCAAGGCCTAAATACTCAAAAGCACGCGAGACCCCATGAACCTGATCAAGTCCCTGTCACAACCAAAGTCAAGTGTGTTGGACATCAAGCCTGGAGCGCTCGTCCAGCTCAAGGAAGACGTTGAAGGATTGAGCACGATCAAGGAGATCTTGACCGACGTCGAAGGCGCGGTGCGTGTACACCCTCCATTGAACGGGTACCAGTACTGGCGACTCGAGGAGCTCGAGGCCACCGAGGTCTTCGAGGCCAAGCTCTCAACAGATCGGATCTTCATGGTCTCGGTTCCGGCCACCGTCTTCAATGGACGGCACTATGAGTTCGGTTCGACGCCCATCAAGGTCATGGCCTCAAGCGCCGATGAGGCTGCTAGGTTGATCAATGATAATCGAGACGATGTGCTCCGGTTCTTGGGCACTCGCCGTGTGCAACCTAGCGGCAAGCCACTGCTCGATCCAAAGTGCGACGCGAAGAAGTGCGTGTTCTTCAAGGACACGTACTACACCAAGAGCTACCCGGCGAAAAGCAGCCGCGACGTGCTGACCCGCCATGGCGGGTTCAAGATGGTGAAGATCCAAGAGCAGGTCGAGACCTCGCTCTTGAAGCGCGCGCAGCTTGATGAAGGGACTTGGGTCGTCAAGAACAAGGACGGCAAGGAGAAGCGTTTCAAGGACACTGATTCACCAGAAGCCTTGGCCTGGAAGAACTCCTCAGCAGCTCCTAAGAAGAAAGCTGAGAAGTACTCCGACGAATGGTGGGAAGCTCAACGTGCCACCGGCAAACACGATGGCAAGATGCCATACACTGCGATCGACCAGGCCGAGCTCGAGTTTGGTGTTCTCGCGGATCTCGTCAACCCAAAAGGATACGAGATCAACGACTTCTACATCACGTCAAAGGGCGACATGATGATCGACGGAACCACGGTTGCTGTGGCCACGGTGCGCATGACGTACGAGTACGACATGAAGGAGCTGGGGTACACTGACGCGGACATCGAGCGCTCTGGAGCTCAAGATGGTCGAGGTCTTGAGTCCATGTATCTCAAGGTTCGTCGTGACCGGGCGAACCCAAACAAGATCGTGCTTGTCGGCGAATTCTAATCCTCGTCGAAGTCGTCCGTCTCGATGACGGTGTTGCCGAGGTAGAACGTCCCGTTCTCCTCGCTAACCGTGAGCCCATTGGGGGCTTCGATCATGCGGCCATCTTCCTCGCCGACGGGAGACTCGATGAGCTCGATCGGCACGGCGCCAAGCATCCCACTGTCGACACCGTACTCCGCCCCGTTCTGATCACGGTATGTGCCGTCACCGTACTTGGTCGACGCGGCCCAGAGCTGGTGGCCCTCGAACTCGACGACCTTGCCGTCGCCGAATCCCTGGACCGTGAGCAATCGATCCCACGTATCTCGATCGTTGTCGAACACGTAACACGGATCGCCGATGAAGTACGTTCCGGGTGGCAGCTTCATGATGCGTCTCCTGTCCAAGGACGGTCCTTGATCTTGTGGCCGAGTCCGACCAAAATCGCACGCACTGGGGTGGTCATGACCGGTCGAATGGTCACCTCAACGACGAAGAGAGGGCTCGACCAGCGCATGCCGTCGATGGCGTTCCAGAGCTGCACACTGCTCGCGGCACTGTTCGCTTCCTGCTCAGTGGCGAACAGCGCCGCGTTCTCCTTGTGGCCGGTCCACGATCGATCGGCACGCAGCAGCATCCCATCAGGCTTGCCAGACCAGCCACGCTTGCCGAACCACTTCGACCCGCGTACGACGTACATGGTTGGCGGGTGGTGACCGGATGGTCCAGTCGGAGGCCATGTCGTGCTCATCACAGCTCCAGAATCGGGTGCCCTGTCGTCGCCTGGTGTCGCCGGATGTCAGCGTGCCGACATTGCTCGGCTGACTGGGCCACCGGACTTCGATTCGGAGACCTTGGGCGCGACGCCGACGCCGCGAACCTTGAGGCGCTTGGCGGGGAGGAAGCGTTGCGCCGCCTCTTGTGGCTTGTCCTTGTTGGCCTTGGTCTCGACGGCGAAGTACACGCAGCCGTTGATGAACGTGGTCTTACTGACCACGTGCCCACGAAAGCCCGAGACCACGTCTTCGACCTCGGCGCCGAGTTGAATGCCTATGTCGTCGGCTGGAACCGCCTCGATCGGTTGGAAGTCCTTGTACCCGGGGATCTTCTTGGGATCTGCGATCTCGACGATCTGGATCTCGTCGATGTTGTACCCATCGGGGTACTTGCCGTCCTTGAAGTCTGTGCCACGAGGCTGGAGCGCGAACTGCGTCATGCCGCCGATGTAGTCGATGCGCTGCGTGACGACGCCGATGTAGCCGCTGACGACGTCTCGGCACAGGGTTCCGAGTTTGATGGAGCTCATTGCTGGTCCTCGTGTGAAGCCCCAAGCGGGGCGGTTAAGGGGTTCTTGGACTGGGAGCGCTGCGGCTGTCTGGAGCGGTAGGCCATCACGCGGGGCGCAGCGTCAGACCGCGGCGGCGCGCGATTTCGTTGATCTGCTCAATGCTGAGCGCCTGCGCGACCAACATCGGCTTGCGGGCGCGCAGATCTTCACAGGCCTCGCGCCACTGCTGCTCGCCGTACCTGGCGCGGCACGACGCGTCGAAGTATGGGTCGCCAGCCGTGATGTTCCCGGGATCGGCGTACGGGGGCGCGGCGATGAACTTGCGCGCGTCGTCCTCGAGCTGCGACCAGCCCTTCTCGCTGACCTTCAGCTGGTTGTACCTCGCCATCGCCGCGACCGCGTCGCGGCGAGCGTCCATGATGTTGATGGTCGGTCCTTTGATCTGCATGCCATCGTGACCACCGGTTGCAGCCAGCAGGGCCAACAGCGCCGTGTACAGCTCGTCGGCGACGCTCGGTTGAGCTTGCGTGTTCATGTGAGGGCTCCTATGTGGACGTGCTGTTGATGTCGCCGGCGACACGAGGTGTCGCCGGCTCGGTGCTTCAGCTGTTCACCATGGCGTACAGACCGATGCGGCGCCACGTGTCGGGCTTGTTCACGCGGGCCTTGACCACGTTCACCAACGAGCGCAGGTTCAGCTCCTGCACCATCGGGTTGTTCGCGTTCTCGGCCACGAACTCGAGCGCCTCGAGCTTGGCGTCCATGTCGAACTCGGGCATGAACTCCTCGGACTGCACGATCACACGCATGCGCTCGATGACCTCATCGCGCGTCATGCTCACGTCGGCGCACATGGCACGGGAGCGGATGGCCTGCGGAACCTTGTGCTTCGGCATGTTCGAGATGAACACGACACCACCTTCGAACTCGAAGGTCTTGGGCAGGTCCTCGTCGCCCCAGCCTTCGGCGTTCCAGGTCACGATGCGCGTGTCGTAGCTGTCGAGCGCCGCCTTCAGGATGTTCACGGCGTTCGGATCCTTCAGGATCGAGTCGCAGTCGTCGAACACGCAGATCTGACGGCGGTTCTCGTACAGCGTGCGGAACAGACCCTTGGCCGTGCTGTACCCCTTGACCACGACGTAACCGCGCTGGCCGTCGAACTTCGCGCCGATCTCCATCTTGGAGATGTCCTTCAGGCCGCTCTTGCGCAAGGTCTTCATGACCGTGAAGGACTTGCCGAGACCACCTTCGCCCGTCACCAGGGCCGAGGCCATCTGGTAATGCGCGACCATGTCGACGTAGTCGCTCATGATCTCGAAGCGCTCGTTGATCGGGAACTCGTCCTCGACCGACGGTACCGGCTCGGTCGGCTCGGTGGCAGCGGCGCTCGGAGCGCCTTCGACCGAGGGGGCCTTGCCGATGACCTCGAGCTTGGTGATGCCGTAGTTCTTGGCCTTCTGGCTGAAGCCGCCTTCGATCACGCGGCGCAGGTAGTCGGGACCACCGACGGGATCGCGATTCGAGGCGAGGACCTTGCCGTCGGCGGCGCGCGCTTCCCAGCGGCCCATCGAGTCGTTCCAAACGGCGGTGCAGGTCTTGCTCATGTAAGTTCTCCAGGTCGACGTGATGATAGATGAATCATACGTCGGTTTCTGGCCAGAGAACACCAGGTTTCTGTAACGGCGCTCTGAAAACTGTAACGATCATTCGTACACCACGCGATCGATCGCGAACCAGCGCGAGTGGTACGGCACGTACGTCTGCCTGTACGGCGGCGTGAGCAGCCAGATCCAACGACCCGGCTTCGAAGGAACTACACGATTGCCCGCGCCATCGGTAATCACCACGACGCAGTCTGGGTAGCGCCGTTCCTTGGCAAGCTCGGTGCATTTCTGCTCGATGATGTGGAAGTACGTGCCACCACCGATGCCGAGCTTCTCACCGGTCTTGACCTCGTTGACGGAGGTATCGAACGCGAAGGTGCGAGTCTCGAACAGGTCCTCTTCCTCTTCGAATGCCTGGCGGATCCGACTGAAGTGCTCGATGTACTTCATACACGAGCCAGACACGTCGAAAAACACGGCGGCCAGCAGCTTGTCGGGATCGGGCTTGGACTCAACCCGGCCAGGCAACATCATGGTCGAGCTGCTCAGGCGGCGGTTCGTTCTAGCGAAGCTCTCTTGCTCCTTCTGGGCGCGTTTGCGAAGCTCGCTGCGCTTGAGACCGGCGACGATGTCCTTGAAGTTCACCTTCGGCGGGATGCGTCGCTCGAGCTCGATGTTGAAGGGCGACAGCGAGATCCCGCGGCCGCCTTCAGGCCCCATGTTCTTGATCATGGCCTGGAGCTCGTCCCAGGACAGGTCCTGAGCAAGCTGTCCTGCCAAGGCGTCGGGGTCGTTGTCGTCCGCGTACCCACCTTCGTCGGAGTCGTCGTGCTCATCGAGAGTTTGCACGCCCTCGGGGACACCTTGCTCGATGAGCTTGCGCAGGTAGTACAAGAACACCTGATTGGGCTCGATCTGCTCGGGGTTCCTGAAGCAGGTCTCAATCCAGCAGTACTTGCTCCAGTCTCGCAGCAGACCACGAGGAAAGCTGAACAGGTTCACGATCATCTCGTTGATCGTGATGTCCTGCGCGATGTTCACGATTCGTGGAGTGGCGCCAGGGATGTGCCGTGCGTTTCGCACCCCGTGATCGAGCAAGACGTGCAAGCACTCGTGGATGATCACGAAGATCCGCTCATCCTCCTCGAGCGCGGCCCAGAACGCCTCGCCAAGGATCATGTGTGACCGCCCACCGGGCGGGAAGGCCACGCAAGCGGTCTTGGTCTTCTTGCCGAAGTAGATCTCGGACAACGACCAGAACGTGTCGAACACGCGGTGGTACTGCTCCAGTGATTGGCTGAGCTCGCGCTTCAGCTCCGCCGGGATCGGCCGGATCGTGGGTTCTGGCAGGTCCTTGAACATCAGAGGCTCACCAGGATCGAGGCCAAGAGCGCCAAGACCCAGAACTTCCAGGTAAAGCTCAGCAGCAGCTTCAGCAGACGCTGCCTGATCGTCGGCCCGTTGACATCAGGGCCGAGCGCGATGCACACCATCAAGAAGAACGTCAGGAAGTACCCAACGCCGTTCAGGGCAAGGATCAAGTTCTCCATGTCACATCCATTTCTGTGCTGCAACGCCGAGCAGGTACGTGTGCCCGTTGACCTTCTTGCGCTCGTCCTTGGAGAAGAACGAGAAGGTCTTGTCATTCGACGAGATCAACAGCGCCAGGACCGTGAAGTTCGTGTTCGACCCGTCCTCGTTCTTCATGGCCGCTTTCAGCGGGCCGGCCGCGAGAGTTGACATGGCGGCCGCCATGTGCGATGCCAGGAGCTTGAGTTGCGAGTTCTGCGCCTGCACCAGGCGTTTGATCTCGTCAGCAACCGACCCATGCTGCTGCGACAGCACCACCGAGTTCACTCGCCGCGTGATCTCAGGGTCGCCGATCTTGAGACCCTTGAGCTGGTTCATGAGCTCTTGCATGGTCACGATCTGCTTGTCCTGGTTCGTGAGCACTGGGGTCAGAGCCTCGATGAGCTCCTGCGGCATGACGTCGCGGTACGTTTCGAAGAACTCGATGGCCTGCTTGTTCTTGGCGTTCACGAGCTGCAGAAGCTTCGTGGCGTTGTTGATCTGGTTCACGAAGGCCTTGGCCGCCGCGCGAGTCTTGATCTCGGCAAGCTGTTCTTGGAAGGTCTTCGAGCGAATCGAGGCGACCAGCTTCGAGATGTTCACACCTTCCGGCAAGAAGTCCTGCAGTGTGCACCCATGCTCGTGTGCCCGCGCCGCGTACTCGAGACGTCGAGGAGAGATCTTGTGCTGTTGGTCTTTCGGCAGGTCGCGCCACCAGGTCACGAACGCGTGTCCGGTCTCAGGGAACTGGCGCTTGAAGTACGCCTCGTCCACGTCGTAAGGGACCGCGATCTGCACCTGGAACCGGTCCTTGATGGCGCGGTCGAGCTCGTTCACAGTGTAGTCTTCGCTGTCAGCCGGGTTGATGGCCGCCCAGATCAGACGAAGCTTGTTGAGCTTGAAGCCGTTGATGCTGCGGAACTGGATGAGCTCCATCAGCGCGTTCAAGACCTTGTCCGGCGCGCGGTTGAGCTCGTCGATGAAGATCGCCTCGATCTCATCAGCCTTGACGAACTCGGGGCGCACTAGGTCGAGCATCTGACCACCACGCTTCTCGTCGCTGATCGCGCGCGGCACACCAACGAGGTCAACCCACGGGTCCATGGTGGGGGCCGAGAAGTACTTCGACTTCAGGCCGGCGAAGGCCTCGTTGATCAGCGCGGTCTTGCCGACGCCGGCATGACCCTCGAGCATGACGTTGTACCCCAGATCGCGGTACATCGCGAGTCGTTCTTGAAGCTTCATTTGGTCGGCAGAATGATGAAACGCTTGACGTCGGGCACGCTGAAGTGCTCTTGACGGTGTACGCGGAACTCGCCCTTGGTCCACACCGCAGCTTGGGCACCGGTCACCCCGAACACCCAGCACACCGTGCCTTCTTCGAGGCGGGCCAGCGCCTCTCGGGTTGCCTTGGTCCAGTTCATCTGAAGCTCTCGATGCGCTCTATCGCCAGGTTTGTTTCGTGCATGCTCTCGCAGTTGACTTGGATGTACCGACTGCCGTCTTTATCTGCCCACAGCATGATGCATTCTTTCCATGGTTTACCGTAGATCTTGACAAAGGTGCCGCCTACCAAGACCCGGTACCAGCGGAACTGCACGAGCCTCTGCTCAATGTTTTCCAACAAGGCGAACGGGTCGAAGCTGACCAAACGACGGATCAAGAGAAGCATGCGTCTTCCTCCAAGCGGCGCTCCCACGCGATGGTGTCTTCCTCGCTGTACGCGGCCGAGCCGTACGCCGGGAAGGTTTCCTCCCAGCTCTCGAAACAGACAGGGAGCTTGTTGAAGTTCTTCAGGCGAGCGGTCAGCCGCTCGGCCATCACACCAGCGTCCTGCAGCAGCTCGCTCTCGATGCGACCAGAAGACACGTGCAAACGGCGACGATTGCCGAGCTCGTCCTCTGCTACCACGTACGCGGCAAACCCGTAGATATGACCGCGCGGGTTGTCGAAGTCCGCGTTCTCGGGGTTGGTGCCAAGAACGACGATGTCGGTCATCGGCGCGAAGGTCAGGTTGGTGTGCATGCTTGCATCATACACCAAGAACCAATTCAATCTGTAACAGCACAGAGAGTGTAACGTACAATCAAGACATGCCGTCACCGGAAGACGGCCATGACCCCTATAAGTTTGAATAGCGTCGCGATTCAGTGGCGCGAATTTTTGAAGGACGTGCCAATCAAGACGGCCCTCAATGAGGCTGGGCACGTTCAGGGCGCGTGTTCGGTGTACAAGCTTCAGATAGACCTAATCGCCGAGCGCACAACAAGCTGGTGGTACGTTGGGTACACCGCGCGCGACCCCAAGATTCGCTTGATCGAGCACTGCTCTGATCTTCGAACCTGCCATGTTACCGTGAACAACTCAAAGTCCAAGCTCTACGACCCAGAGTTCATGCACGGGCTGCAGCTCATCAGCCTGAACATGTCAGTCGTTCAAGGTGGGCTGGATGCGAATCAGGCGCCCATGATGGAGCGCCTGATTGCGATGGGGCTACGGAAATCAGTTGGTGAGGCATTACTCACCAAGCAGCCAGACCCTAAGTTTAGGGTAGTCTACGGCTGATGTACTCGGCCAGCGCGTACTTGAAGTTCTCTTCGAGCTGATCTTCTCGAATCTCGATCAGCTCGAGCTGTTCAGGAATCGAGGCGTGATCTCCAACATCGACCAACAGCACGCCCTTGTGTGTGGCCCCGTTCAGGAGCACGTCAAGCGCGACCTGAAAGTCTGGATCGGCCGGGTCAATGGTGCCCAGACGCTTCATTTGTTGCGCCAACGCTCGAACCTCTGCAGAGATTGCCGCCTGCATTTCAGCAGCCGCAACGAGTTGCTCTACAGCACGCCGGTGCATCTCATTCAGCTCGGTGTTCGCTATGCACATCGTGATGACTGCCTCCTCAAGGCGGTCAACAAGATCAGTAAGACCTAGCTCCCCGTCTTCAGTTTGCTCTTCGAATGTCTCCAGGATGGCGTTCAAGGCTCCAAGGAGCCTAGCATGGAGATCGGGGACCTCGTTCTTTGGTCTTGAGCTCAGGATCATTTCTCACCTCGTTCGCGCTTCAAGCGCGCCTCATGGTCACCTGGGAAGTACCTAGCGTGACACCTCGTCCAATCATCACGAAAGCAGGCCTGAGCTTCTTGAATCGTGATGCTCTTCGCGTTGCAGACCTCCTTGCGAAGGCGGACCTCCAACCTGGTCTTTTCGTACACCGTCCACTCAGCACGGTACTCATGGGGCCAGAGGTTCTCGATGTCGTTTGAGCCACCAACCGCGAGCGGGATCAGGTGGTCGATCTTGCAACCGCCGCGGCACTTGCTTTTCTCAACCCCATAGTTCTGGTACACCTTGTTCAGGCGGGACCGTGGTACAACGCGTGCGCGTTCTGTGTATCCCTTCTGGCAGACGAGCGCGGTGTCGGTTGTCGCGACAGCGCCAGGGGTCAGCACTGGATCGGGTAGGTGGTAGTACGATCGAATGGTTCGCGTCTCGGAGGCGTGCGCTAGATTGACGTTCGCCAGGCCGACGAGAACCAAGACAGCAACGACGATTAGACCGACCCAGAGCAAACCGCGCTGTTGCTGAGTCAATGGCTTGAAGTTCAACACCATCAACCCCGCTAACAGCGCTACTGCTAGTAGGAAAAACAGACCGCTCACGCAAATTCCTCCTCTTCATCTTCTTCTGGGGCAACCCAGCCGATCAGCAGCTCGTGCTGATCGGCCAGTCCCCGCAGCTCAATTGCCTCATCATCTTCCAGATCGACCGGATCAACGGGACCGCAACGCTCGAGAAAGATCTCGACGTCGTTCATTCCGTTGAAACCATGACCAGAGAAGTACACGTTGGTTCGACGAACCCCCGTGATCACGACGTACTCGTTGTTCTCGGTGTGCAGATAAACCTGACCGACTTGGATGATGGGGGTACGCTGCATTTCCTCGTCTCCTCGTTGAAAGTATCGTGAAACCGATTCTATGCTCATGAAAACAGAACGTACAACTACATTATTGGGTCTGAGGTAGGTTAGGTCACAGTCAAAGTCAAGGTGTAGTCAGTGAAGTCCGGGGTTGCAACGCTGTTGTTGTCCCAGTTCACGCGCAGGGTGAAGTTGTACGTGCCGACCGTGTTCACCGTTGAGTTGTTGGTGATCTTGACCCGGTTGGACGTGAACGCAACTGTAGAAGAAGCACCGGAGTTCCAGTCGGCCAGCGACACCAACGACATGCCAGGCGGCAGCGAGCCGCTGACGACGCTGATCGCGGTAGCGCGCGGGTTAGACATGTTACCGGTGATCGATGAGGCCAGGTACACCGTTGCGGCACCCTGTGCGACCGTCGCCGTGGTAGTTCCAGCGCCGCTCGTTAGAGAACCAGAGTTGGCGTACCAGCGGAACTGGGCCGGGACTGTGCGTGGCTGAACGTTCAAAGTAAACGTGCCTGTGGTGGTTCCAACCGGGCTTGTTGCCTGGACCACCATGGTTCCGCCGTTCTGCGAAAGCGTGACCGCGGTCGTTGGCAATTGCGACAAGTTGAAGTTCGGCGCGGTGCCGGTCCACGTCATGCCGGCGATTGGTGTGCCGTTGATGGTGACCGTCGCGGTTGGAGTCGTGGTGCTCGTGACCGCGATTGGGTCCACATGCGCCGCGATGTCTGGCTGCGGGGCGACCGTGACCGTTGTACCGCCGGCCAGACGGAATGGTGCGCCAAGCACTGCTGGCGAGTTCACTGTCAGCGAACGGGTCGTGATGTTCGAACCAGCCGCGTTCGTGGCGCGCATGCGAATCGTGTACGTGCCAGGTGTGTAGTTCTGGACACGTGTATCGCCCCCAACACCAACTGCGTCGAATGAGCCGTCGTTCGTGTAGTCCCACTCGATCAGCGTTGGGCTGTTTGTTGAGGTATCGACCAGCGTGATGGCTGCTGGGTTGCCAGTTGCTGGGCTCGGCGTCACGGTGAAGCTGGCAACAGGTGCAGAGACTGGAGGCGGCGTCACGGTGCCAATCACGAACTGCGTGGCGCTTGAACCAAGCTCGTCAGTCGAGGTGAAGGCCAATGGGGCTGGGTACAGTCGCAGACCAGCGCCATAGGTTGTCGAGTCGTCAATCCAACGCCAAGACACCGAGAACACACCAGTTGTGGCGCCGGTTGTTGAGACTCGGACGAACAGGTCAATTGAGTCGGGGCTCGAGCCGTTTGCGCCAATGTTACCTTGGATCGATACCGTGGCGGCACCGCTGGTCACCGTTTGCATGTCCGTCTTGGTGGTGCTCATGGTGGAGTACCCGCCATCAATCACGCTCACCAAGGTTGGTGAGGCCGCCGTGCTCAAGTTGTACAGCGCGTCAAAGGTCAAACGCCAACGGCCCCTTGCTGAGCACAAGGCCACAAGATCAGTGTCACTTGCGCCTGAACCGGTTGGGGCATGCGTCAAGAAGATCTCGATCGCCTGGCCAGAGGTGAAGAACCGCTGACGCTCGGCCGCGCTGAACCTAAAGCGAAGACCATTCTCGCGCAGCGTCGCAAGGCTGTTCGTCGTGGCGTCGATTGAGAACAGCTGGTGGTTTGTGATGCCGACACCTGGTGCGAAGTCATCGTTGGTGCCACTGGTTCCGAGGATACCTCGGAGCTTATACCGGCTAGCGATCGCCGCACCAAGCACGTTCACGGTCTCTTGGTAGAACTGCAGCAGCGAAATTGATCCCCAACGCGTGCGTGAGTGCCGTTGTAGACGAGCTGCAAGTGGACTTGTGGTTGACACACGAGTGATCGGTGCCGGTGGCAGACCATCTTGAATGAACGGAAGCGGGCTGATGCGATCCAGCATGATCTCTGGGAGCTCATAGCGTGCGATCGCCCAGCGGCAGGCCGACAACAGCTTGTCCCAGTCCTGCGAGTTTGGATCAACGTCAAGGGTCCCAAGACTGTCGTCGCTGAGCTGGATCAGGACGTTCATGTCTTCTGGAATTGCCGCACGGTATGCACGGCGCAAGCTTGCGTCAAGTGTGTCGAACGGGGTCAAGAAATCGATGTATCGCCCAAAGGCGCCAGAACCGCCAAATCCAAATTGATCACCAATCAGGCGCATCAGTAGCCCGTTGATGTAGTCGTACTCACGGCGTCCGGCACCAAGATCGATTGGAGGGTACACCTGTTCCCAGCCACCGATCGCACCCTCTACCAACGTGCTAGGCACCAGGAGCAAGTCATTCACAGGAAGCGCCGTGGTCCAGAGCGTGATCGAAGAGATGCCTGCTCCACCAGTGGCTTCCATCGTCGTCGACACGATTCTGCCGATAGCAAGGGTGCGTTCACCGGGTGTGGTGCCGGGCGTGAAGTCCACCCATGCGATGTTGTTGTCGTACTGCCAGCGGTCATCGGCCAAACGTCGAACTGAGAAGAACCTCGAAGCTGCATCGCCGGTGGAGGTCATGAGCGCACCTCCCGATTCGTCCCAGACAAGGAAGCCGTCGTTAGGGAAGTTCGTCCAGAGTGCGCCGCGCGGAATTGTGATGGCGGTGCCAGTGCGCGAGTCAATGATGGAACCGTTCACGTCGGCTGGCGACGCGCCAGTGTAGCCACTGATGTACGCTTCGCTCATATTTGAGCCAACCGCGCCAGCAAACGTGCTGGTGTTCAGCTTGACGGCCAGCGTTGTGGTGTTTGCTGGTGGGTAGTACCCGGTGCTATCCCACTGGATCTGTGGGTACCGACCGACGCCAGTGTAAACGTACAGCGTGCCTGAAGCCGAACCGGTCTTTGAAAACCAAGTGTCGCCGAGTGTCGCCGGAGAAGGGGGTGCAGCCCCAACCTCGGTGACCTGCATGCCGCCCACTGCCTTCCACGTCCGCGCCGTCGTCACGGGCGGCGAGCTGGTGCAGACCTTCATGACACCGCTGCTCGTGTCGTACCAGATCTGGCCGACGGTGGCATTTGCCGGCTCAACGTTCGATGCGAAGTTCTCCAAGAGCCGCATCAGGTTCTCTTGCTGAACCTTGCCGTAATTCGGTGCACCCTTGCCTGTGAAGATCAACGAGGCCTGGTTTGAAACCACCGCGCCAGGTGGTACGTTGATTGAGACCTGCTTCTGCAGGTACGGGAGCGAGGGGTTGCTCCAGGTCAATAAGAACATGCTGTCTCCATCCGTTGGCTGAATGTCATGGACTTCGTCGACCAACTCTCTCAAGACGAAGCAGGCTATTTAGTTTCACGTGCTGAAAGACGACCCAAAGGATCCGGGACTTTGGAAACACGGATGAGACATCGTGACCTAAATACACCGTGACCTTAAGGAGCTCACATGAAGACGATTGAAGATCAAGTTGATGACCTTCTTGAGGAGCGTCCACAAGACGTCCACGAAGACCCTGGTGTGCCGCCGTTGCGCGTGCCGGATGACGAAGATCTGGAGGAGATCGTTGAGGACGCGTACAACTTGCTCTCAGACCTGCTCGACAGACCCATGCCAAAGGGTCTGAAGGAACGTCTCGTTGAGCTGCACGGTCGTCTCGAAGAGATCACCGGCTGGTCAACATTCCATTAGCGGTTAGGGTCATTCAGCCTTAGGGTGATCAGGGCCTCAACGCGCTTGAGCGCTTCATTGAGTGGTTTCAAGTACGCCTGATTGCCTTTGGCCATGAAGACCTTGTCAAGCAGCTTGTTCTTGACGTCGATCAGCTGGTCAAGATTAAGCCTGTCCCAGTCAGCTGGCGGCGGCAGTTCAACGCGTTGTTGGTCAACCCACATACTTCCTCCGTTCAGTTCTTGAGTACTTACTACGACCGGTCGTAAATACGCAGACAACAACTTGGCAAGACCATGCAGCTACTTCGTCAAATCGTTCATGAAGCCACCTGGTGCCTTGGCCCTCCCGGGCACAGCACCCAGCAAGTTGACCTAACTCTTCAAGAGATTGTCGACGCTGGCAGGGTCACGAATCCATACCAGCTCTTTGTGCTTGGTCGCATGGCGATGTTCTTCAAGCGTGGTCTCAAAAGCGCGGATCTGCAGCTCGAGAACCCTGTGAACTTTGAATCAGGTGAGACCTCCTCAGAGCTCAAAAGCGAGCTTGAAGGCCTCAGCGACGCTGAGCGTGTTTCGCTGGCGCAGTACCTGCTGGACTGCATCAAAGCTGGCGAGTGCATGCTGTATGACCAGCAGATGAAGATCGGCGAGTGGATTCGCTTCGTTCTTCGCAAACAAGATTGAGCGTGCAGCTCAGACCAAACTCTCCGGTGTGCCCAAAGCAGCACGCCGTGCTTGAGGCAATCAAGGGCAATTCCTACTACTATGGTGCGGACATCTTCGTCGCACAACGGCTTTCTCGTGCCCCGCTGATTGGCTTCGTACGTCGCATGGAGGAATCCACGTAGACGCACTCCACCGCCCATTCCTGTAGGAGGAACCATGGGTCGTAGACTACTCAACCGCGAAAACAAGTACCCTCAACCGGTAAACCCAGAAGGATCCAAGATCATTCGACTGAAATTCACACCACAACCAAAGTCCCTAGCTCAAGAGCTCTATCTTGAGTCGCTTCGTGAGCAAGGCCTCACGATTGGCGTTGGACCTGCTGGTTCTGGCAAGTCATTCCTTGCCATGGCGATCGCCCTCGAAAAGCTCCTGCACAACGAGGTCTCGAAGATCGTTCTCACCCGCCCTGTCTGTGAGGCCGGTGAAAGCCTAGGCTTCCTGCCAGGTACCTTTGAAGAGAAGGTTGCTCCATACCTTCGCCCACTCCTCGATGCCCTTGAAGATCTTGTTGGCCCCACCATGGCCAAGAAGTTGCTTGACGGCGGCAAGATTGAGTTCGCCCCATTGGCGTACATGCGGGGACGAACGTTCAACAACTGCTACGTGATTCTGGACGAAGCACAGAACACGACAGTCGAGCAGATGAAGCTCTTCGTGACTCGGATTGGCGAGTTCAGCCAGTTCGTGGTGAACGGCGACATATCACAAAGCGATCTGCGTGGTGTTCCTGAGAACGGGTTGGAGTACATTGTGCGTCGACTGCGTGGTCGCTCGAATCACATCAACGTGATCGAGTTTGGACACAGCGACATCCAACGTTCGGCCATGGTCAAGGAGATCCTCCTGCACCTTGACGGGCCAGATGAACGCGTCAGCAAGGGCGGTGTGCGCCGGCAAGCGTAAGAAAAGCCGCGCCGAAAATAGTCGAGGGGCCAAACGGCCCCTCGCGCGCTATTTGTCAGCTAATGCCTGTATTCGGTGCGCTACTTGGTCAAGATCTTGTATTGCATGTTCTGCACGATGCAAAACAGGTTGTCATCAGACGCGCGGCGCAGGGCTGGCACAATAGTGCCAGCGTTGAGGGTGACTTCCAGATAGTGGAATTCAGGCGTTTTGGAGGTCATGACGACGGTGCCAAGCGACCCCTTGGCTTCTGCCATCGCTTCGAAGAGCTTCCCATCTTGCTCATAGCACATGAGCGGGAGGAGACGCGGAGAGTAGTGTTGACGGGGCAGGCGCTTGACGAAAGGCTGCTTGTACATGTGGTCTCCGAAGTTGAGAGCACATTTTACAACGGGATCTGTAACCCGTTACATGTCAGCGTCGGTACCTGACACGCATGCCACAAGCTTCCCAGAACTCCATGCTGCCACGTGCCCCTTCGTGCAGCGACGGATTGACCAGTGGTGAGAGCGTGCTCAGGTGCTTGATGAGCTTCGTGCCGTACCCCTTGCGGCGGTGACGTGCTCGGCAGAAGATCTGCACGGAGTTCGCACGTCGATATGCCACCGCTACCGGTAGATCACCAAGGAACGCGATCGCGAGAACCGCGTAGTCCACCGGCACCCGCTTCAGCAGACCCTTGAACTCCTTGTACAGCTGCCATCCTGGCACGTAAAGCCGGTGCTCAAGGGCGAGCTTGGCTCCAGCATAGAGGTCCTTGCCCTCAAAGTGCCGGACCGTGCACGGTGTAGCCAGCGTCCCTGAAGACCCTTGCGCTTTGCTCGTCAAAGACAACACTGATGAGCTCCCCTCTGAACAGGACTTCCCAGCTCAGATGACCTCGAGACCCCAGTCCTTCTCGAGGTGGTGTTTCACGTACCACTCCATCCAGCTGGGTTCCTTCCCCCGGAACTTGGTCATGATCAACCCGAAAAGCGGGTTGTCCTTGTACGTCAGCGCCGTGGTCTTCGCGTCGAAGTTCTGCTGCTGCGCGTCCGCCACGATCGAGTTCACGATCATCTCGGCCTGTTCGATTCGCTGTTTGATCTGGCGCTCCACTGCCAGAATCGGGTCGATTGATCGTCCACACAGTACAAAAGCACCCTTAAGGTCGTCGGTCTTGTCGTCACATACGGCGCGCGCCACGTCGCGCCAACGGGTAAAGGTCACGGCGTGATGGAGCTCGTTGTACCACTTGGTCTTGAGCTTCACCATCTCACCGTTCTTGAACTGGATCACCCAGCCCTCGAGGTTCTCGGTGGTCTCAGCCGCTTGCTTGAGCAGGTCCCAACGGACCTCCACAGTCTTCGGGATGCCAGCGTCCGCCATGCCCCAGCTGAACTGCTCGATCAGGTTCGGTACGATCGGGAATGGTGAACCCAGCGCTTGGAGCTCTTGTTCCGTCAGGTACCGACCAGAGACATTTTCACGGACGTGCAGCAGCGTCAGCTCGTCCTTGTCGTACTTGATCACGATCGGGAAGCGCGGCGACGTGATCTCGAAGGTAGGTGTAAAACCATCGAGCAGCAGCTGCTCGATCCACTCGCAGCCGCCAGGCGTTGCCACGGCAACTTGGGCCGCCAGGGCCGCCTCTTTTGTCTCGAACGACTTCTTCGTCTTGAACCACGGGAACCTGATGACACCGTTTGTCATCATGACCGGCGTGACCATCGAACCGTCACGTTTCTCCATGATCCGCGTTACTTCGTGCCATGGCAGCACGTGAGGTTGTGTGTCCTCACGCTCGCCGATGTTGAAGAACTTGTGCAGTGTTCTGGCGGCGATCGTCCCGTCAGGGTTGAACGTGATCCCACGGCACTCGCGCTCCATGTGCTCGTGCTCGCCGCTGAACGTGTCCTCGTCCTGCACCATGTAGCACACGACGGTCATGCCGTTCTCTTCGGTCTTGACACGGATCTGCTTGTTCCCTTCGATGAAGGGAAGCAGGTCAGAGAGCTGCTTGATGGTTGGGATCATGATCTTGGCACCGAAGGCAGTGACACACGCTGCCAGATGCCGACAGCTTCTTCTCTGGTCAGAACAACGCCAGGTGTGCTGAACACCAGGTCAGGTTCGATGTTGTACTTGGTCGGCGCTGGGCGCACAGCCTTGACCAGGTACAGGTCAGGCTGTTCTTGTGATGGGTACAGCCGTCCATGGAACCAGTACGCTCCAGGTTCCGTTGGCCAAGTTGCGCTCCATGTACTCATGAGGCGCATTGTACGCCGCAAAGAGCACGAACTTGTAACGTCAGAAGGTTCGGAACAGCGCCCAGCAGGCTAGGAATAGGTTCAGCGCCGCTGAAATACCGACCACCAAACGCAGGTTGCTGATCTGCTTGGACTGCTTCAGGTCGATGTCTTTGAGCTGTGTCGATGTGACAACATCATTGCTCAGGATCTTCATATACGATTTCTCCTTCTTCCAACTTCAGCAATCCTACCTTGGGTGTTGCTGGCTGGAAAACGGTCTTTGGTTGGTGTTTCGTGTCAGCCACCGATGCTGCCACCTCGGTCATGGTGATCTTCAGTTCCTTTGGTGGAGCTGCCTTGATCTTAGGTGGAAGCACTGCAAGCTGCTCGAGCTTTGTTGACCGTGGTACCGGTGCGCTTTTCACGATCTCAAGCGGGTCAAGCTCAACCTTGTGCTCGGTCACAGGCACCGGGAGCTTGAAGTCTAGTCTCTTTGACTTTGGCTTAGGCGTAGCGATCTCTGCTGGTTTCCTTTCTTCTGGAACTTTGAGGACAGACTTGAGCAAAGAGATAGGGGCCGCTGGCACCTGTGAAGGAGCCGGTGTCAGAACTGGCGCCGGAACAGGTGGAGATACAGCGATCGCAGGAGCTGGGGCTGGAGCTGGAGGTTGAGTGAGCGCAATAGTCGGCTCTGGCATTGGCGCTGGCATTGGCGCTGGAGCCAGTGTGATGGTCGGTTCTTGCTGAACCGGCGCTTCCGTAAATCCAACGCTGATGCTGTGGTTGATCGGGGTAAAGATCCTTCCGTTGATCAAGACCTCGATCTTGAACGGATGCGCCCCTTCACGGAAATCAGACGGAAGATCGATGGTGACCTCCCACTCATCGCCAGACAGCTTGACAGCTGGGAACATGAGAGCCGGAGATTCACCAACGACGCACCGGCATGATGGTGTTGCAGCGGTTCCCATCACGTTCACATTGAACGTGACTCGATTCGTTTGATCAACGTACAGCATGGTTCACCCTGAGGTTCTCGATATTTACGACGACCTTGGTGGGCTGAACATGGACGTCGGTCACGGTCACCAGCTCGAGCTGTGACCTGACCTCTTGGGTACTTGATCCACTGAGTTCTTGGAACTGCGCTGTAACCAGGATTCTTTCGAGCTCTGTTGGTAGTGCAGGAGGTTCCCACTTCTGCGGTGGCCGGGCGGTGATCCATTTCGATTGTGGGTTGCTTACCGCTGGGCCGATGACCGGTCTGAGCTCATCAATGAGCCTCTCCAGGACTATTGCACGCCGGTTCCCGCAGAACGCGTCAAGCGTGCTGCTGGTCAGGGTGCAGTAATTGATAGCCATTAGACCCGCTTCTCGTAGATGACCTCGAAGTCAGGGCAGTGATAGAACATTGAAGGGGTCAGGTTCTTCTTGCGCTTGATCATCGCTTCGAAGTTTGCAAAGTCCTGCTCATAGTTCGGTTGGCCCTTGAGGACATTGCGAACAAGCTCGACGCAGCTCACGCGAGTGGCGTCGGCGATGTCGAACAGGTTGTCGTACTCCTTACCAAGCTCCCCAATCGCCGCGTCAAGCACGGTGCGCCACTCATCCAGCGTCATGCTCTTAGGCTTGAGGAAGGCGACGCCTTGAATACCGCCAAAGACCTCGTCGAATGATGGCACCCGTGAACCTGAACCAACGGCCTCAACCATGTCCCTTGATGCTGGCATCAGACGGAAGTCAGCATCAGTCTTGACCTCATCTTCGAGGTTGATCAGCACGTGTGACCAGCGACCCCAACGCCCAGTCAGGAACAGGTCACTCAGACCAATGAAGAACGATGACAGGTGGTTGCTGCGATACGTGCAGATCACCAGGTAGTTCTCTTTGAGCTGCGATCGGATGAACTCCAGATCCTCATCAGGCAACCGACGTTTGGTGCTCCAGTGAATCTTGCCAATAAATTTGACGACCGCCTCAGTAATCCCTTTGAACATGTGATCACCCCGTAAAGATGGCTGGCCAGAATCCGCTGAAGTTATAGGTTTCCGGCGCTGTTGAAGCGAGCATATTGACACGGTGTTGCTCCGCAACACCAAAGGCCGTCATATCTAAAGTTGCAGCGGCGTTAAAGATGGACAGAGCGATAGCTGGTGTCATCTCGATGAATGATCCATCCATCGTTTTCCATTGAATTCCAGTAGGCAACCCAGCGCCCATCATCACGAGACCAAGTTGTTGAATTCGCGATGTTTGATCAGAGTGAAACCACTTATTGATGGATGCGATAAACACACCACCATTTTGGCGCCGCGTGCGTTCATCCTGAATGGCAAGCCACATTCGATCCTTCTTCATTTGAAGGATCTCAGCGTCTAGTAATTCTTTCGTGGGGAGAGCTCCAGCGCCCTCGACAAGAAGGCTCTGATAATCTGCTGCCGAGCCCTGAGCTCGTACCACAAGCTCAGGGTGGTTCTGGACAATTGCATCAAGGTAATTTGGAATTTGGATGACGCTCATCAGCCCACCTCTGTAATTTCATAGCTAGACACGAGAGCCCCGCCAAGATCGTTTCCGGCGCTTGTTGAATTGACATACCAAGTTCCAGAGCCCGCACCAATACCAACACGCATTGAGTACGTGATTTGATTAGTGGTGGCTGGACTATCAGACACCGCTAGCGTAATTGTTGTTGGGCGACCGCCACCAGTGGCGTACCAGACCGCAGATCCAATGTTAAGGGACCCACGAAAGAGCGAAGCAATAACGATGCGGTTTGAGGTGCTGCTGTCAACCGTAAATGGTACCGTGAACTTCATTGTTGAAGTTGACTTTGACGGCGAAATTGCGGTGCTCCAGATCTCCGATCCTTCAGTGATCGTAGGGGTAGTGTTATCGTAAGGGACAGCTGACGTACCTGAAGTCGACGGAATTATTCCCGTGTAGACCGCAAGAATACCGACGCCGCCTGAAACAACCGTGCCGATTTGATACCACTGTCCGTTTTGGTAGATTTCTGTCGCATTGAGCGTGCTGTTGTACCTAATTTCGCCATTGAGCGGCACTGCTGGCCGCTCAGCTGTTGTTCCAGTTGGAACAACCACACCCTCTGTTCCAGGAAGAACCGGATTTGGTGCTATGGCAACGGTTGGGTTGGCTGAGGTTCCTGCTCCATCTGCGACCGTGATCTGATTGGTCGTTCCTTGAATGGCGCGGGTTGCCCATGTGTCCGCACCTGTGCGGACAGCAATACCCGTTGTGGTAAGCCCCTCAACTGCCGCTAGATCGTTAGCAAGAGCAAATGTTGGATTTCCACCAACACCAGCAGGGTGGGTGATGGTGATACCGGATGCTGGAGCCGTTAGTGAACGTGCTGCCCAAGTGTCTACATCAATTCGCGTGTAGAAACCGGTGCCATTGAGCGTTTCGATGGCAGCGAGATCATTTGCAAGAGCAAAAACCAGCGTCCCGGCAGAAGTTATAGGGGCGCCAGTAATTGTCAACCCAGCTGCAGGCTGTGTCACATCTACAGAGGTAACGGTTCCATTTCCTGCTGATGCGTACTCCAAAGCAGTACCAGCGGCATTGACCCTGAGCACCTGCAGTGCTGTTCCGATCGTTGCGAGTCCTGTTCCACCATTTGCAGTCGGAATAATGCCGCTCAGTGCAATTGTTGGGTTAGCGGTGCTACCATCAGCAACTGAGATGGTGATATTCTGTCCACCAACTAAAGTGCGGGTTGCCCATGTGTCCGCGCCCGTACGTACCGCGATGCCCGTTGTGGTAAGCCCCTCAACTGCCGCTAGATCGTTAGCGAGCGTGAAGACCAGTGTACCAGCTGTAGTGATTGGCGAACCGCTGATCGTGAAGCCGGCTGTTGGAGCCGTTGCCGCAACCGAGGTAACGGTGCCAGTGCCACCAGTTTGGGCGCTGTTAACCCATGCCACACCGTTATATGACAGCACCTGCCCATTAGTTGGAGAGCTGATGATGACATCAGACAGGTCATCTAAAGACAGAGAGATAGCTGCAGGTGCCACGGAGACCACACGACCAAATGTGTCAGTCGTGAAGACAGGAACCGAGTTAGCTGAACCGTAGGTTCCAGCTGCGCCGGCGGGAACCAGGTTGATTGTCGGATTGCCTGCAATCCCGTCACCATTATCGACGACAACGTTACCAGCGGTCCCGGTAAGAACGCGGGTGACCCACGTATCAGCTCCAATCCTAGATGCGAGACCAGAACTAGACAGACCTTCTAGAGCGGCAAGGTCATTTGCCAGCGTGAATGTTAGCGTGCCAGCATTTTGAATAGGCCCACCAGAAATGGTGAGACCGGAAGATGGTTGAACAACGTTGATCTCAACGTCGCCATTTTGCAGGTGCCAATTCCAACTGGCGTCAGATTCGCCTGACTTGATGTAAAGTTCGCCGTTGTCTCTTAGAAAGAGAGAACCACGCGGAGCTGGCGTGCCAGCTCCGACGCTTGGATCGACGTTCCCTGAAAAGATCGCGATGTCAGTTTCAGTGAATGCAAGACCATTCTCGAACTGAAACGCTAGTGATAGATCTGTCGCCATTCACAATCTCTTCAGGTGCTGTTCATTAGAACGCGGCGATAGCTGAGATTCGCTGGGCCTTGACGTCAACGGCTGCGGTTGATTGGACGTTCAGCACAAGCGAACCACCCGACAGCGTAACAGTCGCTTGGAACCCAGTGATGTTTCCACCGCGGGTGAGAGCGGCAAAGATCGTCGAATCAACGCTGGTACCATTGTGCATCGCGAAGACCTTGAAGGAACGGATGCGGGTTGGGGTGGCGGTTTCACGAACGTAGACATCCCACTCGGCAGCAACTGCAGCAACGGTATCGACCGCAGAGATCGAGGTGACGTTGGTCAGCGTGGTGGTCAGGCTGGTAGCCGCGATGGCTGCGTCAAGCTTGCCAACAGCTGCGGTGACACTGTCGCCATCAACGATGTAGTTGTTGGTGCTGTAGTCAGGAGTGCCAACCCCGGCGGTCTTACCGAGATAATCGTTGATCGAGGCAACTTCACCATCTAGCGCAGTAACGTTCTGGTTGACGGTGTTGGCTGCAAGAATGACTTCGCCGTTTGCAACGGTACCGCCGATCTCAGCATCGAGCTTACCAATGGCAACTTCAAGGTTGTCACCGTCAGCGACGATGTTGACCGAGCTGTAGTCTGGCAGCTCGTTGCCAGCACCAGTCTTGCCCATGAAGGCATTGGCAAATGCCGATTCAGCATCAAGCTTACCAATGCCAGTTTCCAGGCTGTCGCTATTGGCAACTACTGTGGTGCTGGTGTAGGTTGGGAGCTCGTTACCTGGACCATCTTTACCGATGAAGGCGCGAATGAAGGCGTCCTCGTCAGAGGCGGAGCCCTGAATCCAGATCCAGTCCGTACCGTCGTACTGGTAAGTCTTGCCAGCGTCAACACCGCCAACAACGTAGGTGGTGTCACCAGAAGATTCTGGGTTCAAGTCTTCTGTGAGAGTCCAGTTGCCAGACGTGCCGCTGACAACGAAGATGTTCTTGTTGCCGGTGACGCTTGCGCCAAGGATCCGCATACCGAGCGTGACTGGAACGCCCTGGATCAGGTCATCGGCGTCAAGATCGGCCTTCAGGCTCGCGACATCGGTTGCCGTCGTGTCGATGACCGAAACCGGTTCACGCCAGGAAAGACCCGAAGACGCAACTGTGTTGACATAGTCCTCAGTTGCAATCTTCTTCCACTTGTCAGTGCCGACACCAGCGGCAACCTTCATGTAAAGGTCGCCGGAGGTGGTATCCGTGAAGTACGAACCGCGTGGGGCGGTGGAAGTATCACCGGAAGCGCCTGGAGCGCCTGCGCCGGTGAGGAATTGCGCTGCTTCATCGAGCTCAAGGCCACGATAAATGCGGAAGAAATCTGCTGCCATAGTGTGTCTCCTACTGGATCCTAAGGATCAATGCCTCTATTTAGTCAATGTTGAATGCGGGTGACAGTAACTTCGACGTCGAATGCCTCGTCGTTCTGCCAAACCAGTCTGATCTTTTTTAGGGCCGTGTCCAACACAATGCTGGCCGTTCCCAAAAACCGGTCGCCAACTCGCGAGCTGACATTCCAAGTTCCTGATTCAAGGTCATTCAACAAGTCACCGCGGACATTGCATAGAACCTCGAAGGTTGTTGAGTTGAAGTTCGACGGCGCATACAGCGTCACGAAGAACTTGAAGCCGCGTTTTGTCGAGCTGTAATCAGCTTCATCGACGATCGCGGTCTGTGCGCCAAGTACGGTACTTGTTGATGTTCCACCGGGCACGTCTCCAGCACCAGTCGAAACAGGCAGCTGCATTGCGCGCTGCATCGTCTCGGCTGTGACGCGATGGTCGACAAGCGTCTCATTTCCAACGGCGCTGGACCAAGCTTGCGCCGTTGTCCCTTCCATTCCACGATCTGAAAGGCTAAAGTACAGCGTATCGCCAACGCGCTGCGTGACCTTGATGATCTCACGGGTGGTGGCCGCCTGGTCTTCAAGCGTGACTAGGAAGTACTCGCCAGGCCCTGGATTTGGGAACAGCGCACCATACCCCGCCATCACCGTCAATGACGTTGAAGTCGCGCTAATAGGTGCGGTCAGGAGGCTGACCGCGTTGTTCGAAAACAGCTGAACCTCTGAAAGCGATACTGGCATTATGCTCTCACTTTTCCTTGGTGTTCAGCAAGAACCTGTAGGAATCGCTGCTTCGACATCGTCGAATCAACTGCTTCCTTAAAGGCATCGACCTGATCAAGAGGCACCAGCACCTCTAAACGATCGATCCCATGTTGAATCTTAAAGACTCGAAATGGCCTTTTACTTAGCGTGTTGTTTAGGTCCGCGATGAGCTTCATCGAGCCCCCAAGTACTCAGCGTAAGTGGAAAGTACCGCGCGAATGGAATGTCCACGCCCAGATGGTGACTCGATCTGCGTGACCTGCTTCAGCGGCAGAGTTTTCAGGTCCCCAGCCTCATCTTCGCCATGCACCTGAAGCCCTTCGGCTAGCCTGGTCTTGACGAGCTTGTAAGCTTTGAGGCGGATCTTGAGCTGCCCGAAGAACACAATGTCGTCAGGCTGCGGAAGGTGAACCTTGCGCGAGAAGGCACCGACTGTTTCAAAGGCCCCACCATCAGGGTGAACAGGGGTCTTATTGATCCCGATGATGTCCTTGAAGGACACCGCCAAAGGCTCGGGGCCGTCCTGCTCTACGAAGACGGCTGGACTAGCACGGTACGGTGCGTACGATAGAACGCGCAAGACTTTCTTGTCTCGCGTCGTGATCGTGTCATTTTTGATTGGAACGACGAGCATGCTAACCTAGGTCCTTCCTGTATTTACAGGTGCTAGGCTATTTCACGTTCAGCTCGTCGTCGTCATCCTTAAGGTCATCGAGCTCCTCTTCGAGTAGCTCTTCCTCTAGATCGCGCAGGTACTGCTTAAATGAAGCACGTCGCTTGCGCGCACCTTCATCAAAAACCTTGTCCTTTTTCTTGCGACTACGTGTGTCGACGTGGCTTCCCATTCCCAACCTGCATGTTACGAGGCTCCTTATTTATCGCCTTCAGCAGGTGTACGGGTGTCCAGCACCCAAAGAGTGCTGTCAGGAAGGTAGCGTGAGATCAGGGCGCTGACAACCTGCCAGTCAGCGCCGCCCAGGCCGCAGCCGATTAGTGGGTGATGGCAATCAGCAGAGGTAAGGCTCAAACCTTGCAGCTGCCAGGCCAGGGTGGCAAGTGCTTCATCGAGGGCGTCGTACGACGTGTACCGACGCTTCTCGCGGCCGTAATACCGCTGACCGAACAGGTTCGCCACGTAAAGATCGGGAGTTACCTTCAAGACCTGAACCAGACCAAGCAGCTCATGGTCTGAAAAGAGCTTGCAGCGCTCCTCGTACCGCTCCCAGACAATGGGGTACTTGGCGCGCAGCTCCTTTGCAATCCCGGAGGCCATGACTCCCTGGCAGTTCACCTGGTGCATGATGACGCCTTTGGTGACGCCTGTAACGAGATTGCCGTTCACGATCTTCATGGCGACGACCGGTGCATCCGGTCTCCTTGGTGGTTGGTACTGTGTCGGTAGCGATTCGGTGTCACCGGCGTCGTCTGGTGTCGTCGGTCAGGCGTCTGCATATTCCTTGGAGATTGACAGGAACTCGATTCGATCGAGCTCCCGCTGCAGCCGCTCCTCGGTCTTGACCGCGCGCTTCATGATCCTGAGCAAGGCGTACGCCAGGTCACGGTACTCGTGCCCAAGGTACTCGTGCGCCACGCTGCCGTCGCCTTTCCAGGACAAGCAGTAATCGATGACCTGCTCAATCAACAGGTGCTTGTCGGCGATGTTCTCGATCTTCGGTTCGTCAACAGCCCTGAGCGCCCGCTCATCGGCAACTCGCTTCGCGACTTCCTTGGAGAACAGCTCGTTCTCATGACAGCGTGAAAACGAGAACTTCAGGGTCTCATCGCCGTTGCGCTCAAACCGAAGACACACGCCGCCCTTTGGGTCAGTTTCGATCTCACAACGCTCAAGGTTCAGTCGAACAGGTCGTACATACCGATAGAAGATCATGTCAAGCTGCCATTTCAGCCTTGATGGGCGGGTGGGGGTTGTAGTTCAGGACGTTGAAGTTCGCTGTCGTGAACTGGTCGAAACGCGGCACGTCGCCATTGATCTCAATGATCGGCGGAACTCGGGTCGTCCTCCTAAGCTGCTCACGCACTTGATCAAAGTGATTGTGGTAAATGTGCGTGTCGCCCAGCACCATAATCAACCGATCAGCGATGCAGCCCGTCGTGTACGCCAACATGTACGTCAACAGGGCGTACGACGCGATGTTGAATGGCAGCCCGAGGAACGAGTCCACTGAGCGCTGGTACATCTGGCACGACAGCCGACGATCAGAGGTCACGAAGAACTGCGCGAACATGTGGCACGGTGGCAAGGCCATCTGGTCGAGCTCACCTGGGTTCCAGGCGCTAAGCACGATTCGGCGGTCCGTTGGGTTGTTCACAAGCTTGTCGGCGACCTGCTGCAGCTGATCGATCTGTGACTTCAGGACCTTCGCCCCGAAGTACGTCGTGCTGCCATCATCATGCGTCAGGTAGTCCTCGTACCCGTGAAGGCGGAAACTTTGCCAGTTCCGCCACTGCACACCGTACACGCGCCCCAGATCACCTTTGAAGGCCGGTTTGAAGCTCGAGCCAGAGGTGTGCTCAGCGTTCGGAGACCAGATCGTCTTCTTCTCTGGATCACGCGTCCCATGAAGCAGCTCAGCAAGGCGACGTTCGTCACCACTGCCCTCGATGAACCAAAGCAGCTCGGTCAGCACGGCCTTGAATGGCACTCGCTTCGTGGTTGCCAGCGGCAACATGCCGCCCAGCAGCTCAATCTCCAGGCGCTCACCGAACAGCGCCCTGGTTCCAACACCAGTCCGATCCATGCGGTCATCACCATGACGTAGGATCTTGTCGTACAACGCAAGCAGTTGATCTTCCCAGAACATTATTCGATCCTCTTAATATTGGAGATTGGGACCTCGGTGACCAACCAGACCCCGTTGTCGGCTTGATAGAACGGACACAACATGGACCTTGTGCTGATCTCAAGCAGCACCAGATCGCGTTTACGTCGGCCCCCGACGGCCCGTGCGTCGTCTTGGTTCTCTGAGAGATGGACGTGATGCCGCCTCATGCTCCGCAGTCCCTGCTTTTGGATGGTCTCCCAGGCCTGGTCATTGGTGCCATGGAAGAGCACAGGCGGCGGGGTCTTGATCGCGTACTTGACGCGCACCAGAGGTGTGCTGTGCCCTTGTACTGCCCGGATCTTCGTTCGATCCGCGTTCAGCGCGTACCGCTGCTTGTCGTCCTGCTCAACGATCTGCAGGATCTCGTCCAACTGCAGCGCGGTGTTTTGCAGAAGCTGCTCGATCGACACCCAACCCTGGGTGTCGATCGAGAGGTTTGCGGCTTCGGGCTTGTGCCGCAGCAGGTACGACAGGTACTTTGACGACTCGGTAAGCATGCGCCGATTTTAGCATCGCGCTGCTTTCCGAGCCCCAACGATTGGGTTATGTCATTGGATCGGCTAGCTGATCTGCTAAGCGAAGCAGTTGGATGGCCGTTCCGACGATGCCTTCCGCCACCGTGGTCATGCGCAGGTCGTCGAAGCTTTCACGGTTACCGGCGACGTTCAGCACACCGATCTTGGAGGCCACAACGAAGGTGGCAAGCTCACGTGCAGACTTGTCGACGAGGCCGGACCACACGGTCCCGCCCGTAGAGTTCTTCAGATGCTCGGAAACGTCGATCACCAGCACGGGCTTGTTCGCGCGCCTGCACTGGTTCACGGTCAAGACCGAGCCCGGCGATGAGAGCTTCCACGAGATCAGGACCGTACCGTCGGAATCCGCGATGTTCCGGATCGTACGAGAGCGCAGGTCACCGCTTGCTTTCAGGTTCAGGAGTTGCAGCAGCGGATTCGGCCCCTTTGCCGTCTGGAACCCATCCGGTGCGGTGCCGCCGGTCGGCACGCTTTCCTTGAAGGCCGCGATCAAGCCGCCCTGGTCCGCGCCGGTCTGCCCGCCGCTGATGATCTTGCGAAGCATGAGATGCCCTTAGGTGTTTGACCTGGTGGCATTATACAGCTCTTCAACCTTCTTGGGATCAATTTCTGTAACGGGCTGGAAGCGTGGCACGAGTCGCAGATACAGATCTCCACGGCCGGCTGTGGAGTCGCGGTTCCAGTTCCAGTACCCTCGGCCGGCGACCTTCAGGCGCTGCGTTCGGTACTCGAACGCGCTTGGCACGCGAACCTCGAGCTCCTTGTCGAGGAAGTCCTTGACCTTGATCCAAGAACCAACCATCATGTCGATCGCGTTGACCTCGACTGGCAGCTCAAGATCGCCGCTGTAGAACATGCCGTTTGGGCTGCCCATCATGCGGAACTCAAAGGGCTCGGTCCGAATGCCGATCCGGACGATGATACGACGAACGCGATCACCATCTGGGATTTGGTCCTCGTACGCCACCCCATGTGGCAGTCCCTGTCGAACATTGTACGACACGCTGCGCCCGTTGATGTTGATCGGAACACTGCAGCCCTCGTACGCCATCTTGAGCGTCAGCCCAAGGGTCACGGTAGGAGTGAACTCTTGGCGGTGCGCCTCATGGAAGGCCCGCAGGATCTCGTCGATCTCGCTTGGGCTGCCAGCAAACGACCATGACCCATGTGGCCCACGTTGTGGTCCTCGCTGTGCGCGATCCGCTGCACCGCTGGTGATCTGCTCGTACGCCTCGCTGATCTGCTTGAACTTGACCTCGGCAGCGGCCTTCTCAGCCGCGTCTGTGAACTTGTCAGGATGGTGCTTCTGTGCAGCGCGACGATAAGCTTTCTTGATGTCCTCTTCGCTGTCGCCGCGCTTGACGCCAAGGACTTCGTATGGATCAGTCAAGCCCAGTCTCCATTTCGGTATTTCGTGATCACGGTGAGCATCAAGTACGTTGGGATCATCAGCATGATGAACAGTGTGCTGAGACCAAAGAACGAGTTGTACAGCAGGTACGTCAAGATCCCGACGTTGATGACCACCCCGAGCGCGATTTTGCCGACCTTGGTCGGCTTACCACGCAATGCCTTGTGGATGTTTGACGTGTTGTCGGTCAGGTACATGATGAGCAGGAAGCCCAGTATGGCGCTGATCATCAGGCCAATCAGCACGATCCAGACACCGAACAGGTACAAGAAGGCGCCGTGACCAGTGACCTCATGAAGAGCCAGCAGGCTCGGCGAGACCAGGATCAGCAGATCAGACAGTTTCATAGCACCCACCCAGCACGCCCTGCGCGTCGATCCATTCGTCAGAGCCTCGACGCAGCACGTGACCATCAGCGATGATCGTGATTTGCAGCGGCTTCAGCCAGTCCTTGTACTTGGCCTCGTCCTCATGGCGCTTGAGAAACGCCTGAAGTGCATCTCGTTCAGCTGGTAGGCTGAAGCGAGCATGGACGCTTGGTTCGTACTCATACACGCAACCAAGCGACACATTCAAGGTCTCTGGTCGATAGATGACGTACAACAAGTTCATGCCTTCTCCTCGTACTCGATTGGGTGCCCAAGTGCGTCTAGCACCACTACCAGGTCCTGCAGGGTGAAACCAGCGTCCAGCGACTTATACAGCAGCAGCTCTTCTGGGTACGGCCAGACAGCTTCTTGCACGATGGAGAGCGTGGGTGGGTCGATCACTCGATCGACCGTGATCTTGATCATCGGGCCGGCGTGGCCACCAAGATCCTCTAGGTTTGGGGCTACAACCGTATCCCCATCGTTGATCTCGTTGCCTTTACGGCTTGAAAGAGTTCCCATGTTCGGTCCCCGTCGTCATGCCGTATCTTACGCATCGACGACGAGAACTTACAGGAAACAGAGGATCAGTACGAGATCAGCTGATCGTACGCGTCAGTCTTTCGGTCCTTGAACTGTAGGAAGAAGAACCGCAGGACGTCATGCATCACCTTCTGGACAGCTGGCGGCAGGCTCTTGTACTGCTCCAGGTTGTTCAGCGGCATGGCGTCGACGTTGAACACCGCGGCCACGAACTCGCGCTCGGCCACCGCTGTGATCCTGAGCTGGCCTTGCTTGAACAGCATCAGGAGCGTCGGCTCACGGTTCACGAGCACGCAGTACTCGACGAAGTCCATGCAGTCGTCGGCCTCAGTGATCGTGATCTTCGAGTTGACCTTGATCCCTTCAGTCCGACCAGAGACGTATCCCCAACCCATGAACTTGACCGGTGTCTCCACCTTAGGGATGCGTTGCCACGGGACCAAGGAACGCAACGAGTACGCGTGCGCCTTGAGCAGGGTGATCGCGGCGGTGAGCTCGCCGTCCGACATAGTGGCCTTAGGCGGTGGCGGCTTCGGTGTCGCCGGCGTCGCCTCGTGTCGCCGGAACAGTGCCAGAAAGTTCTTGAGCATGTTAGAACGGCAGCTTGAGCGCCTTGAGCTCACGTTTGAACATCTCGACCGCGCTGTCGTTCTGCAGGCCGGCCAGGTCTTGCTTCAGGTTCTCGACGTCCTGCTCGAGCTCCTTGATCTTGTCGTGTGTCAGGTTCCGCATCGGCATGGCCAGCAGCTCGTCGTGCCGTTCAAACCCCTCGTTCACCAACCGCGCGACCAGCTCCTTGTTCGGTGTGTCACGGAAGAACTTGTAGTTCGCCAGGTAGAACCGAATGAAGCGGATCTTGAGCGAGGCCCAGGCGATGTCAGCCGAGATCTTGCGTAGCAGCGCCTGCCGACGGTCCTCGTACCGAGCGGTACGCCACTCAGTCCAGTGCTTGAGCAGGTCCTCGACGCTCTCAAACCTGGTCAGGATCCCTTCGCCGTCCCACACCGTCAGGTTCTCGGTCGCGCGTGACACGAGCTTGAAGAGCTTCTTAAGCTCCTCATCGGTCTTCTGCAGCGTGCTGCGCGGCACGCGGATCACGAACTCGAACCCGTTCTTGTCTGACAGGTTGTCGTAATCGGTGATGACGCCACGATCTTCGAGCTTGTCGAGATGTGCCTTGTACTGGTCGCTCTGCAAGCCAATCGGGAGCTCGGTCACCGTGATGGTGCAGGTCCGACCTTCCTTGACGGTGTACTTGCCTTCGATCACGACCTGACCAGTCTCGCGATCGCGACTGATGGTCCCAGCAAACCCGCGCCACCATGGCGTCAGGGTGTGCGGCTTCAGCGCCCGCCCGTCAAGAACCTTGAGGATTGCGGCGCGCAGCTCCTCTGGGTTGTACGCCAGGATGTTGGTGCTGTGCCCGGTGCCCATGCCCTCGGCCCCGTTCACCAGGACCAGCGGGAGAATGGGACAGAAGAACCGTGGCTCGACGGCCATGCCGTTCGACATCACGTGCTCGAAGATCAGGTCATCGTCCTTGCGGATGAGCTGGCGAAACCATGGGGCGAGCTTGGTCTTGATGTACCGTGAAGCTGAGGCGCGCTTGTTCAGCCGATCACCGAACTGACCGAACTTCTCGAACAACGGGATGTTGTTGCTGCCAGCGAAGTCCTGCGCCAGACCAACGATCGTGCCCTCGAGCGACCCGACGCCATGGTGGTAATCGGTGGTGCTGGCCGCGGCGGCCGCGATGCGCTCGACAGTGTCCTTGTCGACGTTCTCACCGCGCTTCATCATGCCCCAGACCGCCTTGCGGTGCGCCTGCTTCATGCCGTCCCCGATGAAGGGGATGCCACGCACGTTCGAGTGCGCGCTGTACAGGCGCAGCTTGTCGTCGATGAACTCCGACGCGGAGAGTACTTGATGGGTCATAGTTGATTGTATCATCGCATCGTTGTAGGGGTCAGCACGCACGGCACGATCTCGAGAACCGGAGAGACCTGGCTGTTCGAGCGCTCAACGCGACGACCAAGGTTCCACCAGATCGGAGTACGCCGAAGCAAGTCATTCATGCGGTCAAGTGCCTCTTGCGCCTGGATGCTTGTATGGAAGATGTGTGCGGTGTCAAAGGTCCCTAGTGCCACCCACCGAGTGGACTCAAGCCAGCTACCGCTGACCGCGTCTCGAATGGCGTACATGTGTCTCATACCGTTCCTCGGTACTGGCCGCAGGCCGCACAGAACCTGAGCTCCTTCATGTTCAGCTCTGACGGCAGCGGAAAGATCATCACTTCGACTCCTTCTTGGCCTTGACCTTCTTTTCGCGTTCGTTGAAGAACTGAGAGCACAGATCATCGGTCAAGGAGTTCATGTGTGAGATCAGCGACAGCACGTCGCGGATCTCACCAGCGATGAAGAACTCCTTGACCTTCATGGAGCTCGTCTGCAGCAGCCTGATGGTGGCGCCGCGACGCTCACCAAGCGAAACGCGTCGGCCAGTCGTGACGTTGATCGAGTACAGGTACTCAGTTGACGAGAGCTTTGGATAGACCTTGAAGCTCTCATCACCAGCCACGACGTGCGTGCCGTCATCGCTTAGCGAGTACTCCTTGAGCACCCGACCGTTTGGTGCGCGAACGGTGCCGGCTCGCATCACTCCTCCACGTGGAAGTACCGGATGTTTTCCAGCCAGACCTTGCGCTCGTCTTGGAAGGTGTTGCCGAACACGAGCTCGAACTTCTCGAGGTCAGCGGCCTCGAGCTCCGTGACGCGGACCAGGTACCTCTCGCGATTCTCAAGGAAGCGCTCGAAGATCTCGGTGTCGAAGCCGCCAAGACCCTTGTAGTACTCGGCCTTGTGCTTCGGCGCCTTGAGGGCCCAGGCCTTGTATTCGTCCTCGGTGAAGAACTCGTGGATCTCACCGCGGCCCGTTGTTGCGATGTACAGCGGGGTGTTCATGCGGTAGATCACGCCGAGCTTAAACAGCTCAGGCCAGTACTTGGCCCAGAACGACAGCAACAGCGATGAGATGTGGAAGCCATCGAGGTCCTGGTCACTTAGGATCACGAGCTTGCCGAACCGCAGCTGCGTGACCGAGTGCACCGTTTCGCCGATCTGCAAACCAGTGACCGTGAGCATGTTCGCGATCTCGTTGTTCGCGATCACCTCCTTGATCTCGGCATCGTACACATTCAGCGGCTTGCCTCGCAAGCTGAACGAGCCGATGTACTTGTTCTTGCCGCGTGCGGACTGGATGGAGTTCCGAGCTGAGTCACCCTCGGTGAAGTACAGCTCGCACAGGTGCCGATCGCGCTTCTCGACCGCGTCATCGAACTTGTCGACACGCTTTGGGTTCGTCTTGGCCGCTTCCTTGTTCAGCTTCCGCAGCTCAGCCAGCTCAGCCGCCTTCTGCTTGGCCTCCACCCAGTCCAGCACCGCTTGGATGATCGGGGACTTGATCAACTTCTTGACCATAGCCTCGGGCACGGACCACGTGGTCTTGTACGTGCCAGGCTGGCTGATCATGTTCTCCTTGGTCTGCGACGAGAACTTCGGGCGGTTGATGTTCGCGCTGATGTACACGCGGATGTGATTCCGAATGTCAGCAGGCTTGACCTCGACCTTATGCTTTTTCTTGATGTACTCGCGCACCGCTTCCGTGATCTGGTCGGTGACGTACCAGACATGCGTGCCACCTTGGTAGGTCTCGACGGAGTTCACGAAGCTGACCTGCTCGAAGCCGTCGCTGTGTGACACGCCGACCTTCCAGTCCTCGGTGTCATCGTACACGTACTCGTCGGTGTACAGCGCGATGTAGTCCCCGAAGTCGCGAATCAGGATGCGCTCGCCGTTCACGTAGAACTTGACCTTTGGATTGCACGCCGCGGCGTCGGCAATCTTCTTGGTCATCTTGAGCGCATGATCGGCGTCGAGCCCCTTGAGCTTGAAGAACGTGTAATCGGGCACGAACGAGATCTTCGTGCGGTTCTTCCCGTCAGGCTTGATCTTCGGCTCGGTGCGCTCGCGCATACCGTTGAAGAAATCCTGAGTGAGGACCTTCTTGCCGTCGCAGCTCTCGACGCGAAAGTGCGTGCTCAGGATGTTGGTGAGCGTGCTGCCGACACCGTTCGTGCCGATGAGCTGCTGGTCTTCGGCGTCGTTGAAGTTCGAGCCAGCCCGTAGGTTCGAGAACACGGTCTCGGCGACGTACGTACCGGTCTGCGGGTGCTTCTCAACCGGGATACCGCGACCGTTGTCGGTCACACTGATCATGCCGCTCTGATCGAAGTCCACGCGAATCGAATCGAGCACGGTTGGTGCGCGGCGATGCTCGTCAATCGCGTTGTCGAGAATCTCGCTGAAGATCTTGACGAGCGCCGGGATGTACGAGATCCGACGCTTAACCATCTTCTTCGCGGCTGGATCGTACACCCACTCCTCGGAGGTGCTGAGCTCGGTCGAGCCGGCGTACATGCCTGTGCGACGGCGTACGTGCTCAATCTCGTCGAGCACCTGATATGTTTGGGCGATGTGCTTGGTCATGAGGCTATTATAGCGTCAGCGCTCGAGCTCGCTTAGTTGCCTGATGTGCACTCGGGAGGCCTTGGTGACCTCGAGCATCCGTTGAAACTCGAGGCCAACTGCCCGATAACCGACGTGAGAGTACGACTCGTACTCGTCAGGCACCGGTCCCGTGCGCCCCGCAAGTTCCCTGGTAAGAAATTGATCCGCGGCGGCCTTGTTCTCGAAGATGTAGTACCCATCAGGCCGCACGCCCCAACCACGCTCGTGCTCGGTGATCTCAAGCACGTACACCGACGAGGTCGGTGTCATCAGAACCTCGCCTTGACGAGCGTGCTGGCCATGGCGCCGTCGTACTGGCCGCCGGCCCGTTCCTTGAGAAGCTTCATGATCTCACCGACGCTCTTGGCGCCGTTCTGCACGAGCTGGTCGATCAGCGCTCCCAGCGCCGCTTCATCGAGCTGCTGTGGGAGGTACCGCAGCAAGACGTGCTTCTCGTACTCGAGATCGAGCTCGCGGTCGTCGGCACGACCGGCTAGGACCTTCAGGGACTCGTCGATGTTCTTGACGGTTTTCTTGACGGCCGCCACGACCTCGGCATCAGTTGGCTCGTGTCCCGTGTTCTTGGCTTGGGTTTCGAGCTCACCGATCAAGGTTGTCAAGGTGGCGGCGGTCTTGTGCTGGCGGGCCTTCCTTGCGGTCAGCGCGTCAGCCTTGATGGTGCTCAGCAGGCTCATTGGCTCCTCCATTGGTGTCGTTGAACAATAACACCTGTGTGCACCATCTGGTGCCTGATCCTAGGACGATGTCACCAGGTCTTTGACACGACTCGGCGCCCACCACACGGTTCGACCGTGCCGGTCGGAGTACGACTCCACCGGCTCGCCGTAGTGCCCACGCTGTTGGCCGTAGCACACGTTCCGGTACGAGGCGCCGTTGATCAACGGATGGCGGTCCTCGAGTGCCGAGTGGCTCAGGTCGTACAGCGCACACCAGATCTTGACGCGCTCGGTGCCAGTGATGCTTGTTGCGGCCCGGCGCGGATCGATCTGAGCCATGTACAGTCCATCGGCCCGCAGGTAGTTCCCACAGCCGGCGGCAATCCGCTGGTCGAGCAGCGCCTCGGCGATGGTCACGTTCTTGCCGAACCGGTTCAGCCGTTCCTCGAACTGCGGGATGCACAGCTGAAGCTGTTCTGCCGGGGTCATGATGTCCGGCCCGAGCTCGTTCAGCTTGCGCTTCGCCTCAGCGAGGGACACGACCTTGAACGTGCCAAAGTTCCGCGGGTCACAGAAGCACAGGAACTGCGGGCTGCCCTCGAGCTCGAGCTCGATCCGCAGGTGCTGCAGCGAGTTCGTGTGCTCCAGGTACCACCAGCCCGTCATGCCGAGGGTGCTGAGCACCGCGAAGCGCTCGTTCCCCTTCATGAAGTACAGCACGATCAGCTTGCCCTTGACCTTGATGCGCTCCAGGAAAGCGCCCTCGATGTTCGAGATCTCGGGGATGGGGGCGCGCATGTACCGACCGCTCTTGATCGACACACGCTTCACAGTGCGGCCAATGACCGGTTGCACGTGAGTTCGTGCCACGTGCAGCACCTCAGGTCCTTCGGGCATGGGATCTTCCAGGTTCTTGATGAGCTCGAGAAATTCGGTCATATGAGGTACCACAGGGTGTCGGCGGCCGCGACCAACAGGCCAAGAACTCCCAGGGTCAGCATCACGTTTCGGAGGAAATCTGAACTTTGGTCCCCGCCAAAGATGGTCTCGTGGCTTTTCACGTGTGTACGGTGCGCGAAGAACGCGATGCCAAAGCACATGAGCGGCCAGATCCAGGATGCCAGGACCTTGATGAGCTCGTGGTCGATGTCCATCACGCTCGATGCTCCTTGAGGTAACGGTTCTTGGCAGGCACCAACGGCACGAAACCGGGCTTGATGGCCGGCAGATGCATCTTCAGCGCGAGCTGGTTGTCAGCGAAGTGCTCGTGCAGGAAGTGCACGAGCCGGTCCTTGGCCGCGAGCAACCGAACCGTGGTCAGATCGGACTTGGGGACCTTGAGGAAGATCTGCACGTCGACGCCGTGCGGCTTGGCGCGCTTCGTGAAGGTCCCAACGTGCCCGTGAATGGAGATGTCGATGTAGCTCATTGCTTGCAGCCAAAGCCCATCAGAACCCCAGGCGCTTCAGGTCGGCGTTCAGGTACCTGCCCATGACCTGCGAGCCGTCGAACGTGACGTACTCGACATCGTGCACATCACGGACGACCTGCGGGTTGGTCCACGCGGCACCGGCGTTGATCGCACGGACGAGACGCTCGGCCAGCAGTCGGCTCTTGCCGCAGCTCATGCCGAACCTGGTGCTCAGCTCCGGACGCTCGTTGCATTTGGACTCGACGACGAAATGGCCGTCGTCGGCAGTCTTGATGAAGGCGGTGAGGGTCAGCGTGCTCATGCCTTGCATCATATCATGAACCTGTAACGACCGGTTTGGTCGTTACAGGTGTCACGTGGTGTACTGTGTGTCTGAGAACACCTCGTTCGGCGTCAAGCCCTGCAACAGGAGCTGACCAATGGACAACCCGTGGTAGTGCGCCGCCACTGACTTCACTGGATCGTTCTTGATGTACTGCGCCAAGCCGATCCAGATCACCGCCAGCCAGAGGTAATGCACCTCGGTGAAGCGCTCCATGAGCAAAGCACAGCCGCCCAAATCCGGCTTGGGGATCTTGAACTTCATCCCCCAGCTCGCACCGTGAACGCCATTGTGGTCCAGATGGAACTCACGCGAGTAGTTGAACAGGTCGTACCCGCTGAGCGCGTACGCCAGCTTTGCGATGTCGTACTCTGGTACGCCGTACGTCTTGGTCTGACCAAAGTACCCGCGTGGATCGATCAGCGTGATCTCCAGCGTGTCGGGATCGATCATGCTGTTCGACATCTGCAGGTCACCATGGATCATGCTCATGGTGTTGACGCCTTGGTAGTGCTTGGCGAGCTTCTCATACAGCCCGTTAATGATCTCCAGCGGAGACATGCGTAGGTACAGTCCATTGACGTTCTGAACCGGGCCGAAGGCATCGATGACGCCAGCAATCTCACGGTACCGATTCAGGAGCTTCTCATGCGCCTCGATCTTGACATCACGCTGCACGATCTCGGTGGTGAACTCTTCCTTGATGCTGTGCAGCCTATCTGCTTGGTCAAAAAGGCGGCGCAGCACGAGGCGTCTGTTCTCAGCATCAAGGGTCCCCCAGTGCTGCCAGACTGGGACACCTTTGACCTTGCTCATCACGAACGAGTCGCGGTCCATCGACACCCAGACCTTTGGCCGGCGGACCAATGTCCGCCGACGGTCGAGTTCCTCGTACCACGCGATCTCTTTCTTGATGAGCTGCTCGCCTTGGGTGTTCAACGCGCGCTTGAGCACCAGGTCTCCATGGATCTCAACCGAGTTGAACGAACGAGCGGCGTCGGCCGTTGAGCGAACGCGCTCAAGCTTTGGCTTGTCACCCCAGTCAATGATCGACGGCATGGGGAGCTGGAACACACCGTCCTTGGAGTACTGTGTAAGCAGCTCGACAAAGTCTTGGCCCTTGGTGTACGGCTTCGGGTGGTACTCAGCCACCGCGTACACACCGAAAAGCCCGCCACGACCGTCCTCTCGCAGCACTGGGACCTTGTGCTTGACACCGGGTCGATCAGCAAGATCGTATCGGTTTGGGTGATCGTAGTTCGTGAACGCGACGGCCTCGTGCCCAACAAGATCCTCTGGGCGGAAGTGCTCACCAGGCAGCACATCACACCAGGTGAAGAGCACTGGACTGCCTTCAAGATGCTGGCATGAGCTGAAGATCGCGTGCGCCGAGCCATGCGCGCCATCGACTGTCACAACATGAAAGGGCAGCTCTGGTTGCGACGCCCCAAAGTACATGTTGTAGTACTCGCGGACCAGCGTCCGGTAGCTGGAGTGCACGATCACCGTGATTGAACTGGCGTACTGCGTCCAGTACTCGATCTGCTTGACAAAGCCAGTTTCCTTCCCGATGTTCACGAAGAACTTTGGGATGTGGTTCGTGAGGGGAGCAAGGCGGCTTCCAAGCCCGCCGGCGACGATGACGACGTTCATCATGCCACCCCACTTTCGGCCTTGAGCATCGCCCCAAGGGCACCGTCAGGGTGCAGCTTGAGGAAGTCCATGCGCTGGAAGTTCAGCCCATGCGAAACTTGGACCGCAATGCAGTCCAAGATGCACAGCAACGCGGTGGTGCTGGTAGTGGGAGCCAGCCCGTGCTCATCGCCCTCGACGACCGCTCCGATGCACAGCTCGCGGTGCACATGCGGATTTCGAGGCTTTGTTGGCTTGCAGTGAATCAGGATCTGCTTGACGTTCGGTCGAATGACCGTCACGTGCTGGATCGTCTCTAGCATCTCTCGAGTTGTGCCAGAACGCGAGATGTGGATAATCAGATCCTCATGCCCGATATGACCGTAATCTCCGTGTCCGGTATGGGCGGTGTTTAGGTACAGAGACGGGATACCTAGGCTCGCCATGGTTTCGCTGATTTTGGCAGCGATGTTGGCGTTCTTGCCAACACCCGTGATGATCACACGAGCTCGATATTCTTTACGGGCCGTCTCGAGGACGTCTTGAACAATTGCTTCGTATTCTGCTGAAGCAACGACAGGCTTCAGCGCCAAGAGCGCTGAAGCCTGTCGTTCAATGTTTGTAAGAGCTAGACTGTTACCCATGTTGCCTCCTAATCTAGGAGGCAATTGTAACCGAGACTAGCTCTCTATCAACTCAATTCTCGGATCAAGAAGTGCGAGGACTGGCGCTTCATTTGCGCTCGAACCTCGACAAGATGTCCTTCCTGAACTTTTCCTCGGTGGAGCTCATCCACGACGCAGGCGCCACCCCGTCAGGTTCCAGGTACTCCATGATCGACATGTTGTGCGATCGGTTCAGGTACCAACCGGCGGCCAGGTGCTTCGCCTCCTCGATCGCGTCGCCGCCCAACAGGATCGCGAACATCATGATCTCGCGGTTGAAGTGCGAGAGCTGCTCGTGCAGGTGGTCGCTGAGCTGATGCCAGGCCTCGACGTTGTCGACGCTCGCCAGCACCATGACCGTGTACAGGGTGACCAATCTGGACTGGATGACGGCGGCATTGCGTTTGGCCTGGCGGAACGCGCCCTCAACTGTGTTGGTCTCCGTTTTGTACGGTTGCTTGGTGCAACCGGCGCCCTTCAGGCGGTCCAGGGCGGCCTTCGGCATGTCGAAGTACGGGAGCGCGGTGCTCTTCGAGCCGTGAATCAACAGCTCGTCGAGCCACTCGTCGATGAACTGCATGTACGGGTCAGTTTCGTCCTTCATGAACTTGGCGGGCCAATCGACCGAATTCATGATGGCATGACCTGAGACTGCGGCCAGCGAGTGCCGAGCCTTGAGCGCGAACTCCGGCAAGTTCCGTCGACCGACAAGATGCACACCGTTCAGGACGAACTTGAGCGCCTCGGACAGCAGGACGCAGCGGCCGATCAGCACCTGCCGATCGACCTGAGAGTTCAGGTACTCGTTCATGCGGCGACCTTGAAGAACAGCGGTTGTCGCGGGTCCATGTACTCGGTGTCGTACTTCTCGTCACCAGGGAAGTTGCCCTCCTTGTCAGGCATCACGATCTGCACAACCGGTACCGTGGTGCCGTAGTACTGATCAGCCTGCACGAAGTACTCCGTGCGCATGAGATCCTCGTTCTCGTTCGTGCGCTTGAACAGCACGGGGAGATTCGCCCAGCGCTCGTCCGGCAGATCGAACTGCAACGGCCAACCGTCACGGATCTTGGAGGCAACCTCGTTGATGATCACGCACGCCAGGTCGGGGCGCAGGCCGACGATCATGAGCTCGAAGCCGAAGGCCTTGTCGCTGAACAGCCCGATCGTGTACGCGAACGGGTGCTTGCCATCGGCAACCCCGATCACCGTGTGCCCGTAGGAGCTGATGTCTTCGAGAATCTTGGCCAAGAGTCGGTCGTGCATGATCAGTTCTCCGTCAAAAAGTCGACCAAAAAGTGCGCGTCATCAGCCGTCAGCATCACCATGTTGCCGCGCGCGGCCTTGGCTAAGCTGATCAAGGTGATGGCGCGCTCGGAACGAAACGCTGACGCCAGCTCAATGTGCTTCAGGTCAGAGTTCCCGTTGCTCTTCATCCAGGAGTAGGCCTGCTCCCAGGTCTTGAAGCGGTTGCCGAACAAGGTGATTCGAGTCCCGACCATGCTCTCGCACAGCTGTCTGACCTCAACCTCAGCGCTGGCTCGCTCCTCGGCGAGATAACGCTCGCAGGCCGCCCGCAGTCGCTCGGGCTCGATCACGGTGAAGCTCTTGATTCCCATCACGCCAACCTGAAGGACTTGAGGAGCTTGATGAAGCTGTACTCGCTGGAACCTTGACCCCAGTTCCTGTTGGCGGCTGGGTTGTCGACGTTCACGTGCTCGTACGCCTCCGGAATGTTGGTCAGGCCATCCATGATCGGGCGAACATCGTACAGCTCGGCGGGCACGACCACCGCCACTGCCGTGGTGGCGCACGCCAAGGACGGTCCATCTTCCTTGAAACGCACGACGGGCAGGGTGAGGGCGTTCTCGGCCAACACCTGCAGAGCGGTGTACAGGCCGTCCAGCTCCATGCTGTTCCCGCCGTTGCAGATGATGATGGTCTTGTGCTCATACGCCCAGCGCAGCGCCAGCTGTCGCTGGACCGTACGGTCCTCGTACTTGGTCAACATCTCGGAGACACAGTGCGCGGTCTGCAAACCGAGCTGCAGCTGCGACAGGTAGTAATTGGTGAAGGAGTACAGGCGCATCACTTGTCCAGTTGTTGTTTCAAAGCTCGCTCTTGAATCTTTTGACGTTCGATCTTTTCCCACATGTCGGCGCAGTCGCTTTGGGTTTGCTTGATGTCGCCGACCGTGATTGGTCGTTGCCATTGCGCGGCACGGCGCACGATCGTGTTGTCAAAGCACGAGTCGGCCAGACGGGCTGCACGAATCTCCTCAGGCGTCGCATCACGTGTGAGATGCCAGTTCCACATGAAAATGGAACCAAAGAAGAACACGATGACCTGTAAAATGGTGCCGCCCCAGAAACCGTCACTGCTCTTGTTCGCAAAGGTTCTAAACCAAGCGCGATAGAACCAGAAGACCCAGACCGGCGGCAGCAGGTACATGATGAAAGTTAGCACCTTCGTGATGACCAGCATCAGCCGCCTGGATCGTCTGATCCAGAGACGCTGGGTTGCAATCGACATCGACATCACTTGTCCTTGAAGAACTTCGTGCCAAGCAGCGCGTTCACGGCAATCGATGCCACGATGATCACGAAGGCCACCAGTGCGCCAAGGAGCATTCCATGTACAGGTCGACCGAAGACCAAGCCGGCCACACCGGTCAGCACCATCCAAAGGACAACGAAGGCGGTGATGAACGTGCGGTTCACATCAGTCTCCCGAGTCGATGTCGAAAGTCGAGTGACAATGCTTGCATGTGTACACCGTGTAGCACCTGCCAGCGCTGCGACCCGTGTATTCGTGCAGACAGCCTTGGTCTGTCCCTGGCCTGGTCTTGGTGTACCCCAAGGCCTTCATGGACATGGTCTGTCCGCCGCAGTTGTCGCAGGTCTTGGTGTCGGTATCGGGATCGTAGTATGACAGACCGCCCTTCCAGGTCCGCATCCAGGCGTCGCCATCCGCCAACTTGACGCGCGTCGTGCCATTGCACGCAGGACAGACCGAGCAGCCTTTGGGGATTTCCAGGTTCGGGTTCATTCGGTCACCACCACGTCAAAGATCGCATGGTCATTGTACAGCTGCTTGAAGAACCAGTGGTACTCTTCAGGGGTTCGAGCTTCGAGGACCCTCGCGTGAATCGGGTCAGGGTAGCGATTGCTCGTGTACTGCTGGTGTCCACCATACGTATTCGTGAATGAGGTCTCAAAGTCGTGGTTGACGGCGACAGCCCTGAGGGAGTTTTCCTCGAGAATCGCCGGCAGCGCGTACGCGACCTTACGCCGCCAACCTCGGAAGGTACTGCCACCAAGCGTTCCCATGTCGCTGTACAGTTGGTCCTGGATCACGAAGACGGCACCAGCACTCGGCCACCAGCCATAGTCTGACCAGTTGTCATGCGGCAGCTTTGCCATGGCGGCCTGCACGCGCTTCCAGCGCTCTTCCGTCCACGGTCGGAGCTTGAGCACTGGGTTCTTGATCGGCTTGGCGGACAAGGTGACCCAAGCCGCGGTGGTTGCCGAGCTCGCAAAGAACACCGAGCACTCGTGTAGCCTTGCGATGTTTGGCGCGCCATTGAGTACCAGGTCATTTGCCGGGGGTGCTTCATCGAGCTCCTTGGCAAATGATGCTTGTCGGTAAAGTACCACCGCCGGCGTCTCACCGATCTCACGCTGGTCATTCACATCCTCGCTCAAGCGCACGATGGCCTCGTACTTGACACTGGGTTTGGCCGCGTACTTGTACATCCAGGCGGTGGCTGGCCGGAGCTGCTTGGCGCCATCGATCTCTGGGAAATGGACCTTAGCCTCGGCCACGTCCTTGTCGACGTAGTTCACGATGGAGGCATGGACCTCGCCGATGAACAGCGCCACCGTGCCGTCCTGCATTAGGTACAGCTTGCCGGGTTGACGGGTCTTCAGGTTCGCCGGGCGCTTGAGCTCCTCAGCGGCCTTGATGGCGTTCTGGTACTCCTCGGAGTTCTCGTGCAGCAGCACGTTGTCGCCACCCGACCTGGCCAGGATGCACTTGCCGGGGATCAAGCCGCCCGCCTGCAGACCACAGGTCTGGATCAGCGCCATCAGGTTTCGAGACTGGATCTCGAGCTCGTACCCCAGCGGATCCATGACACGCCAGACCACGTTCCCTCCACCCCAGTACGTGCGCTTGATGTCGTCGGTGATGACCCATCCCGCACGCAGCTCGTTGTCCAGGACCTTGAGCTCGCCGTTCTTGGCCTGTTGACCCCAACCCAAGGTCCAGTTCTTGACGGTCTCCTGGCGCTTGCGACCCGCGGCGTTGTCCTCATACGGGGTCGCAAACCCAAGCGGTGCCTCTCCCGCGTTGTGCTTGATCCCCACATAGAGCTTGGAGAAGATCTTGAGCGCGGCATTGCGCTCGTACTGGAAGCTGTACAGAACTTGCGTCATGAGTGGGCGAAGAATACAGGCATTAGGTGACAAATAGCGTTCAGAGCGGCCGTAGGGTCAGTGGCCGCTCGTCTTCTGGCTTGCTGTTCAGCAACACGTACGGGGCCAGTTTTGGGGGCGGCTCGGACGGCTCCTCGGCGACGATAGGGGCCTCAGGCGACACCGAACCGACGACGGTGATAGGGCCCTCATCGGCCGAGCTGGTGTCACCGGCCCACTCCAGGTACACGTCGAAATCGACGTACGACCCATCACGCGGCAGCAGCTCGTCCGGGATCTCGTCCGGTGTCAGCTCCTGGCCCTCGGTCACGTCGTACACGAACTGGTTGGCTTGGACCTTGAAGACCTGCCGGGCCGTGAGGATCGCGTTACGCAAGGTGATGGCCTCGTCCAGCTTCTTGGACAGGACCTTGACGAGCGTCTCATGCGTCACGGGCACGACCAGCCAGGTCACGAACTCCGTGGTCTCGTCCTGCCAGATCATCAGAAAGTTCTGCTCGATCGTGGGATCGACCCAGTGCTCGAGCAGTGGTCGATCGTAGTACGACAGCGTCTCAACGTGCTTCAGGGTTTCAGCGAACTTCATGTGATCTCCACCGTCCTCATGCACAGCGCCAGGACCTCATCGTACGACCTGCACTTCAGCGCCGCCGCGGAGAACTCCTTGGCCGCTTCCTTGTGGCCGGCGCGCTTGAGCGCCATGCTCACGGTGCCGATGATCGAGAACACGTTCCCGTCAGAGTTCGAGAGCTGGACCTCGATGTCAGGGAACTTGATGTCGGTGCTGTCACTCACTTGGACTCCTTCTTCGGCAGCTCGATCAACACGAGCTCAGACTTCGCGCGGGTTGCCGCAACGTAGCACAGGTTGTTTTCCTGCTCGACCTCCCAGGCCTGACGAGCCCAGGCGCTGGGGCCAGATTGCAGCCACACAACGCGGTTCCACTCGCGGCCCTTGCTCTTGTGGATCGAGCTGAACAGCACGGCCTTGGCGTCACCTTCCTCGGTGAAGATCGCGTCGATCTCTTGGCAGACACGGTCGACGGGGTTGGCGCAGTCCGGATCGATGGCCAGCACTCGATTCACGATCGTGACCAGGCAGTTCACCTTGTCCTCGACCGCGGCGGCCTTGGCCTCCTGCTCCTTGACACGGTACTTGGCGGACTCGCGCTCCGAGTACGTGGCGAGCTTATCCAGCAGCGCGGTCAGCTTCTTGACCTTCCAGCGACGCGCCAGAACCTTCAGCCCGTTCCCGATCTCGCGGCCTTCGACCTTGGCGGGGATGCCAGCGGCGATGAACTTGTACACGTACTCGAGCAGCGGCGCGTTGAAGCGGCACAGGATGGCATCACCAGGCGTCGCGACATTCGACAGGTTCTCGATCGTGTCGGTCTTGACGGTGCCGTCCGGCGCGCTGTCGGCGGCTTGGATGTGGTTCACCCACTGTTGAGCGTACGTGACGACGCTCTTGGGGCAGCGGAACGTCGTGGTCAGCGGCAGCTGCTTGGCGTTCACGGCCTTGGCGATCAGATCGAGGCTGTCGGCGTCGGCACCGGTGAAGCCGTAGATCGCTTGGTGACGATCACCGACAGCGACCAGGCGGCCGCCTCGCTTCAGCATCCGCAGGGCGAGCAGGCGACGCGTCTCGTTCGTGTCCTGGGCTTCGTCGATCAGCACCCAGTCATGTTCGAACATGCGCACGTTGTGCACGAGCGGCGCGTAGATCATGTCGTCGAAGTCCACGACCTCGGTGTCGCGCTCGATCGAGCGCGCCAGGGTCTTGCGCGCGAGCTGGATGATCAGGCGGGAGTTGTCGACACCGGTGTCCTCATCGTACACCTCGACGTCGAAGTGCTCGACCAGGTCCATCCAGACGTTGAAGTCCTCGGCACGCTTGGTCAGACCGACACCGGCTTGCTTGGCCAGCGAGACCAGCTGCAGGACGGGGCCTTCGAAGTTCTTGTACCCGGCTTCGGGGTTGCGCTCGCACGCGGCGCGGAAGATCTCGCGGCACTTGTACCCGTCGACCTGCACCTTCGGTGCAGCGCGGCGCCAGGCCTTGAAACCGGCGGCGTGCATCGTGCTGATGAACAGGCCTTGACGCTGCGGCGCACGGGCTTGGATCTCCTCGGCGATCTTCTTGTTGTACGCACCGAAGAAGATCGAGCCGTTCATCAGGCTCAGACCGTGGATCAGGGTGCTGGTCTTACCAGCACCAGCGACCGCTTCGAGGATGCAGGACCCGATGCCGTTGATGATCCAGTCGAAGAAGACCGACTGCTGCGGCGAGGGTTGGAAGACTGCGGCGATGGCGTTCGGCGTATGCATGACCTGCATCATACCACGCCGGTCGGTCAACCTGTAACGACTCCCCGGCCGTTACAACTTGACGGTGTTGTGCAGCGAGGCGGCGCGACGATCGAAGTAGTACGCGTCTTTGCCGGTTTTGATTGGTCGCCCCGGTGCGTTCAAGAGCTTCTTGAACGAGATCGCGCCCTTGTACTTAACCTCCTGATGCGAGGGGCTCGTGTACTCGAAGGAATGGATCAAGACGTCGCCACCGTCCTTCACGATGTTGCTCCAGCACACATGCTCGTCCCAGGCGATGGTGTGGGTGCCGCTCAAGATGAGCTTTCCTCCCTGGCAGAACCAAGTCGCGGCCTTGTCGTCTTCAAGGATGCCATTCACGATACGGTCGTAGTTCGCCTTGCCAAACGACGGCTCAAAGGGCACCCCACGCCTGATGAGCTCCATGCTGTGCTCGTACTCAACGGCGAGACCCAATCGCCAGCGACCTTTGCGCTCCTCGTTCAAGATCCTGTGCGCTTGAGCCCAGAGCTCAGTTTCTTCGTTCGCGAGCTCTACCGCATCGTTGGTGATCGGCAGGATTTCGTTGTACTGCAGCCTCACGCTTGAGCTCGACGGCGCCAGATCTTTGGCATCCGATTGAAGCCGTCAAAGACCTTGTCGAAATGCATCTCGATCGCCTTAGTGGTGATACGGCGGGCCTGTCGAAAGCCAACCAATCCATGCCCCTCGATATCGTACGTGTCGAAGTGCCCGATGTTTTCCGAGCTGCCATTAAAGCCGGAGCTCTCGGCCAAGTAACCACCAGGCTTCACGAGCCTGAGCAGCTCTCTCACGTGTGCCAGAGGATCGGTGTAGTGCTCAAGCACCTCGAATGACAACACCAGGTCGTATTGCTTCTCTGGAAAGGTGCTGTGCAGCTTAACGGGTGGCAGTCCGAAAAACTGCAGGGCGTGCTGCATGTACCTCGCCTGCGCCTCGTTATCGTTGAAAGCCTCGATTTTCTCGAAGCCATTGAGCTTCATGTGCGCCGTCGTAAGACCGCAACCGTTATACATGTCTAGCACGTCCATCTCGGCCGGCTTTGCCCCCTCGTACCAGATCCCTTGAGTCACCCTGGTGTCAATAACACGGCCACCAATGACGTTTCCAGGCTTGTGGCGCCCGAAGTACTTGATTACCCCACCTGTGCAGGCCTTCGACTTCTCGAAGCAATGGATGCCCTCGTAGTTGTACTGCGGATCTCGATACACCGAGTAGTCCGGCCGACCTGACTTCAGGGACGCGGTCCATTGGTCATGCAGGCGACTCTTGATCGTGAACATGTCGTCCTCAAGGTCAGCGTAAGTCTCGTACGACGTTCCTTCGAACGCGTTTGTGAGCTCGACGATTTCCTTCGGCGAGATGTTCGTTGTCATAGTCAGCGTCTTTGGAAGGTTGGTGCAGCCAGCTTCATCTTTGGCAGCTTAGCTTGCAGCTTCAGGATGTGGCGCTCCATCTCGAGAATCAGATCTTCCTTGGTCTGCACGCCGTAGAACCGCATCAAGCGCTCGAGGTCACGGTCCTCGAGTGTCGGCCCGATGAGCTCTTCGTTCTGGATCGTGTTCGTTTCTGGGGTGCCTTCGATCGGATCGATGTACCAGATCTTCGATACCCCTGGCCCATCGGGGACCGCCAAGCACTCCGTCTCGTACGTGCCGTACATGGAGCGGTGATAGAACGTGTGCGTGCTCTGCACCAGGTGCAGCTGGTCCAGATGCACACGACGCTCAACCTCACCAGAGTCGTACTGATCGGGCGATCGAACGATAGCAAAGCCGCCCTCCAACGATCGACCTCGATGAGCAGCTCGTCCATCATCCCAGGATCTCGTTGAACTCAAAGAGCTCGAAGGTCTCATGTCCACGACAGCGCTGGTTCACGAACCCAGCGATTTCTCTTCTTGCGTGGTTTAACCGCCCGCCATCGAGGAACCGATTGACATTCTTACGTAGCTCCACCAGCTCGTGGCCGATGCCCCATCCTTCGGTGACCTTCTCGATGTTCTCGACGATCTTGAGCAGCTCTTCCCGCCCACTGGCTCGGTACAGCCTCACGTTCCCATACGACATCCAGACCAGGATCAATTGAACCACCTCGGACGCTTAGAGTCACCAGTCATGCGGTTCCACTGACGGAACCACCCCTCAACCTGAACCATCAGAACACGATCGTTCTGGTTATGAGCTTGTGATTCGAGCTCGGTCATCATCGTCCAGAACGAGCTGATCACGTCCTTATGCATGGACGGTTTGATCTTGTTCAGCTCGATCGCACCACCCTGCCGGCCTTGAACCAAGAGGAACTGCGATGCGTTCAGCCACTTGGTGACGCGAATCGCGCGTTCGGCGATCGGCAGGATCTGTGATCCCCGCAGCTTCTTGCCCTGATGCCATTGATCATTGTCCATGCGGAGCGCGATCCAGACGTCAAACGACTCATCTTCCTGATTGAAGGTCTGGAACGATTTGAAGTACTTTGCGGGGTGCCAATCTCTGGTCCAGTCATTGATCCTGACGATGTCGCTCGTGAGACGGCGGTCAATTGTGCCAAGAAGACGCAGCATGATCACCCCGTACTGCTGGTGATGGAACTGCTTCAGCGGCGCCGCGTCACCAACCAACCGCTCCTCGGCCAGCCCGGTGTTCACAGCAGCTCCTGCAGCTCAGCGACCAGGCTCTCGATGCGCAGCGCATTCCTCGAGCGCAGCGCCTTCGTGGGGTACACGACCTTCTCCTTGGAGACCAGGATCGATCCCTCGGGCGGCGTCAGGAAGTCTACCAGGTCGAGCGCGCAGTCGTACACGTCCTGCAGCCCAGCGGCGTGGCCTTCGGACCAGGCCTTCGAGTACAGCAGCTCTCGCATCGGGTGCTGCTCGATGTCGAGGTCCTTGAAGAGATCATGCTTGAAGCGTTCGTACATCTCGCGCTCCAGCGTCGCGTACTTCTCGCGCGCGGCCTTGAAGGCCTGCTCGTCGACGACGGTCTCGACGACGCAGTGCTTCAGGTCCGGGCCGAGGGTCTGCTTGCGCACCGGGACCTTGTCGCCGGGGTTCTGTTGCCAGCACAGCACGCCGCGGTTGTACCAGTACTTGGTCTGGAAGGCCGACTTGGACGGGTAGTCCATCGGGACCTTGTAGTCCTTGAAGTTCATCCTTGCTCTCCGTTGGCATCTGTGTAGAAGAACCACTCGTCGATGGTCCAGATGTCCGGCGGAAAGTACTGGTCCTTGCCGCCGACACGATGGAAGAAGTCGGACGTGTCGAACGACCGGTTCAGGTACGAGAAGGTGCCAACCTTCGCGGCCCATGCCGCCTCAGCCGCCTCCTGGAATTCCAGGAGCGCATCCTCTTTCGAGGGGTGGACGATCGGCACGACGCGCTCACATGAGTACGTGCAACCATCGCCAATGGTGTGGATCAGGACCAGCTTGCTCATGTGAGCATTGTACCCCGATCTAGGGGTGACCTTGTAACGTGTTACGAGAGCACGATGTACTTTGCGGTCTTGTCGCCTCGAGCCAGCAGCGCGGCGAAGCGGTGGTACCCGTCAATCAGACGCGGCGAGCCGTCAGGGCGGCGGTGAACAACGCCGACGGGAATTCCCGCCGCGAACTCGTACTGCGTGCCGCGTTTGGCGCGCATGTACTCATCATTCCCCACGAGCCCATCGAGTGCCAGTTCTTCGATCTCGACGTTCTTGCACTCGTTGATCACGTCGAGCACGAAGGAGTACTCAGCCTCCAGGACCTTGCGGATCTTTTGGAGGTCGCTCTCCAGGTTCAAGATCTCGTTGATTGCTGGCAACAGGTCGTGTGCACCCTCAAAGGTGATGTCGTCGATCTCTTCGCCGTAGTACCCACCCGTCACGGAGATGGAGAACTTTTCTGGCTCGTACGCCTTGTGCAGACGGAGCAGACGGTCGATGCAGTACATCTCAATCGTGCTGGCCGTGTCATGCACGAAACGGAGGCGCTTTCCTCCAGTCTGCTTTTGGACCTCGATCAGCCCCTCAAGATTTACTGAGGTGGTGCGCAGGTTCTCGTACCGACCACAGCGACAGATCGAGTCACAACCAGCTTCTTCGCAGTTCGTCACGTACTCATAGTCGTACTCGACCGCGTACCGGGCCTGAAGGGACGCCAACCTCATCGAATTCCCCTTGGATGCAGCATGATGGCCTTGATTCGCTCGATGCCAAGATCAAGATCATCAAAGAGCTCCAGATGTTGGAACATCGAGCACAGCACCTGGACATTCCCGCGCCGCCAAAAGCCAGGTGGGCAGACCACCACCGTCCGTACCCCAACGCCAGCCAGAAGCCCAAGCTCCAGCAGTGAGATCGGTGATTGGGTGCCAGGCTGCAAGTACATCAGCACTGCCGTGCTGGTGCGAATGTAGTCCAGCTCCCACCGCACCTGGGTCTCAAACTCCTTGTTTGTGATGTCTTGGACCCATGACGCGTTCCACACCGGCCGGCGAGGATTCAAGACCGTGCAGTCAAGATCTGCTAGCTCGCTGATGACGCGTGCTTGCCAGTCTACAGCTAGGCCCTGTTCAATCGAACCGGCCAAGAACACAGCCGGCGGCGACACCGCGCCGCGCTCTGGAGCGACTAGGACCTTCATCCAAAGCGCTTCTCAAGCAGCTCGGCGGCAGCAGCCAGCCCACGCTTGTACAGGGTCTTTGGGGTGCTGGCAAAGACCTGGCGGGCAACGTACTCGTTGCTCAGCACGGCGCCGCTGGCGGTGATCTTGTACGACACCGGCTGACGCTTGATGCGGCCACGTAGCACAATGGTGCCGTTCTTGACCTGACGGCCAGAGCTTGTGAACTTCAGTCCACGATTCAGGAGCTCCTGCGCCTCTTTGGTTTGCAGGGCCGCGAGCACGTTCTTGACAGTCATGATGACCTCACTTGACTTTGTTCAACGATTTGAAGGAGCGCCTTCAGCCGCTCCGCGAACTGACCAATCTCTTCAGGATTGATCGACCAGCGTTGTGTTTGCAGCACGATGTACGGACCGCCTCCTGCATCGGCGATCTCAACGTGCAGCTCATGAATAGGTTCATTGCTGCAGCTGTCAGGATCTTGCGTCAGCAGGAACTTGGCACCATCTATCCTCATCGATAGATCTCCGAACGGTTGTTGCGGATCACAACAACCTGCTGGAAATCAGTGAGCGCCTTGTCCAGGTCTTCACCTGAGAGGACCCCGTCCCAGATCATGCCATTGCCCCAGCCCCGTTCCTCATCGAGGACTGATTTGAGACGCTTGTTGTTGGTGTCGACTATCTTGCGAATCCTGGCCGTGAGCGACCGCATGGAGCACTCCCCGAGCTCCCCGTAGATCGCGCGAATGATCTCTTGAGAGGTGCGATCGGTCAGCCGCTGAAGCCTGACCGGTTCAGGTGTGCTCACGTACAACGTCACCATCTGCCAGCCCTTGGAGCCACAGTACTTGCGGTAGATCTCAAGGCCATTGGGCTCCAAGATCACGATTGGGGGAGGAAGACCGGGTGCCAGCTTCGACTCCATCTCCTTGTGTGTCACCCCGTACCGCACACCGTTGAAGGTCACCAGCTCGGCAAAGAGCCCCTCAGCCTCCATTTCACGAGAGCGATCGGTCGTGATGAAGAAGTAATCAACGCCTTCACGCTCATCGACACGAGGCATGCGGTCCGTTGTGCTGACGATTCGTTCACACCCAAGCTTCGTGACCAGCGCCTCAAGGAGGTAGCTCTTTCCAGAGCAAGTTGGTGCGGTGATCGTGATTAGGGTCGGGTACTTGAATTTGATCATAGACAGCCTCGTGAGTACATGATGAATTGTTACATTTGCTTGGGCTGCAGGAACTTGATCAGGGGATAAGGATCACGGGCGTGAAACCGTTTCCAGGCTTGGGGGTGATGGACTTGGAGAACGTCGATACCAGCACCTTTGGCCCACTTGGAGGCGTTTGCCCCCAAGCAGATCCGCCGCCCCCATGGCAGGTCCAAGTACCTTGAATCGGTGTCATTGCCGTTGAAGTCAGCTGCGTTCAACCAGCCAAGCTGATCTTCAGGCACGCCGGCTCGCTCAAGTTGAATGTTCAGCCACAGTGAGCAGTTTTCAAGGGCGCCAAACGGAGTGTAATGAAAGTTCGGATCGTTCGGAGCAGATGGTGCTGGGCGATCACCAATCAGCAGCAGCTGTCCTTTCGGAACCCACTGACCTGCTTGCATCGCGAGAAATCGCCTCTTTCGGAAGGCGACCCGCATGATAAGGGCATGCTGCAGGTCTGGATCGAGGCGCTTGAAGGCGTTCAGTGCCATCAGTCGTACTCGTGCAGCTCTTCATCTTCGTCGTCGCCACCGCGCATCGCGCTCTTGATCTCGGCATCAGACATCGGCTGGAAGCCAACGACGGTGCCGCAATCTAGGCAGATCTCCATGTCAATGTAGTCACCGCCACAGACACCAGTGATGTCAGGCGGATAGTCGTCGCGCTCGAGCCGCAGGTGCGGCACAGACGTGAAGCACAGGTCGTTGACCTTGCCGTTGATGCTCAGAACTCGGGTGTGGTTGCAGGCCATTTGAAGGTGCTCAGGGTGTTGACGAAGTTCTCGCAGAACTGAACTGGATCCCAGCCAAGGGCCAGCCGCTGTTCCTCGATGATGGTTTGACGGGTCTCCGGCGAGCTCTTGATCAACCGTAGCAGGTCAACCAGCATCGCCTGGTCCCTGACGTACAGATACTCATGCGCCGCGGTGCCTTTCGGGTAGATCCGTCGGCTCTTGTCGATGTTGGCGTCGATGAACACGATGTTCCCAGCGGCGATGCACTCGGCAACGCGCTGTGGAATCAGATCGAGGCTCTCGTACGATGGGTCACCAGTCACCAGATGCGCCAGCGCGCCTTGCATCTTTGGCAGTACGTCGCCGTACTTCACCATACCAGTGAACTGCGGGTACCGCTTGACAGGAAGCTTGCCGATCTTCGGATGCTTCTCGAAGTCGGTCTCGTCGATCTTACCGAAGATCTCAACGCTGATGTCGTCTGGCAGACCACAGTACCACTTGTACAGGTTTGGGATGCGCCGGCCGCCGCGTGCGGTTCCGCCGTACATCAGGTCAACGGTGGGGTGCTCAGCAGGCGGCAGCCACGGGTTGAGCAGCGGGAATCGATCCATTGGGTAGTGCACGATCTGCCCAAGGGGGACGCCTTTCTTTGGCCAGTCCGCCTTCACGGCGAGCAGCGCGTACGGTTGCGAGACCAAGTGGATCGGCTTCTGGATCAGGATCTCGTCTTTGGTGTACTTCGTGCCCCACGGCTTCTTCTCGACGTTCTCCCAGATCTGAACGAACGGCAGCTCCGGATCACACATCAAGTACACCACCGGGCCAGTGAACGTGTTGATCAGCCGGTAGTTCGCGATCTGCTCGGCGTCCTCAGCGCCACCGAAGAAGTTCACGTTCCCGTTGATGACGCACAACACATCCAGCTGCTGCAGCACCGATGGATCTGTCTCCATGATCTGGTGCCAGTGCAGGCTCTCGTGCAGAGTGTCCTTCTTCAGGATTTTGGTGAACACGTGCACCTCAGCGCCACCATTTCGCAGGGCCTTGCAGATGCTGATGGCCTCACCCGAGGTCACTGAGTTGTCAAGGTCCCACAGAATGCGGGCACCCAGCTTCAAAACACCGATCTTCATCAGTTCTCCAGGGCCTCAGCAATGATGTCTTCTTTGCGGCGGAAACCACCAACGCCGCGATCAGTGACACACACGACGCGCTTGTCGCGGATGATCGAGCTCTCGAAGGCCGCCATGAACAGCTCTTGCTCTTTCTCGCGCTTCGTGATGTCAAAGGACTCGCCATCATCAACGAAATGCGATGAGACCGAGAAGTCCTCAGTCAACAGGATCAGCCGGATGCTGCCAACCTCATGCAACCGGAAGGCCCGCTCGAGCTCAAACACGTACGCGCCGTCATACCCACGGTACAGCGGTGCGTACACGTTCTCACCGAGATGCGCTCGGTTGCAGATCATGTGCGCGTACGGGGCCGAGGACAGCATCGTGAACAGGTTCCTGAACGAGCGTTCCTGGTACTCGCGCAGGGCGTACATGCGCTCCTCGGTCTCGTTCAGGTTCTGACGATGGTACGGACCACCAAGATAGCAGCTCAGGACCTTGGGCTTCGAGAAATGCAGGACCTCGTGGTACCCACGCTTGTGCAGGATCCCGTCAATCAGGGTGTCCTTGCCAAGACGGTCCAGGCCCTCAATCAGGTACTTGTTCACGACACTCATGGGATGGTGATCTCCAGAAAGTTATGAGACACGCGGTCGATGCGGTTCCCGTTTGCGTCCATGATCTCGACGTGGAAGTCGACCGTGTCACATGCCGCCAGCATGAACTTGTCGTCTCTGATGTTCTCGATCTTATCAATGAGCTGGAACGCTGCTTCCCGGTACTTGTTCCCACGCCCAAGACGAATGCAGCACACCAGCGCCGAGATCAACTCAAGCTCCTCAACCGAGAGGGCATGCAGCGACAGCGTGCCCTCTTCCTCATCGGGCCTGGAGCTGATGACCCGAGTCATGTCAGAAGCCGATTTTCCTGGTACGACGCTGCACGCTGACGCGCTGACCGAAGATCTCAGCCAACGTGAACTCCGAGCCATCACGCAGGTCGATGCCAACGTCCGACGCCACGTTCAAGGCCTCAGCGCGAGTCATTGGCCGGAACTCGACCACATCGAAGCAACGACCCGGACGCATGAGCGCCTCGTCGATGTCACGGATCGACGGCAGGTTCGTGCTGAACACGAGCTTCTTGCCTTCAGCGCTGATCAGACCATCAGACACGTTCAGGAACCGGTGCATCATCGTGTTCCCATCAGTGCGCGCCTTGAGGAACGTGTCTGCGTCCTCCATGATCATGAACCTGGTATCGCTCTCGATGAAGTTCGCGAAGATCCCGTCGCTGTTCATGACGCGCTCATCGTACGTGACCTTGGCATCGCCACCTGAGCGGTGGATCAGGTTCTTGATGAAGGTCGTCTTGCCGGTGCCAGGCGGGCCGATCAAGATCAGCACACTGGCCGAGCTGTTCAGGTACTCGTCGATGTACTCGGGCAGCGGCTTCGGCAGCCACGGGTACGCCGAGTTGATCGCCGGGCGGAAGTTCAGCGGCACGTTGATGCTGTTTCCGCGCTCGTTGTACACCCACTCGATCAGGTTCTCGGCACGCTTGTACATGCCGTCCATGCGCTCAACGAAGGCCTTGACCTCCTTTGGGTCGCCGTTGAGCTCCAGATCAAGCTTGCCACGCTGCAGGGCAGCCTCAACCATGCCCCAAGGGAACAGCATGACCGCACGGTTTGGCGAGAAGAAGTTGTACCGCTCCGTCAGGTCGGTGACCCAGTCACGAAGCTGGATCGTGACATCGATCATCCATGTACCCTCTTGCGCCAAGGTGTTACGGTTGTTCTCGAGCGAGCTCCGCATGAACGAGGAAGCCAGCCACTCATCCGGACCGTACGCGCCAAAGATCACGCCGGTGTCGATGTTGTTTTCATTCATGAGATGTGCATCATCCATGCAGGTGTCAAGATGGTCTCTATTGATCAGAGGACGTTCACGTTTGATTCGACGACGGCGCTTATCAACGCGTCTGACAGCCTGTAAACCTGTGGTTTTAGTGCTTCGCCTGATTCGACCGAGATCAACTGGGTCGAGGTCGATGTCATCATCGTCATCCATTTGAGCATTGTACGCGATCGACTTTGTTCTGGAACTTGAATTTAGGTTCCAAGCATGGACACAAACCGGGTATCGAACTCGTCACTCCACTCGTTATTCTTTGCTGTCCACAAGCGTTGGATGTTTGTGTCCAGGAAGTACGTGGTGGCCCAGTCCTCAGGCGACCGAACCGAGCGACCAGCGCCCTGGACCAGCTTCATGGTGCACAGCAGGTTGTAGATGTCTGGCCATTTGTCGAGGATCTCTTTCATGCGCGCTTCACCCAGCGATCCAAATGGGGCCTTGACGATGATCTGGTACCTGCTCAGATCACCAGCAAGGTCAAGGCCCTCAAAGCCACTTGGCGTCAGCAGGATCGCCGGGCCCTTGTGGTTCTTGAAGGTCTGCAGTACGTCGGCCAGCTTCTGGCCACGCTGGTGCTCAACGAGCCGGGTGTTGAGCCCCATGCCTTGGAGCATCTGCGCGATGCCCTCGGTCAGCGCAAACGACGGCGCCAGCACGATGCCGCGCTCGCCCTTGTCCGTGTGGTGCTTTGCGATCTCATACACCGTGGCTTGAAGCTTCTTGACGACTGATGGCTCCTTGAGTGTGCTGTAGCTCAGGTTCTGCGGCTTGTAGAACAGGACCTTCTTGTTCTCACGTGGAAAGGTCGGTGGCAGGCGCACGTGCTTAGCATTATCGAGGGTCAGCGTGCGACGCGCGTACTGCTCGCTGAGCGTGGCGCTCATCAGCAGGTTGTACCGAGCGTTGATCAGGTTCTCGAACATGTCGCCAACGAAGATCGGCTTGACGCTGACCTCGTGCTCGTGCTGCCCGTATTTTGGCTCCTTCGGCTTGTACTCGAAGGCGTGCGGGTACCCGTACTCGATCAGGTCGTTGATCTTGCACCCGAGGCCATGGTACTTCTTGGACAGCCGAGACAGCTCTAGGTACTTCTTCTGGTTGTGGATCGCCCTTTCGGCTTGGTTTCGCGCGGCCTCATGAACTTGGCCGTACGCATCAGCCAAGGCCATCAGGTGCTGCATGTAATTGTCACGTGTGATGTCACCCGAGATCAGATCGCCGGCCACGTTCCGCAGGATCTTGAAGACCTCGGTGCTGCCAAGGGTCAACGTCTGGTTGATCTCCTCCGCCATCTTCTTGAGCCGAGAGTCGCTGAAGTAGATCGCGTTGTGCTCAGTGAACAGGTCGTTCAGCATGTGTGCTTCATCGAACACGCACACCGTGCGAGCCGGAAGCATCTGCGTGAACATCCGGTCGATGAAGTAATAGGAATAGTTCGTGATCAGGTGCCGAGCCTTGTCACGCATCCGCTTCTGGAGCGCGAAATCGCAGCCGTCACAGAAGATCTTGATCTGCTCATCCATACCCTCCTTCTGGAACAGACGGAGGGCACAGACCTCAGCGGTCTGAACCTCAGATGGCGTGCTCAGGGCGGCGCACTCGAAGTTCCCAGCGCCCTTGAACATCCTGAACCGGGTATCAAGCGGATCACGTCCTTCTTGGAAGGTCCGATGGTACTGCTCACTGAGCACGTTCGTCGGTGTCAACAAGAAGCTGGCGCCGACGTGGGCATCTGGGTGGTGCAGTCGATGCAGTGCCTCGGCAACCACCGCGCCGATGATGGACTTGCCAGTGCCAGTTGGCGCTGATAGGATCACGGTCTTGTGTCCCTCATCGAGGAACGACGTCAGGATGGTGTTGATGTCCTGCACCTGTCTTCCGCGCGGCTTGTACCCGACCGCGTCATAGGCCTCAATGATTTGCTTTTCGTATTTCATCAGATGGCCCGAATTTCGGCGATGAAGGTGTCAGCCCCAGTGTCGCCACTAAAGAGCCATTCTACCTCCTTCATCACCAGTGCCATTTCACGCGCGCGGCTCACGATCACCTCGAGTTCCTCGAGCACCTCAGGGCCGAAGTCCTGAACCCACTCCTTGTCGCCACGTAGGTCGCGTTCCAGCTCGTCTGCGAACTGGTGCACGCGCATGTACGCGTAATCAAAGTGCCCACCGCTCATGAAAGCCCCTTGTGCTAAATAGGCCATAATCTATATGACCGTCACTATGAACCACTACACCTATTGTATTGTTTTCCCAGCTATTCCACGACTTTATATCGGGGTTAGGTCTTACAATGGCCCGCCAACTCAGGACGACTACCGCTCTTCATCGAAGAAAGTGAAGGCTCTCATCAAGGAAGGTTTTCAATATACCATCTCCATAATCGCCACACACGCCACTCGTGCAGAAGCAGAGGCTGAAGAGATTGCTCTCCATGATATTTTCGATGTTGCGCGTAATCCATATTTCCTGAATGGCGCCAAGGCCAGACATGGAGGCTTCACACGCGCTGGGGTTCCTTCTGATCAGAAAGGCCGAACTTATGAGGAACTCTTCGGCATCGAAGAGGCGGCGCGTAAGAGACTCAACTTACAGCAAAAGTTGAGGAACAGGGTCTTCTCGAAAAAGACTAAGGCCAAAATGGCTGCCTCACACGCAGATGTATCAGGCCCACTAAACCCTCGTGCTATTTCTGGAGCCTTGGAACTTTCTGGCAAGATCCTTTTGGAATATCAGACAAAAGCTGAACTTGTTCGGTGGTGCCTTGACAATGATGTTCCGCACCGCCCTATCCTAAGGCTTAGGACAGGCGATGCTTATCTGCCCAACATCACCCCGCGTAATGCGAAGTTCAAGCGTTGGTTTGGTCTTCGTGTTCTGGAACCCCAAAGATAACGTGCATGGCTTCATCACGTTCACCAAAACACATTAGCACGAGATTCTGCCAATAAGGTGTAAGCAATTCCCATGCGCCAACGTCCTCAAACGCGAAATCCTTGCTGGCACCGGCAGCCTGCCAAGCAGCTTCAATTCCAACAAGCCCCGTGAGAATTTCATCTGAAAAAACGTCCATCTTGATCATCGGCATCTCAAGTGCGCGTTCGTCTTTGATGATGGCCTCAGCCATAGAAAAATGGCGCGAGTAAATGTGCATCGAGCCAGCGTTGTGGTAGTACACGCCAAGCTCCAGATCAGGCCAGTGCCGACGAAGCTCGAGCATCATGGCCTCCTGCAGCATGGTGAACTGGAAGACATCGTTCGTGAACCCGAGGATGATGTCGTTCGATCGCATGTTCACGATCAGGTGCAGCCGGTTCTCACGAATCAACCACTGCAGCGTGAAGGTGCAGGGCACGTCCTTGTTGCCCACGTGCCGATCACTCGGCACGTGGATGCTCATCACGGCTTGACGGGTGTCCTTGTCGCGGGCCAGGGCCAGGATGGTCTCCTGCCACTGGTTGATGGGCTCAGGCTTGGACAGCGTGCTGGCTTTGGTGCTGAATGCAGGCAGCTTACTGTGTCCGAACAGCCGGGTGCCGTAGTTCGAGTTCACGGTACCGGCGGGATAGAGCTCATTGTCACCTAGGTTCCGAATGCCGTCCCAGAACTTGGCGTACGGCAGAATGCCGGCTGGGTCGTTTGAGCCGCTGATGTACCAGATGAACTCGCCAAGCAAGTACTTCAGGCTGGTCTTGCGGTCGGCATAGTTGATGATCCGATTTCGTGGATCACCGAGCGTGATGTTGTAGTTCAGGAGCTCCTTCGTCGTGGTGCCCCGTGGGTGCGATTCCATACCGTGATGCATCAGATGCATCAGGCAGGTGCGAAAGTCATGATTGAGTTGGTTGTTTTGCTGCATGGTGATACCTCATGAGATTTTTGTCAATTGTAACCGATCTGGAGTCCAACTCGCCCTTGAGTAAGGATCAGCGTCTAAATAGGTGAAACCAACTCCACTCGGAGCGCAAATGTCATTCAAGAACCTGACCGGTACCGCCCTGATCGGATACGGCCCAAATCTCCCGAGCTCCACGGCAACTCCTGATGGCAGCTTGTTCTACAAGACCGTGACCAATGTTGAGGGATCACGCGGGTTGTATGTGTTCGGCTTCATTCCAGACAATGACGCGGTCACACCCGGCGGACAGGTAGCACAGGGATGGACCCTGGCCGTGAACACCGCAGGTCTTGACGCAGACACCCTGGACGGCCAGGACAGCTCCGCTTTCCAGCCGGCCGACAGCGATTTGAGCGCGCTGGCAGGCACCAGCACCACCGGTTTCTACGTTCGGACTGGAACCGGCACCTCAGCAACAAGAACCCTGACTTTCGGTGCGGGTCTTTCTAGCACAAACGCCGCGGGTCTGTCAGGAAATCCGCTGATCTCGATTGACCAAGCCTCGTTGTCGCTTGGTAGCATTGGTGGTACACTACCTGTCACCAAGGGTGGAACTGGGTTGACGGCCGCGGTCGCTGGCGGCATTCTGTACGGCACAAGCACCTCGGCTGTTGCTTTCTTCCCGGCTGGCACTGCGACCCAGGTGCTCACGAGCACAGGTTCGGGCTTGCTGTGGCAGGACCAATCTAACCTGGCGGTTGGTTCAGCGACAACCGCCAGCACCGCAACGTCCGCGACCAGCGCAAACAACGCCGCGACGCTGACAACGACACGCACGTTCAACCTGTCCGGTGTCACGACAGGCGGCGCTCAGAACTTCAACGGTTCGCAGAACGTGACCATCACGATCACCGCGGTGCCAGCAAGCTTGCTGACTGGCACAATTGCAAGTGACCGGCTGTCGGGTACGTACACAAACGCCTCAATTGGTGGGTCAGCAGGTTCCGCAGCACAGCTCTCAACAGCGCGAACGATCTCGATCACTGGTGGTGTTTCAGGTTCGGCAACCTTCGATGGATCAGCAAACATCACGATCAACACCACGCTGGATGGCGCGAACCACACGCACAGCCAGTACGCGGCGCTTGCTGGCGCCGACTTTACCGGTCCTGTTGACGTAGGTGCAAACATCATCTTGTCGGCATCAGCTGGTTCAGGCACCTTTACGCGGCTGATCGCCACCGAGGGAACCTCGGGTGCGGCAGCTGCTGACTCAGCAGCAGATACCCTGGTGTTGGAAAGCAACACAAGCGCCGGCATAACTTTCCGCACACCAAACGCGCAGTACGGAGCGCTGTACTTTGCTGACACCGGTTCAGCATCCTCTGGTCAACTGCGGTACACTCACAGCACAGATGCGTTCACCCTGTACACGGGTGGCTCATCGCGCTTTACCTTGAGCAACACGCTGCTTGATCTTTCGGTACCACTGACAAGCTCTGGCACCGTCACGGGTAGTAACCTGACCACGACGGGTGCTGTTACCGCTGGTTCTGTGAGTACGACAGGGGCCATCTCTGGTGGAAGTGTTTCAACAACGGGTGCAGTGAGTGGTGGCACGGTGACAGCCACCACCTCGATCAGCACTGGCACGATCTCCCTGACGAGCTCTAACGGCCAAATCAGCGCAACGCGCATGGTTCTGAGTGAAGGAGCATCAGGCTCAGTTACCCCATCAACAGCCGCTGATACGCTGGTAATCGAAAGTAGCGGCACTGTTGGTATGACCTTTAGGACGCCAACGTCAACATCTGGCACCGACCACTTTGGCGCCATTTACTGGGCCGATCCAGCCTCTGCAGCTGCTGGTCAGATTCGGTACACCCACACCCCTGACGCGTTCACAATGTACACGAACGGCGGTCTGCGTCTGACATTGAACAGCACAACTCTGCACACCACCGTGCCGATCGGCATTGGTACCGACTCGCCAGCACGCGCGCTTGACGCTCGTTCTGGTTCGTTTGCCTCGAACCAGAACTTCGGCCTGCAGATCGCGAGCCCTGCGGCACAGTGGCGTGCGCAGTTCAACATCAAGTCCGATGGTGTTGGTTCTCCACGCACCACTATTGACGCAGTTGGTGGTAACTCGAGCGAGTTGAACGAGGTTGTAGCCTTCAACTCATCTGGTCGCATGCTGCTCCCGATGAATATCCCATCAACTACCACAAACACCGGTACGTTGGTGGTGACTGGCGGGGTTGGCATCTCTGAGAACCTCAGAGTTGGCGGTAACATTTTTGGCAACGGTGCAAACATCACGTCGCTCGATGCAGACAACCTAACCACAGGCACCGTGGCCAACGAACGAATTTCGGGAGCGTACAACGGTTTCTCTGTCGTGACAGCTTCAACCGCGTTCATTGGGCCAGCGGGCGATAACAGCAACCCAACCTTTAGATTCTCAGGAGATGCCAATACGGGCATCTACCGCTCCGCTGCTAACACGATTGGATTTGCTAGCGCTGGCACACTGGTCGCAAGTATTGCTTCTGGTGGCAACATGACGCTCAATGGTCGAATCTTGGTTGGGCTAGGATCCAACTCGTTGCCATCTATCTCGTTTGGATCTGACGACAACACCGGCTTCTACCGAACAGGAACGGCTGACACCATCGGCGCGTCAGTTGGTGGTACTCAGGTAGCGACCTTCAATGCGGCTGGCCTTTCAGTCGGCGGCACGACAGGTCTTACTGTGTCCGGGAAGGTGCTCGCGGCTATTGGTGATGCCACGGCTCCAACGATCTCCTTTAGTACAGACGATGACACTGGTTTCTTCAGGCCAGCCACAGCCAACACCATTGGTGTCACGGTGGGTGGAGCCCTGGAGGCAACCTTTAGCGCCACTGGACTTGACGTCAGTGGTAAGGTGCTCGTTGCAAACGGACTAGCCACTGCCCCGACTTTGACCTTTACGAACGACGACAACACGGGGTTCTTCCGACCAACCACGGCTGACACCCTTGGTGTCACGACAGGTGGCACCCTGGCCGCAACATTTGATGCAACGGGGAACTTCACGGCCGTTGGCAACGTCACCGCTTACTCGGATCGGCGACTGAAGAAAGACATCGAGACCATTAGCTCGCCACTTAACCGCGTCAACACACTTCGTGGTGTGAACTTCACTCGTGTTGATGGCGGCAAGCGTGGCACGGGTCTCATTGCTCAAGATGTCCAGAAGGTCCTGCCTGAGGCCGTGTTGACCGATGAAGAAGGCATGCTATCCGTCGCGTACGGCAACATGGTTGGTCTGCTCGTTGAGGCCATCAAGGAACAGCAGCGTCAGATCGAAGAGCTGAAAGACCAAGTCGCCCAGCTTGCCCGAGGTTGAGGTCGGCGACACCAGAATCACCCGAGGGAGCTTGAAGCTCCCTCGGTGATATGTCTTGTGTCCGAAGCTCCGGGTGTCACCGGTCACTCGTACGACTTCAGCTCGTCTGGGACCTTGAACTTCAGGCGCTTGATGTTACGAACGGCGTCCTTGAAGATCGCAGGCGCCTCGTCCTTCCGATGTCGCTTGATCAGCTCGATCAGTGACTCGACGCTCATGAGCTGGTTGGCATTGACCTTACCACCGAACAGGAGCTTAGCAAACTTCTCAGGATCACGAATGACATCAGGAGACTTGTCGAAAGTTTCCTTGCGCCCAAGTTCCTTGATGACCTGTTCTACCTGGTCTGGGTCGACCTTCTCAACACCCTTGACCCGGCCCTTGCCGTCCTTACGCTTAGGTGCGACCTTGAAGATCCGCTCAACCCCATCAATCAGCTTGTACGAGCGTGAAGCTCGAGCCACGTCATTTCCGTTCTCATCCTTGATGCGCACATCCTTGCCAGGCTCCATTGAGAACTTCAGCAGGCTGTGCAGCAGCTCGTTTCGAACGCCGCTCTTGTGCTTCGAGAACTCGGACGAGTGATGGGAGAACTTGGCCCACTTCAGGTCAGGCACAAACATCAGATCGACCTGAACCTTCCTGCCATCAAAGGTCGGCACGGCAAATGAGTACGTGTTCCCACCGATCTCAACTGGCTTTGCGCCTGTGAGCTCGGTGAGCTTGTCTAATACGATCTGCCGATCGATCTCATCGGTCTGGATCGCAAGATCGACGTCTCCGCTCTCGTCCTGATGGCCATTGTACGTCAGACGTCCGGATCCTAGCAGCCGATCCTTCAGCTGCTCGACAGGCAAACCGGTGGCGGCTGACACGTGCTTGAAAGCCGCCACCATATCGCGTTTGGTAGCTGGCACGGTGCCAAGGCTCTTGGTTGCCTTGCCACCTTCTAACAGGAACTGTTTGAACGTGATCATGGTTCCTATTTAGAGGGGACCAGATTGACCGTGCACTAAATACAAGGTACCACAGCTCGGAAAGCTCATGAAGATCTTCGGCATTCGTCTCCAAGAAGGCACCCAGATCACCAATTTGACGGTGGGCTCTGGAACCTCATTTCCCACCTCCCCGAATGAGGGTGAGCTCTTCTTTAGGTCAGATGCTAGTCTGCTGACTCGAGGTCTTTGGCTGTATGTTGGAGGAAACTGGGATCGAATTGCAAGCACTGACAGCTTGACTGTCCCGAACGGTGCTTCTCTTCCTGCGCAAGCCCAGGAAGGTGACATCTTCTTCAGGAACTCGAACGACTCGAACGAGGGCCTGTACGTGTACTCCAACGGCGCTTGGGGTACCGTTGGCACGTCCGCAAATGAGCTTGAAGCCGAGATCTCAAAGTCAGTTCCTCCCGGTTCGATTGGGCAGGTACCATTCATCTCGGTTGATGGTACCCGTGAAACCGAGCAAGGGTACACGGTCATCCCTGGGCAGTTCATCGAAAGTGACGCAGAGCTGACGGAAGCACAGACACGGATCGTCAGTCAAGAAGACATCTTCAATGAGTGGTACCGGTTCTCGCACCAAGCAAGCGCTGGCGGCACCCTGACAAGAACCGCAAACGTTTCAAGATTCCAATTCACCTCATCGAATCTTGCAACAGTTTCTGCATCATTCCCAGTTGGTTCAACGATCCAAGTTGTCTCGGTAGGTAACCCAAGCTTCAACGGAACGTGGACGGTTAGCGCTGTTTCTGCTTCAGGCCAGAACCACGTGGTGTTCTGGAACCAGGAAGCGGCAGATGCAACCTCGGTAACTGGCATCATTCAGCTCGATAGCCTACAACCCGCTTACCCTGCCGAACTCACAGCATGGAGCTATGACGCGATCAATGATCGTGTTGTGTGTACTGTCAACAGCGATTCTCACCTTGGTTTTATCAGCCAAAATCGCTTCTCATCGTACGAGCACGAGGTTGTACTGCGCTCAACCAATTCCGATGATGATAGCATTGGTGTCGTTCTGGCGTGGGCGGTTGTTGGTGGTCGAGAGTACACGCTGACTGCAATTCGCAGCACAGGTGGCCAGGGCTTTACGTGGCGGGTTGTTTACAACTTCAGTCGATCAGATTCGATTACCGTTCAAGACAAGACCACAGAGGTTAAGTGGGGCAACGGTGGATATGGCGCTACTGCTGGCGCGGCCGGGTATGTCGCGAACGCAGCACTAGGTGGCTGGGATGATTTTCCAGCCGGCACACGAGTCAAGATCACACGCGACAACGATATCTTCACTGTCCAGACCTCTGACCTTGGAGAAAGCACATACGTCTCGGCGGCGACAATTACCGTCGATTTGACTTCGGCGGCGTACCTTGAGAAGTTCCGTGGTCCGCGTGAGATTGGTTACTCCACAAGCTCACAAGCCAGCAGCTCATTCGAGATCCTGAGCTTCAGTGACAGTGCGAACGACATCTACGACATTCGAAATGGCAACGTCTACAGGTACGTTGTTGACTCCTGGGAGCTGCAGCCATTCACCCTCACCGAGGCTATTGGCCCTGGTAAGCTGCTGTACGACATCTATACTGAGAAGCTGTTTTGGATGGATCCGATTCTTGGCGCGACCAAGATCGGTGATCGATACGTGGCGCGCCATGGCGACACGATGGATGGACCATTGGTCGTCACCACCAATACCACGGAAACGGCTGTTAGGATCACACAGACAGGCGCAGGCGCAGCACTTCTTGTCGAGGATTCGGCCAACCCCGATAGCACCCCGTTCACTGTGTTGTCTGATGGCAAGGTGCTAATCGGATCTGACACAGTCAGGACCGCAAGCTCTGGTATTGTGCCTCAGTTGCAGTTGAACACAAACAACACGAACATTGGCGCCGCGTTCAACATCTTTGGCACGACTGCTCTAGGTTCGGCGCTGTACTTCTTGAAGACCAGAAGCACTGTTCCAAGTGATCATTCTGCCGTGCTTTCAAATGACGCGCTTGGTAGCTTGATCTTTGAAGGATCTGACGGTGTTGGATTCTTCCGTGGTGCCTTGATTCAATCGGTCGTTGACGCCACGCCAGCAACCGGATCAGTTCCAGCTGCACTGGTGTTTAGCACGACGGCTGCTGGCGATGCATCTCCAACTGAACGCCTGCGGATCTCTTCAGCTGGTGCGCTTCGTGTCTCGAGCAGCTTTGGTATTGCGGGACAGGTTCTGACAAGCCAAGGAAGCTCGGCTCCACCCCAATGGACCACACCACCTGGATCGGGCACCGTTACCTCAGTTGCGATCGAACCAGCTGGCGTTGGCATCTCAGTTAGCGGCTCTCCGATCACGAGCTCTGGCACGATCACCATCACGTCGAATGCGACGAACAGCAACACACCAAGCACCATTGTTGCTCGAGATGGATCTGGGAACTTCAGTGCTGGCGTCGTCACGGTCGGTCAGCTTTCACTCCCGTCGAATGCCAGCATTAGGACTTTCAGCTCCGGCGATCCAATCGTCAACGGTCTAACAACCAACTCCGATTTTGGTCTATTGATTGATGGCGTGTCCAATGGACACGTTGTGGTCGCGCTTGATTCGAACGACGATGAAGAGTCGTTCTACGTGATGTCGTACACCACCGACAACAGCACGTCAGCTAACAAAGCTATGACGAACGTGGCGCTGCGCGTCACGCGTCAGGGCAACATGACCGTGTCAGGCTCAATGACCGGTACACAGGTCAATCTGCCAGTTTCTCAGACCGCAACCGCAACACTGACCACGAGCACCACGGCCGCTGGTCAAGTCCTGGCAACGTTCCCATCGGCTACATATCGAAGCGCCAAGTTCCTGGTTCAGATCTCATCTGGTACATCGCACCAGATCACTGAGCTGAACATGGTTCACAATGGAACAACGGTGTTCATGACCGAATTCGGTACAGTGAACACCAGCAGCGATCTGGCAAGCTTTGCCGCTGACGTATCAGGTGGCAATGTTCGTCTTCTCACGACGCCGGCCAACGCCGTCACAACTTACAAGGTGGTTCGCACGTCGATCACCGCTTAATTCAAGCTTGCTATAGAGGAAAGTGAATCATGGCAACAAACCGCAGCTTCGTCGCTAAGAACGGCCTTGACAACAACGGCAACCCGATCACCGGTGCCGGTACAGTCGGGTCATCGCTTCAGGTCTCAGGCGCTCACGCGCTGACCTTCACCCTTGCTGGTCCAACCACTGTCTCGCTGCCCACATCTGGCACCCTGGTCACGAGCACGCAGATCTCCGCGCTCTCAACTGCCACATCAGCGAACACACCGAACACCATTGTTCAGCGTGACGGCTCTGGGAACTTTAGTGCTGGCACTGTGACATTGACTGGCCTGACGACATCGGCCTTGTCAGTCAGCACATCTGGCATTCCTCTGTTCAGCCACCCAACAGCCATCCAGCTTGAGCTGCGTGAGGGTGATCAAACGCTACCAGCTGGTCGTTGGCGCTTCACGGTTGACGGCGACATCCTGAGTGTTCGACACAACACAGCGGTCGCTGGGGACTTCACCACTTACGTCTCCCCGATCTCGTTCAGCAGCACGAACAACGTCACCATCCCAAACAACTTGCTGGTTAGTGGCACGATCACTGGCACCCTGTCAGGGAACGCCAGCACCGCAACCGCCCTACAGACCGGACGTACGTTCTCTGTTTCTGGTGACGCCACTGGCACGTCAACCGCCTTCACTGGAACGGCCGACGCCACAATCCCGGTAACTCTGGCGACGGTGAACAGCAACGTCGGCTCGTTTGGCACCGCGTCTCAAGTCAGCACCTTCACGGTGAACGCGAAAGGCCTGATCACCGCGGCCTCGAACACCAACATCGCGATTGCTGCTGGTGCAGTCACGTCTGGCACCTTCGCCGATGCTCGCATTGCTGCTTCCAATGTGACGCAGCACCAGGCGGCGCTGACCATCGCTGAGACGCAGATCACCGACGGCGCGCTCTTGGCTCGCAACGCCGGCAACGAGACCATCTCGGGCACGTGGACCTTCAGCAACAACGTCACCGTGCCGTTGGTACCAACGGCTGACAGCCACGCGGCTTCGAAGCAGTACGTTGACAACATGGCCGCTGGCGTTGCGCCACAGGAATCGGTACGCGCCGCAACGACGGCTGCCATCACCCTGTCTGGCACACAGACAGTTGACGGTGTGGCGCTGATCGCTGGTGATCGCGTGCTGGTTAAGGACCAGGGCACCGCGTCACAGAACGGCATCTATGTCGTAGCGGCCGGCGCTTGGACACGCGCTACTGACTTTGACGGCTCACCGACTAACGAGGTCACTCAAGGCGATCTGATCTTCGTTGAACTTGGAACCGTGAACGCAAACACCTCATGGGTGTTGTTGACGGCTAACCCAATCACTGTTGGCACGAGCGCGCTGAACTTCTCGATCTTCAGTCGTTCTGCTGACCTGAACGCCGGCAACGGCCTGACGCGTTCAGGTAACACCATCAACGTTGTCACGGCCTCCACCGCTCGCATCGTTGTCAACGCCGACAACATCGATCTGGCAACCGCTGGTACGGCTGGCACCTATCGTTCGGTGACGACCGATGCATACGGCCGCGTCACGGCCGGTACTAACCCAACGACGCTGTCTGGATACGGCATCACGGACGCGCAACCTCTTGACGCCGATCTGACCGCCATTGCTGGTCTTGTTGGTACCTCTGGTTTGCTTCGTAAGGTGGGCACGGATTCTTGGTCACTTGACACCGCCACGTACCTGACTGGTAACCAGTCGATCAGCTTGACGGGTGATGCAACTGGTACTGGCGCAACCTCCATCGCGGTAACACTGGCCAACACGGCAGTGACGCCAGCTTCTTATGGCTCGGCCACCCAGGTCGGTACCTTCACTGTTGACTCGAAGGGCCGTCTGACGGCCGCATCGAACACGACGATCGCGATTCCAACCTCTGCTGTCACATCTGGCACCTTCGCTAATGCGCGCATTGCTGCCTCGAACGTCACGCAACACCAAGCTGCGCTGACCATTGCTGAGACGCAGATCACTGACGGCGCGTTGCTCGCTCGTGTTGGTGACGACGAGACAATTTCCGGGAACTGGGCGTTCAGCAACAACGTCACCGTGCCGCTGGTGCCAACCGCGCTGGCGCACGCCGCTTCTAAGCAGTACGTTGACAACTCGCTGCAGGGCCTGCAAAGCAAGCCATCAGTTCGCGCCGCCACAACCGCCAACCTGACCGCTACGTACTCGAACGGTAGCGCTGGTGTTGGTGCCACCCTGACTGGTACTGGCACGCTGCCGACCATTGATGGTGTGACCCTGACAACTGGAGACGGGGTGCTGGTCAAGAACCAGACGGCATCGCTGCAAAACGGCCGATACAACGTCACGACCGTTTCTCCGAACTGGGTGCTGACCCGCTGCGGCCTGTGCGATGAGAACGACGAGATCCCTGGTGCTTACATCTTTGTCACGGATGGCAGTACGCTCAAGAACACTGGTTGGGTGCTATCGGTCGCAAGCCCGTCAACATTCGTAGTTGGCACCGACGCCATCACTGTGGTTCAGTTCTCTGGGGCAGGAGAATACACTGCGGGTGCAGGCCTTGCGCTGTTTGGTAATACCTTCAGCGTCGGCACAGCGTCAGCAGCTCGCATCGTGGTCAACGCGGACACCATCGACCTGGCAACTGTTGGTACCGCGGGCACCTATCGCTCTGTCACGACTGACGCATATGGTCGTGTCACGGCTGGCACGAACCCAACGACGTTGTCTGGATATGGCATCACGGATGCGCAACCTCTTGATGCCGACCTGACCTCCATCGCAGGTCTTGCTGGTACCTCTGGTTTGTTGCGCAAGACCGCAGCAAATACCTGGTCGCTGGACACCAATACGTACATCACCGGTAACGAGACCATCACCCTGTCAGGTGATGTCACCGGGTCTGGCAGCACTGCGATTACCGCCACGTTGGCTAACACAGCTGTCACGGCTGGGTCTTACGGAACTGCATCACAAGTCCCAACGATCACTGTTGACTCGAAAGGCCGCTTGACCGCGGCGTCGAACACCGCCATCGCCATCGCGGCAACCGCCGTAACGTCAGGCACGTTCAACAACGCACGAATTGCCGCTTCAAACGTCACCCAACACCAGGCAGCACTCACGATTCTGGAGAGCCAGATCACCGACGGCACTGTGTTGGCCCGTAATGCAGGTGATGAGGCGATCTCCGGGAACTGGACGTTCAACAACAACGTCGCGGTGCCGCTTGTACCGACGGCCGACGGCCACGCCGCTTCCAAGCAGTACGTTGACAACGCGATCACCGGCCTGGACATGAAGCAGTCGGTGCATGCGGCCACCACCGCGAACATCACGCTGTCTGGCACACAAACGGTTGACGGCGTTGCTCTTATTGCCGGCGATCGAGTGCTGGTCAAGAACCAGACAACCGCTTCACAGAACGGAATCTACGTTGTTTCAGCCGGGTCTTGGACCCGCTCAATTGATGCCGATGATGCTGCTGAAGTGACCTCAGGTCTGTATGTCTTCGTTGAAGAAGGCACGGCAAACGGTGATACTGGTTGGGTCCTGAGCACCAATGACCCGATCACGATCGGCACCACCGCCCTGACCTTTGTCCAATTCAGCGGCCTTGGTCAGGTTACCGCTGGAGCCGGCATGACCAAGACCGGTAACACGCTGGATGTTGGCACAGCTTCTACGGCTCGCATTGTTGTCAACGCGGACAACATCGACCTGGCAACTGTCACCGATGGTGGCGGTGGTTCATTCCTGAAGTTCACGCGTGACACCTATGGTCGTGTCACTGGCACCAGCGCTGTAGTCGCGGCAGACATCAACAGCCTGGTTAGCACGACGTATGTCACTCGCTCTGCTGACACGATGACTGGCGCGCTTGGTGTGGTTGCTGGTACCGCTGGCGCTCCTGGTCTTTACATCGTTGGCGACACCAACACCGGTATCAACCAAGCAACGGGGGCTGACACCCTGGCTATCAGCACTGGTGGAACAAACCGCCTTGTTGTAAACAGCATCGGCACCGCCATCAATGCATCTGGAAACGCTGCTACCCGTGTTCAGTTCGAGCTTGGTGGCAACCAGCTCTTGACAGGTTCTGCCGGATCGTACATCGGTATCGGGGCGTACTGGGACACGGGGTGGAAGAACTCGGTCACTGGCAACGGCGGCATCGTCATCCGAAATGAAAGTGGCGGCACGATGCAGTTCATGACGGGCGACTCAACTGAAGTTGCAGGCACCGTCATTCCCGGATTCACGACAAGGATGGCGATCAACGGAGCTGGACAAGTTTCGATCTCCAGCGCAGCTGCTTCAACATCCACAGCCACCGGCGCCCTTACGGTTGCGGGTGGTGTTGGTGTTGGCGGTGCGATCTATGCAGCTAGCTTCAACGGCCCGCTGACGGGCAACGTCACTGGCAACGTGACAGGCACGGTCAGCGGCAACGCTGGCAGCGCCACTGTGCTGCAGACAACTCGCACGTTCAACCTGTCTGGTGTCACTACGGGTGGTGCCCAGAACTTTAACGGCTCGCAGAACGTCGTCATCAACGTGACGGCCGTTCCAACCTCGCTGCTGACTGGCGTCATTGCTGATGCTCAGATCTCCGGTGCATACTCTGGCATCACGAACTTGAGCATGTCAGGCAACCTGACAATTACCTCGAGCTCCGCGTCGCAGATCTTCATGAACAGCCCAACTGTTCAAGGGGCATATCAGTTCACGCAGGTCGGCGGCTTGAACCGTTGGGTTTGGGGCGCAAATAGCACCGCCGAAACAGGTTCCAACGCAGGTTCGAACTTCTTCATCCAGCGGTACACTGACGCTGGCGCCATCATCGACGTGCCGCTGAGCATCACGCGCTCGTCTGGCCAGGTCGTGATTCCAAACGGCTCTGGTATCGCGCAGCTGAACGCTTCAAACCTGTCAAGCGGCACCGTTGCTGATGCGCGTTTGTCATCAAACGTGGCGTTGCTAAACGCCACCCAGACCTTCACAGGACAGAAGACCTTCAACCAGGCGTTGTTGATGGGCTCAACAACGCTCTTCAACATCAACGGCTCTACTCCCGGTGGCCAGATCAACGGTCTGTATGTTGCCGATCTTGGTGGCACGGTCGGCACAACGAACAACCCAACCTTTACCGCCGCGATTGCCGGTCAGATCGATTCGAGCCGCTCAGTGGCCGTATCTGTTGACGGCGCTGGTAATCTCTGGGGCTTCCGCTCGCACTCCAGTGCTGGCACCTATGTCTGGAACTCGAAGGTCGTCAACGCTGATCAACTCACAACGGCCCGCACTATTGCGCTGTCGGGTGCTGCAACCGGTACTGCAACCTCGTTCAACGGCTCAGCAAACATCACGATCCCAGTAACGGCGCTGAACGCGTCGAACCTGACAACCGGTACGGTCCCAACCGCACGTCTTGGCACCGGAACTGCTGACAGCACCACGTACCTGCGTGGTGACGGCACGTGGGCAGCTGGTATCGCTGGAGTGACGAGCATCACGATCGCCGGCTCTAACGGCATCGGTGTTTCGAACCCAACGATCACCAGCACCGGCACGGTGACGCTGTCGCTTGGCGACATCACGCCGACCACGGTTCGTGTGCCTGATGGCACTGTGGCGCTGCCATCCATCACCTTTGCTTCCGACCTCGACACCGGCATCTATCGTTCTGGTACCAACATCCTGGCCTTCACGACTGGTGGTACGCAGGCCATGACGCTCGACGCGTCAGGAAACACGAACATCATTGGTCGTCTGGGTGTGCTTGATGGCACACCAAACACCAGCGTGGTCGCCAACCTTGCCGGTACCTTCACTGCAAATGCCGGGCGCTATGGCATTCAGAACCTTGTTACGCTCACCAATGAGGCGTTGACAACGGATCGCACCTCATTTGGTGCTTTCAACCGCATTGAGACGCAAGTTCAAAACGGGGTCGCATTCTCACTGAACATTGAAGGTGCCCGAAACCTGGCGCAGACAAGTGCCGCCGGCGGAAACTCGATTGATGGTGAAGGCGCGCTGATTGGCGCCACAAACTACGCGCTGCACCAAACCGCGGATGTTACCTTCACGCGTATGGAGAACGTGTACGGTGCTCAGAACCTGGCAATTGTTTCTGGTGCTACCGCAATTGGTGATAACACATACGGCTCAGTCAACACAGCGCAAGCTTCAGGTGCTGGAAGCATAATTACAACGGCGATGGGTGTCCGTTCTCGTGTCATTGCAAGCAACGCAACTTCCAGCATCACGACCGGACACCTGTTCTACGGTGACATGTCAGCCACCGGCACGATCACTAACCGATACGGCCTGTACATCGCCACCGCAATCAACAACTACGTCGCTGGTGGCTTCCAGATCGCCGGCACCGCAGCAACTGGCACCAACACGCATGGTCTTGGTGTTGGTATCGCTCCATCCGGAACCACTGGCACGATTCGCACGTCAAGCCAGATTTTTACGTACGCGTCAGATACTGTGTCGGCCCCTGGTTACTCTTGGGACGGCGACCCCAACACTGGCATGTTCCGCCCGGCTGAAGATATTCTTGCGTTCACGGCAGGTGGAACAGAGACCATGCGTCTTGAACCAACGCAGGTGCTGATCGGTGCAACGACCGGTCAGGTGACCGCCGGTACTGATTCTCGTGTGCAAATCCATGGTTTGACAAACGCGCTTAGCTCGTTGTCGATCGCCCGGCACAATGCTGATGCTTCGGGCGCGCTGCTCTATCTTGGCAAGTCTCGTGCAACATCAGTTGGCGGAATCACCGCTGTCGTCGCAAACGACATTCTTGGCAACATCATTTGGGCCGGTGGTGACAACGCCGCAATGTCTTCTGGTGCAACAATCCGGGCAGTTGCAACTCAAACGTGGAGTACCACGGCCCGCGGTACAGCGCTGGAATTGCAGACTACTGCTGACAGCACTACAACGCAGGTTACCAGGTTGCAAGTCTTGCAAACTGGTCAGATCACGATGCCCGCAAACATTGCGGCAACATCAACAACGACTGGTACGCTGGTCGTAACTGGTGGTGTTGGTGTTAGTGGCACGATCCACGCTGGTGCGTTTGACGGCGACTTGACTGGCAATGCAACAACGGCCACCACCCTGCAGACAACTCGTTCGATTGGCTTGTCTGGTGTCACTGCAACGGCACAGAACTTCAACGGTTCAGCGAACATCACGATTCCTATCACCGCAGTTCCGGCCTCTTTGCTGACCGGCACGATCGCTGATGCTCGTATCAGCGGCTCGTATACTGGCTTGACAAACCTGACCGGCACTGGCACTGTTGACTTCTCACGCTTCATCGGAAATGGCGCAGACAGTGCTTCGGCCCCATCGTTCTCATGGACCGGTGACCTGGACACCGGCATCTATACCCCGGCTGCCAACCAGGTTGCGGTCAGCACTGGCAACAGTCAAGCAGCGCTGTTTACTTCCAGCCGTGTCACTGTGACGCCATTGCTGCAGGCCTCAAACGGTGTTGCAATGGGCAGCGCCGTAAACCCAGTGTACGAGATCAACCTGGACTTTGGCTCTGATGTGGCAGGCACGTGGCGCAAGATTATCGGTGCGACCCTACAAGATACTCAGTTCTCGACGCACGGATTCGTGATCGAGATCGAGGATCCAGGTTCTAACATCGCTTCAGCGAACACCGTGAACTCAATTGAGCGCGAACGGTTCTATGTTGCGATGGTTCGTGCTGAAAGCACGACGCTCAACACACCAGATGCCTGCTACGTAACTGGCCCAAGTAATCGTATCCGTGCCATCAAGACGGCGATCGGCACGTATGAGGTGCAAATCCAGAACGATTCGCAGTTCCGTGAGTACCGCGTCAGCATCTCAACCTACGCGTCAAACGGCTCGCACACGATCACGTACTTTGATGGTACTGCTGGTGGTACCGCCACGGGCACCTATGCTGCAACTGTAGGCACTGCAACTGAGTGGTTCCAGCAGGTCAAGCTTGCTTCGACAACGGCTTCATCTTCAACGACAACTGGCGCCCTCACGGTGGCAGGTGGTGTTGGGGTCGCTGGACAAGTCACAGCTGCTACCTTCTCCGGCTCCGGTGCCGCGCTAACATCTCTGAACGCGTCGAACTTGTCGTCTGGTACCGTTCCAAATGCACGTATCTCTGGTTCATATGATGGTATTGATGTTCTAACAGCCAACGACTTCATTGCAGCATCTGGAGGTGTGGCGCTTCGCATGAAGGACAGCACTGGTGCAACAGGTGTTGCAACGCTGGTCTATTCTGATGGCGCAGATTTCTACTTCCTGTTGACGAACAGTGGTGACGCCAACGGCACCTGGAACACGCTCCGTCCGTTTAGGTTCAGCAAGACCACCGGTTTGGTCCAGATGGCCCACGGTTTAACTGTGACAGGCACGGTGACTGGCACTACCTTCTCTGGTTCTGGTGCTTCGTTGACCTCGCTGAACGCGTCGAACCTGTCAACAGGCACGGTTGGCACGGCCCGTCTTGGTAGTGGCACCGCGAATAGCACAACCTTCCTGCGTGGCGACGGCACTTGGGCGGTTCCAACAGCATCGGGCGATCTGACACCGACATCAGTGACATCATCCGGCTCAATCATTGGCACCACGAACCTAATTGCGCGTGGTGGTGGCACTGGTGCTGAAGGTGGTCAGCTCGTTCTCGGGTACGGCAACAACTTGGCCACGGCCATCACCGGACAGGCAAACAACACCTGGAACCTGGACGTCGTCACCAGCGACTTCCGCATCTTCCGCTTGAACAGCGCCGGCACGGCTTTGACGGCCGTTCAAATCTCTGAGGCAGGCAGCGCCGCGTTCCAAGGGAACATCGCGTCGACCACGACTGGAACCGGTACGATTGTTGTGACTGGTGGTGTTGGTGTCAGCGGACAGGTTACGGCCGGTGCCTTCTCTGGTTCTGGCGCTTCGCTGACGTCTCTGAACGCGTCGAACCTTGGATCTGGTACGGTACCAGATGCACGGATCTCTGGTGCGTACTCGGGTATCACGACGTTGACGCTGACCTCTGGCTTGATCCTCCCAGATGGATCGGCCGCGACCCCCGCGATCCGATTCACCAATGACACTGACACTGGTATCTGGCTTGGTGCTGTTGGTGACATGCGCTTCTCAGTTGGCGGGTCAGCTCGGATGACGATGACGGCTACCGAGATCTCAACGGCTAACGGAGCCGCATGGACCGGTAACGGCTCTGGCCTGGCGAACCTGAATGCGTCGAACTTGACATCTGGCACTATCCCAGATGCACGGATCTCTGGTGCGTACACTGGTATCACGACCCTTTCTATCACCAGCAACCTGACAGTTCAGCCAAGTACCACGACGCATGGGTACACGCAGATCGTTCCCGGTAACGCCACTAACTCTGGCTACATCGCCTTCCATGCCTTCACTTCAGGGGTTCGTCAGGGCTACATCGGGTATTCAGCTACGAACTCGACACTGGACGCCGGCACCATCCCATATGTTGCAGGAACGCACGCCTTTACCGGCACGATCAGCGGCAACGGCTCAGGTCTTACCACCTTGAACGCGTCGAACTTATCATCGGGAACAGTCCCAGATGCACGGATCTCTGGTGCGTACTCGGGTATCACGACGTTGACGCTGACCTCTGGCTTGATCCTCCCAGATGGCACAAGTGGAACGCCAGCTATTCGCTTCACGTCTGACACGAACTGCGGTATCTATCGACACACCACCGACACAGTCGGTGTGAACACCGCGTTGTACGTGAACGGCGAAATCACGGCGTTCTCTGATCGTCGTGTTAAGACGAACGTCGAGTCGGTGCCAGATGCGCTGCTTAAGGTGCAGGCTATCCGAGGCGTCACATACGAGCGGACCGACCTGGAAGATGGCAAGCGCTACGCTGGTGTGATTGCTCAAGAAGTTGAGCAGGTCTTGCCAGAGGTTGTCCGCACTGGTGATGATGGCATGAAGTCCGTGAACTACGACGGTCTGTCTGCCCTGTTGATCGAGGCTATCAAGGAGCTGTCCGACAAGGTCAAGGCCCTTGAAGCCAAACTTGCAAAGTACGAGTAAGCCATGCCAGTACCAACCACAAACGTGACCTTCAGCTCAATTCAGACTGAGTTTGGGGGTTCCAATCCGATCTCCATCAGTGAGTACTACCGAGGTGGGGCTTTGGTGCCAGCCGGCACTGCCACCTCGGCAACTGACGGAACCCCCATTTCAACCTCGGGGTTGATTCGAGTTGGGATGTTTAGAGGAACCAGTGCGGCCCCAACGGGCATGATTCCAAGCTCTTATGGCACTATCTTCCACAACACCATCTCACCAGTCAATGCTTTTGCAGCACTTAGATTCAACTCGAGTGGGCAGGCCTTTGAGTTGATTGGGGCATCTCCTGCGGTGGCTGCCCCAAACTGGTATGAACCCACAACCACCGGAATCGGAAACTCGTACTGGATCAGGATACGTCGGGTCAGTGGGTCCGCAACAGGTTACGTTGGGGCCACCGTAAACACCTGGCTGCAGATGAGCAGCACTCGTGAGATTGGGCATCTTATCGATGGCCCCTCAGATTTCATTACGGCACTTTACGAGATTGATTTTTCCACATCATCCGGTGGCACGCCTATCGTCGGGGTATCTGACGTTGAGATCAACGTGATCAAGGAGTTCTAAGTTGACCTAGGACCTTCAGACTAAATAGGACGTTGAATCAAGGTCGCATCCCATGTTCATTGATCGTCCAAATATCGTAGAAGGCTCCTTCATCCTGAACGCTACGGTGCAGAGCGGAAACGCTTCTGCTCAAGCCGCGCTGAACCCAACCCCAGGTGAGCTGTTCTTTAGAACTGATACGGGTGTCCTGCAGATCTATGGTGCCAGCTTCACGTGGGAAACGATCTCCACTAGTGGGACTCTGACAACTCATGTCAATGACACAGCACTGCACCTGACGTCGGCCCAAAACACGTTGTTGGACGGCTTGGCCTCCACGTTGACGGCAACCGAGCTGAACTACGTCGATGGCGTGACATCACCGATCCAGACGCAGCTAAATGCGCTTGCTGAACACACGACCGATGCCACAATCCACGTCACATCAGCTCAGAAAACGTTGCTTGACGGGCTTGCCGCCGGACTGACGGCAACCGAGCTGAACTACGTCGACGGTGTCACATCATCAATTCAGACACAGCTCAACAACCGGATCTTGAAGTCTGGTGGTGATACGGTCACCGGCACCCTGACATTCAGCTCTGGCGCTAAGGTCACCGGCCTGCCTGCGCCAACGGCAGATACCGATGCCGCTAACAAGGCATACGTTGACGCGCTTGCCGGCGGCATCGACTGGAAACAAGCTGTCAAGGCCGCCACCACGGCTGCCATCACTCTGTCCGGACTGCAAACGATCGACGGCATCACGTTAATTGCTGGTGATCGTGTCCTGGTGAAGAATCAAGGCACGCTGTCGCAGAACGGTATCTACCTCGCCTCATCATCAGCCTGGACTCGTGCGGCAGACTACGATACCGCTCTGAAGGTCAGCCAAAGCGCGGTGTACGTGCTGGCTGGTGGCACGGTCAACGGACGTGGCTCCTTTGTCATGCCGAACACGATCAGTACCTTCCCTGGTGATGCGATCGAGTTCTTCCCGTTCAGCGGCCCTGTAATCAACACGGCTGGCAGCGGCATCGACTTGGCAATCAACGGAACAGTGTCGGCGAAGATTTCCCGTGGACTGACCTTTGACGCTGGCGGCAACATCGAGATTCGCCCATATTCTGGACACCTACTGCTGACCCTTGACGGAACGACCACCAGCACGAACGCCACGGCGCAGCTTGGTTTGGCCAACTCGGGCGTGACCGCAGGAACGTATCGTTCCGTGACCGTCGACGTCAAAGGCCGCGTTACTGCTGGATCAAACCCGACGACACTTGCTGGGTATGGCATCACGGACGCCCAAGCATCGAGCAACGACCTGTCTGCGATTGCCGCACTTTCAACCACCGGAATCATGGTTCGGACTGGCACGGCTACGTACGCCACAAGAACCATTGCGCAAGGCACTGGGATCTCGATCACAAATGGGAACGGTGTCACGAACAGCGACATCACGATCGCCACCAATGGGACGGCCGCTAGCACCGCTAACACGCTCGTGCTGCGTGATAACAGCTCAAACTTCAGTGCAAACCAGATCACGTTGACTGGTGGCCTGTTGTTTGGTGGGAGCTTGGTGAACAACACGAGCACTGGTGACTGGGTACTTGGTGGAACCGCCACGACGTCTGGCACTGACACCGGACGTCTGATTCTTCGACCAACGTCAACCACCACAGTCGCTCGTGGGGCGTACATCATTTTGGCTGGTAATCAGGCTGTTACTGATCCAGGTAGATTGACTCTGGCATCTGGTGACTCTGGCATTGTGTCGATCAACGGTGGTACCTTGGGCACCACGATCAGCGGCGCAGGTGGTCTGACGGTCAGCGGTGGTGTGATCACCGGCAACGGCTCTGGTCTGACGAACTTGGACGCAGGCGATCTGTCAACAGGGACGGTGCCTGTTGCTCGCCTTGGATCTGGTACCGCGAACAGCGGCACCTTCTTGCGCGGTGACAACACATGGCAACCTGTCGGTGACGGCAGCGTGTCGACTGTTTCGGTCGTGACAGCGAACGGGATCTCAGGTACTGTCGCAAACGCGAGCTCAACACCAGCTATCACACTGACGCTTGGCGCCATCACGCCGACATCAGTTGCTGCAACGACCACAATCTCAGGCACTTCGATCTCCAGCTCGGTGCAGTTCCTTGCTATTGGAACTGATTCGGAAACGGTCCCAGGCTATTCCTGGACAGGTGACACAAATTGCGGCATGTTCAGGCCGGCAGCTGACACCATTGGTTTCACGACTGCTGGCACAGAGGCATTGCGCATTACCAGCACGAATCAGGTGCTGTTTGGTCATACCGCCCCCATCATTGCTCGCACTGGCACCACGGACTTCACGCCAACGGTTCAAAGCCCAGGCACAACCGGTGCCGCATCCAGCATCCTGCTGGCTCGTTACTCCGCAAACACCGGTGCGCCAGTTCTGTACCTCGGCAAGTCTCGAGGCGCAACTGTTGGAACTGCCGCGGCGGTGCTGAGCGGTGACGTGCTTGGCATGGTTTCGTTCCAGGCTGATGATTCAGTTCGCCTGGCCGAAGCCGCACGGATCTCTTCGATTGCCACGGCAACTGGGCTTGTCGACGCGGTGTCAGCCCGTCTTGAGTTCTCCACTACCAATGCAGGGCAGACGCCAACGGCGCGCATGCGAATCGACGCCGATGGTGAGGTCACGATGCTGGCGGGCCTTGCTAGCACGACAGCCGGAACCGGTACCTTGGTGGTGACTGGTGGCGTTGGCGTGTCGGGCCAGGTTACGGCTGGCACGTTCAGCGGGAACGGTGCCGCGATCACGAACATCAACGCTGGTAACATCGCAACCGGCACGATTGCAAACGCCCGCACCACTGGAACGTCGACAAACGACATCAACACGCTGGTGCTGCGTGACGGTACTGGGAACTTTAGTGCCGGAACAATCACGGCTACTGCCTTCTCTGGAGCTGGTGGATCGCTCACAAATTTGAACGCGTCGAACCTGGGATCAGGCACGGTTCCAGATGCTCGCATCAGCGGCTCATACACCGGGTTCACCGGCATCAGCATGACTGGCACGCTGACCAACGGCAGTGGTACCAACGGTCGCGTGCTGCTGCAGTCTGGAAATGCCACGAACTCTGGGTACATCGCCTTTCACTCGTTCACGAACAACATCCGTCAGGGATACATCGGGTACTCTGCTACCAGCGTTGCGACAGCTGACACAGGCACGATCCCATACGTAGCCGGCATTCATGCCTTCACGGGCACGATCAGCGGCAACGGTGGGTCAATCACGAACTTGAGCGCTTCGAACTTGGCATCGGGCACCGTGCCCGATGCCCGACTGTCTGGTTCGTACACCGGCCTGGCGAACATGACGGGTACTGGAAACGCATCATTTGATCGCTTCCTTGGCGACCCAACATCGCCACTCGCCACCTCCCCAACGTTCTCGTGGACCGGTGATGACAACACTGGCATGTACGCTCCAGGAGCTGACACCATTGGTTTCACGACTGCTGGAACTGAACGAGTTCGAATCACCAGCACAGGTACCGTTGGAATTGGAACTGGCACGAACGCACCAGATCGTGCACTTGACGTTAGGTCTGGTTCATTTGCATCGAGCCAGAACTTTGGCTTGCAGATCGCGAGCCCTGCAGGTCAGTGGCGCGCACAGTTCAACATCAAGTCCGACGCAGGTGGCGCACCTCGCACCACAATTGACGCGGTAGCTGGAAACTCTGGTACGCTGATCGAGGCAATCGCCATCAACAGCTCAGGCCGCGTGGCCATGCCCGCGGCCATCACTGCAACGAGCACGACGACTGGCACACTGGTCGTCACTGGGGGTGCTGGATTCTCTGGTGATGTGTACGCAAGCAGTTTCAACGGCAGTGTTGCCGCCTCTAACCTGACGGGCACCATTGCTGACGCTCGCATTTCTGGCGCTTACAGCGGCATCACAACGTTGACACTGACCAGCGGACTGATTTTGCCAGACGGCTCGGCATCTGCCCCAGCTATTCGTTTCACAAACGACGTCGACACCGGCATCTGGCTGCCAGCTGTAGGTGAGATTCGCATCGGCATTGCATCAGCCGGCCGTCTTGGGATCACCGAGACGGCGATCAGCGCATTGAACGGTGCGATCTTCACTGGCAACGGCTCTGGCCTGACGAACTTGGATGCAGGTAATCTGTCAACCGGCACGGTGTCAACGGCGCGCCTTGGATCTGGCACCGCGAACAGCACAACCTTCCTGCGAGGTGACGGCACCTGGGCAACTGTTGGCGGCGGTAGTGTCTCATCCGTCTCGGTGGTTACCGCAAACGGCATCTCCGGCACGGTTGCAACGGCCACCACCACACCAGCCATCACGCTGAGCCTTGGGAACATCACGCCGACCTCTGTCACCAGCTCTGGCGACATCATCGCGACCAATGAGATGGTTGTGCGCGGCGGCGGAGTTGGAGGCGAAGGTGGTCAGCTTGTCCTTGGCTATGGCAACAACCTTGCTAGCGCGATCTCCGGTCAAGCAAACAACACCTGGAACCTGGACGTTGTCACCAGCGACTTCCGTATCTTCCGCTTGAACAGTGCTGGTACAGCGCTGACGGCCGTTCAGATCTCTGAGGCAGGTCGTGTCGATTTCCAAGGGAACATCGCGTCAACCACGACGGGAACTGGCACCATCGTCGTGACTGGTGGCGTTGGTGTGTCTGGTCAGGTCACAGCTAACTCTTTCTCAGGCACCACGCAGACCTTGAGCAGTGGGCTGATCCTGCCAGATGGAACTGTGTCGGCACCTGCGCTGCGCTTCACAAACGACTCGAACACTGGCTTCTGGCTTGGCGGTGACGACGATCTTCGGATCGCAATTGGTGGCGCCTCGCGTGTCACTATGACTGCGTCAGCCATCTCGGTGGCAAACGGCGCGATCTGGACAGGCAATGGCTCGGGGTTGACACAGCTGAACGCGACGAACCTGTCTACCGGCACGGTCAACAACGCGCGAATCTCTGGTGCATATGATGGCTTCACGACCGTCACCGTCAGCTCAGGCGTGATTCTTCCAGACGGCGGAGCCGGTACCCCATCCCTCAGGTTTACCAATGATGTGGACACCGGCATCTGGTTGCCAGCGGTTGGCGATATGCGTGTTGCGGTCGGCGGCGCCGGTCGTCTTGGGATCACTGAGACCGCGATCAGCGCGCTGAATGGAGCCGTTTTCACAGGCAATGGTTCTGGCTTGACAACCTTGGATGCGGGGAACCTGTCATCTGGCACGGTGCCAAATGCTCGCATCTCTGGCGCATACTCAGGGATCACGACACTTGACATCACCAGCAACCTGACTGTTCGCCCAACGACGAGCACGCACGGGTACACACAGCTCGTACCTGGAACGGCAGCCAACTCCGGGTACATCGCGTTCTTCTCTCATACCGGCGGAGTGCGTCAGGGGTACATTGGCTTCTCTGGCACTAACGCCGTCACTATCGACACGGGAACCATCCCATACGTCGCTGGCACGCACTCATTCACTGGTGCAGTGACAGGAAATGGAAATGCTGGGTTCTTGACACTTCGTGCAAGCAACGGCGCCGCCGATGCTCCTACGATCTCATTCACCAACGATGACGATACAGGCCTGTTCAGGTCAGGCGCAAACGTGCTTGGTGTCACAACTGGCGGGACACTGGCCGCTACCTTTGACGCTGTTGGAAACTTCACTGCCGTTGGCAACGTCACAGCGTACTCAGACCGGCGTCTCAAGAAAGACATTGAGCCGGTGTACAACGCGCTCCATAAGGTCGAGCAGCTCAATGGTGTGACCTTCAAACGCATCGACAACGATGAGTACGGTGTTGGTCTGATTGCACAAGAGGTTCAAGCTGTGGTGCCAGAGGCCGTCAAGACTGATGAGGACGGTATGCTGTCTGTCGCTTACGGCAACCTGGTTGGTCTGCTCGTTGAGGCGATCAAGGACCTAAATAATGAGGTCAAGCTCCTGAAAGCGCAACTTGCTGCCAAGGACTCTAACTAAACGGGTACGACATGCCACTTCAGACAACAGGCTCAATTTCTCTGCTGAACATTCAGGGAGAGTTCGGCGGCCCGGCCTCACCAATCTCACTTGGTTCATACAACCGAGGCGGCGCCAACGTGCCAGCTGGTACAGTCATTGGCACGGGTTCATTTCAGACTACACCGCTGACCCCAGCAAGCAACGTACAGATCACAGCAACAGCTGGCGCCACAATCCAGCTGTCAATGTTCTATGGCACCACCAAGCAAACCGTGACAGTGTACACGTCCAGCGGAACCTACACTGTGCCGCTGGGTGTGACGTCGATTCAGGTTCTGATGGTCGGGGGCGGTGGTGGTGGCGGTGGCCCGATTGAGAACACTCGTGAGGGAGGTGGTGGTGGC